TTTATCAGAACCAGCTGCTACAAATCTAAGTGGAACATTGTATGATACATTTGTACTACCTCCACGCATAACTTTAGGAATATATGTATTAGTTACAAATGTACTAGCGAAGCTACCATCATTATGATAAGCTATTTCACGAAGAATTTCAGTCGCAGAATCTACGCTACCACCAACAGCATTAGCTCCAGCTGCAGCTACTTGTCCTCCAGTTGAACTATTAGTTCCTGTTACACCTTCTGCAACTGCAGATGCTATACCTTTAACAAGATTTGGAAAAGTACGAGCTGTAACGTCAGTTGTAGTTTCAGCTATTACAGATTTATCTGCTTCTAATGAGAATTGTAAATTTCTATCTATATTCCCGTTGCAGTAAAAAGTAATAAATGGAAGATTCATCAATGAATTATTTCTGATATCTATATTAGTAACAGCATTAAGTATATTAGCGTATGAGTTATTATATAATGTAATAGGCACATCTTGTATTAATGTTGTATGTAAATCACTTTCTTCTTCGGCATCGCTACCGAATCCATAATTACCTAGCCCATATCCACTTTTACCTTTAGCAAAGTTACCAACTTTAGATCTATCTCCTTTAGATATAAACCCATCAGATGATGCTATTGCATTAGTTCCGTCCATTGCCATTATATCAGCCTCAGATTTTGGTCCTAGCGATGACATTGCACTATTTATATCACTTATATCTTGTCTTAATTTAGCTTCTTCTGTTTGTGCATTTTTACTTAATTCATCAGCAACTTTACTATCATCTCCACCAGCACCCAATAATCCATTAATTCCTCTCCAGTTACCATGAGAAAATACTCTATCTACCATGAAATCTGGTAATCTTTCCTTTAAAAATCTATGATAGTCTGAACTAAAACCTGTAGCTGATAAAGTCTGGTCCATAGGGTCTATTCCAAGAGTATGAAGTACAACTTTCATATGAGCACCAACTGATATCCAGTACCTATAATGATTTATTAATGCAGTATATCCATATGATGCGATATTAAGTCTAGTATCGATTCTATCTAAGAATGTTTCGAATCTTGTAGCCGTATTTTCAAAGAATTCTGATAATTCACTACTTTTACTTTCATCTGCACCAATTGAATTTATTAATGCTCTTGTAAAGTTTGGTTTAAACTCTAATGGAACTAATACTAGGAATTGTCCTCTCATTAGTACACGTTCAATATATTCTTGACCAACTAAACCTGCTGATCCCCATGTCATTTGTCCTCCATTTATTTCATCATTTTGCCATATTGGCGGAGGATCTACAATATTATCACTTATAGGTGGAAGACCAACTATTTGTAGTAGTTGGTCCTTTCCTATAATATTTGCCAGTTTACGTTTATCTAGTTCCACATATCTACTATTACTAGCATCAGTTACCATAACATCTGCAACTCTAGCAAATTGTGATATAATTCTTTGAGACTGTTCATGTACAACTTTTTTACCATTCTTATCCGTACTTTCTATAAATGAATCTAGTGCACTTTGGTCATAATCTGGAATACCGTAATTTCCATCTGTTCTACCACTAGAAGATGGTATTTCCTTATCTGGACTACCATAACTTGCTCTTCCAGCACCTTGTGCAGCTCTATTTAAAGTTTCAGCTGATTTTCTAATAGCTTCTGCTGTTGACTGTTGTTTTCTTTGGGATGGTTTAGGTGGTGGACCTACTAAACCGCTTCCGTTATCTAACATATATTACCTCCTAACCTCTAGTTAAATCTAGATGTTGATATTTGTGCCATTATATCATCTTTTTCTTTAGACTTAATAGCACCTATTACTCCTTGTAGTAAGTCATTTACTCCACCAAAGCTTCCAGCTAGTCCAGTTGATACAACTTGAATTAATCCAGCTACTAATGCCTTAAGATCACGAAGTTCTTTAACTAATTGGTTTGCACCACTATTAACTATAGCATCTGCGGACATATCTCCACCTTTTCCGCTATATCCATTTTTAGTCATATAACCAGTAGAGTCCATTTGTTTACCAGCTTTAGCTGCTTCTGGATTTTCACTATTTGTAGAGAACTTATTAGATTTTAAGAATCTTATATTTTCAGGTGAGTTTCTAGTACGTACATTCTTAGGATTTAATCCTAATTCAAAGAATGGATCATAATAGTTATTATGTACACCTTTAACTGATTGTCCTTTAAATATACCTAAGTGTAAATGGGCTCCTTTAGTTCCTACATTTCCTACTTTACCAATTTGTTGACCGGCTCTAACCCTGTCACCAACTTTTACAGTAGGGTGACCATGCATATATTCAGATGCAATACCATTAGCGTGTCTAACTATAATATTATTAACACTTCCACCACCAGCTTTTTCAACTACACCATCAGCAATAGAGAAGAATGGAGAACCACTACCTTGTACAAAGTCTACACCACGGTGGAATCCACTCATTTTAACACCACGTGCTCTAGCTGCAGCTGCAACGTCAGATCTATCTCCATATACTGAAGCGATTTCTGTTCCACCTAAGTTATTTAATGGAGTAGCCCATTTCATTCCAGACCTACCAACTACACTTTCAGGTGTCCATTTAGTCCCATCATAAGATAAATGAGCTAATTCTGGGTTATCTATTCCAGTAGCAGATGCATTATAAGCAATATTTGCATTATTAGCTATATCAGCTTGTAATTTAATCATATCAAAACCAGAAGATTTCATTCCACTATCAAATTGATTATATATCTTAGTTACTAATGGAATATATCCAAACCCGGTTGCATATTTACCACCATCAACTCCATGGTTAAGACCTTCAATACCCATAGTTTGTATAGAAGGGAATCTTTTACTCATAAATAGGAAGTAGTCTCTAATACCATCTTCTGCACTTTTATAAGCACGGAATTTTTGACTCATACCTGTACTAACACCATTAATTACTTCATGTGTACTTACATCAGCTACAGACCCGTCCCAATATTCAGTAGGTTTACCCCAACCTTTAATTCCCCAGAAGTTAAAGTTACCACTATCTTTTTTACCCCAATTAGACTCTAGAGCCCATTGAGCCATAGCTAAGTATGGATTTACATAAATACCATGCTTTTGACTCATTTCATGAGCTATAGGAAGTAACATTGACATAAATTTTATAGCACGTTCATTATTTCCAGCATTAGATGTAAATTTAGCACCTTTTAATTGAGCTAAAGTTGGAACTTTAGACCAATCAAATGAAGCATTCGCTCCAACATTTGATTTAGGACCACCAAATCCAAGAGCACTTGTTATTTTATTATATGCACTAGATACAAGATTTTTAGCCTTAGCTGTATATTTAGATCCAAAGTTACGTATCCTATCAAATGTACTCGAATATGCGGAACTTCCAGCACTGCTACCATTTACACTAGATGTACCAGCATACGCAGATGCTTTTTGGAAGTTATCTTCTTCTATTCCACCCTTTTGATTATACATTTCAGACCCGTTACTAATTGTATTTGTAGTAACATTCTGTGCACTATGTTCAGCTTCCGCTTCTTGTTTCTTTAGGTCGCTAGTCAGAATCTTTTGCATAAATTCTGACTTATTTACTAACGATTTAACCTTATCATTAGTTTTATAAAGTATTGCTCCTATTTCACCTTTAATATTTGTAAATGTTTGAAGGAAGCTATCAAACGACATAGAAAATTCAAATAACATTTGAATAACTGCTGTTGCGATTCCCCAATAAGTTGCACTTAGTAACATCGCTGGTAGTGTAGCTCCACCAGTTCCAACTGCAACAGCAGCTTCAGCTGTTTGCTTAATCGTACCAATAACAGAAAGAACTAATGATGCTCCATTTTTATATGTAGCATAGGCTCTAGCAACGTTATCATCTAAGTCATTTTGTTCTAGGAAATCTTGAGTAACTCCCTTATCTTGCATATTTAATATAGCAGCAGCAGATGGTAATGCTTTTCTATAATCTCTATACCATAGACCTGCGTCTATAGCTAAACCTATAAATGATACAGCCTTTTTAGCACCTGTTGCGATAGCTTTACCGATGACACTATCAGTAGCTTTCTTCATAAGTTTCTCACCAAGTTCAGCCATAAATACTTTAGCACTAGTAGCCATTTTAGCTATATTCTTACCAAATACTTTACCAATTAATTTTATAATTGTGTTTCCAGCAATCTTATCCGCTATTGCAGCAGGCATTTTAGTAAATATATATTGAAGTATTTTACGGACACCTTTAATCATTCCTTTAGAAGCAGCTTTACCACCTTCTTCTAATACTTCTTTCGTGGCACTTTCTGCTACTTCTTGTCCAGTTTTCTTAACAGCTTTAGTAGCAGCTGCATCTAAAACCTCTTCAGAGATTTCACGAGCACCAGACTCAAACGCAGATTCTACAGTTTCTCCAGCAACTTTCTTTGCAGAAGTTTCTCCGAATTCTTCAATTACTTCTCTTCCACCAGTTTCAAATGCAGATTCCATACCTTCGCCAGCTACATTTGAAGCTAGTTTTTCAGCACCTTCTTGTGCAGTTTTCTCTGCAACCTCTTCACCAGTTTCTTTAACAGCACCTTTACCGAATTTTTTCTTTATCCATTTAAATAACTTACCAAATACATATTTACCAAACACAAGTTTAGTAAGACCTTGTATCATGCCTCCACTACCATCGAATCTAACATTACTAGAGCCGTCACCAGTTCCTCCACCTAGCTTTCCACCAACTATAGCATCTTTCATTTCAGCTATATCTTTACCTTGTTGTTCTTGTGTATCAGCTACGTTTTGTTTTTCTTTAAGTTCAGATCTAACTTCTGGTTTACTTAATAATGAACGAAATCTATTAGCTGCTGCAGCAAATGCTTTATTTTTAGATGATGCTATAAATGAAAGAATTCCTTGCTTTTGCTTTTCATCTGATACATTTGTAGCTATCATTGCAACTTCTGGATCATATTTACCTTCATCAGACGCAAAACCTCCAGATGGTTCCGAACTACCATATCCATTAAATCCGTTATTTTTAACATAATTTTTAGCAATACTCATCATAGCAGTATTAGCCATAGTTGTAAATACACCACTACCAGATACATTTAGCTGTCTAGCATTGATTGAAGAATCTATACTAGTAACAGTAGAACTAACATTAGATGCATCGTATTTAATGATTAAACTTGCTCTAGCTGTTATTTCAGATATACTAAGATCATTTAGACCACTTTGCATAGGGTCATTAATACTAACATTATCACCAGATATAGATAATATATTTATATAATGGGCACCACTATCATGTCCGATATTATCTAATAAAGCAATATATGTAGCATTATTAAAGTTTAATCTATTAAAGAATTCTTTATTAAAACGATTTCCATTGGCCATAAGTATTTCAGATTTTAAACCTAACATATTAGCTACATGTGTAAAGAAACCATATTTAATTCCATATTTATCCAAGTATTGGTTTGCAACATTTATCATAGTTTCCTTAGATAATGTTGGTACTTTTAGTATAACTAAAGCATTATTAGCTGCAGCTATACTACAACCAAAAGTTTCAAGATGTGCTCCATTACTAAAACTATACCCAGATAGATCACTCATTTTAAGAGTACTTCCCTTAGATGAGTACATATTAGCATTAGCTGTATCAGAACCATATCCAGCTCCAGACCCAAATGCATATTTATCCATATTGAATGAGAAGTTATCTTTAACTATATCACGTAACTCTTCAGCTGTAGGAAATTTAGGTGCTCTACTACCAATAGTTCCATCTTGTACCCAGTTATACTGCGTAACTCCGTCGGAACCTTTAGATGTAACCTGTTTATAATATGGTGTAGCAGCTAAATTACCAGTATTATACATATTAGTTAAAGCATGAATAAGAACTTTATCAGCAATTTTTTCATCAGCAATATCTTCTTCATCCATACCATTAAGTTTATGTAAGAACCTGATACCAAATCTATTCATAAGTCTTCCAAAGAAACCTTTAGAATTCATCGAGTTAATCTTATCCATTATGTATTCTTTATGTTTTTCATCTGGTATATCAGAACCGTCTGGATTTTTAATAATTGCACGTCTAAGTGCTACTAGTTTATTAAATTCTTCACCAGCAATGTATTGACCACCAATAATATCTCCGAAATCTTCTCCAGATAAATTTTTATTTGCATACTGATCTATTAATAAACTATTAACTATACCAGCACGTTTAACAGGATCTTTTTCTGTTTTATAAATATCTTGAATTTTTCCTATAACACCATCTAGATGATATTTATCAGTTAAAGAAGTATTACCTTCCATTAAATTATCTAATTTCTTTTTGTAGTTACTATTTTTAAAGTCGTTTGCTTGCATTACGTATTCTTTAAGAATATTTTCAAATAATTCATTATAAGATTTAGCGTCTAGATGTCCACTGTTAGATAAACCAGCCATATAAGCTTGACGAATTAACCATCCTCCGAACATTTGTCTAAATTCCATACTATTGACTACATTTGTATTTTTACTATCAATATGTTCGAAGTCTTTTAAAAACTCTTTAATACCAGGAATTCCGATATCATCAGTCTTACCATTCATCCAGTCAAATATTCTATTATCTTTCATAGCATTTTGTAATACTTTAGGGTCTAGTCTTATGCTATTATTTTGTAAGTTACGCTCAAAATATCTAGATGCAACATAAGATGCTACCCGAGCTGATTCTTCTTTAGTTAGGTTATCTCTTGGATTACCGTCTTTATCAGTGTACCCTAATACTATTTTAGCTTGTCTGACTAACTCAGCTTTCTCATGAGCTTCTCCAGACTTAGCTAATTCATCCATATTTTTACCTGTAGCTGAATTACTTTTAACTGCATTACTAAATCTTTTAAAAAAGCTATCATCAATCATACCAGATCTAAATACATTTGCCAACTCTTTACCGAATTTAAGATCCATTTGAGCAGTTATGTAATTATTCAGAGTACCAGTACCTTTATCTAAATGGTGTTGATATACGGCATCTTCGTGTTCACTCAACCATTGCATAAATTCATTATCATCATTAAATTTTATTTCATCTGATATAAACCCTGATAATCTAAGTTCTTTTTCAATTACCATTGGGTCTGACTTTTTAAAGTAGTTCATAAAGTCATCTTTTTTACCAGCCATAAAATTAGTTCTACCTTGGACAGCTCTTTTACCTTTACCACGTAAAGTATTAAATGTTTTTCTTGCTTCTTGTACATTACCATAAGATGTATTATATTTAGATTTAGCCCAAGCTTCAGAACCTTCTCTAGCATAGCTTTCTTTATTTCTAAAACTACTCTTAGTCATTTCAGTTAATCCAGTAGTCTTAGCTGAATTATACTGGTCTATATTATCCTTAGCTCTTCTAGCTTCATGATCAACCATATTTAAGTTAGCAGCATTAACACCATCTTTTGCTTTATCTCTAGCGTCCATATCACTAGCTGTACGTTTTAAGAAAAGTTCTTTTTGTTGATCTTTTATTAAATTTATAATACCATCATATATTTGAGATGCTTGGCTATTCTTATCCTCAATTTTCATACGAGTATCTTTATCTATTGATTTTAATTGATATTGATAATTTTTAAGAGCTCTAAGATTATCTTCCATAAGATTTGCATTAACATCGTATGGATTTTCTTGTCTAAGTTTAGCAATATTAACTTCTAACTCTTTAATAATTGGATCTATATTATCTGCATATATAGCAGCGTTTGATCTTTCACCACTAAGTCCAAATATATTTGCAAGAGTTTTATTTCCTTTAAGTGTATTCTTAATCTTTCCAAAAATACCTTTTCCATCTTCAGAACCTTGAATCTTCTTTCTCAATGCAGGTAATAATTTATAAGTAATACCTCCAGCAGCTAAAGCAGCTCCAAGAGACGGTATAAATCCAACCATTCCAGCAACTGGTCCCATACTATTAAATATACGTTGGCTGAACATAAATGTTTTACCACCAACTGTTGCTGCTGCTGCAGCTGGTATTATTTTCTGAGCAAGTTTAGCCATACCTATATCTCTATTACTAAATCCATGTTCACCTTTAACGTCACTGTCAGGCCCGTACATCATATCTATAGCCTTCTTAGCACGTTCAGTCATCATTACACCGGCTCCGATTGCACCCATTGCGTATACACCAGCATTAGAAGATATAATACCCTTATTCTTCATCATACTTCCAATAGCAAGTCCAACTGCAGACCCGCCACCTATTCTAAGTTTCTTTTGAATAGATGAATCTTGCCATACAGATGATAATAGTTTATTTGTATTTTGAACGACGTTTCCGTCCATTTTGTATTTACTATCTTCTTCACGTTGTCTACGAGATTCATTTGCTATATAAGTATCAGAGATAAATCCCCAACCAAGCTTTGCCATTTTAGATTGTATTGGTTTACCATTATCATCAATACAATCCATAAGATCAGTAGGACTACTAATATAACCTTGAGATTTATATTTAGAGACAGATCCACCATGTTTAGCAGCATATGCTTGAGCAGTTGCACCTGCTCTATGAAGTATTTCGTATAGTCTAACCGCAGCTTCATATTTCTTATACTCACGTTCAACTGTATTATTAGCATCACGTGTATCTATAGCATTTCCAACAGAATTACCCATTACTAAATTATAGTAATTATCATTTAGTCTTCCAGCACGTCTTAATTCTTCGGCTTTATCTTTATTGCTAAAATTTTTTAAATCATATTCTTTAGCAACATTTAATGGCTCTTCTATCCATTCACCTTGAAGTATCTTTGCAGCTTCTTTATTAGTTTTATAACGTTGCTTAGGTGTCATCTTAGCATTTATTTTATTAAGATACGCCATTGCGTTATTATAACCTTTAAATGTACTTTGACCAGTAAATGATGCTCCGCCACCATTACCACCAAAGCCTCCACCTTTAGCTAATGATACATCTAGGTCTACACGTTCTAATATTTCACGTAACTGTTTAGGATCATTTATTCCAAAGTCATGTAACGCTTGAAGTGTTTGTATCGCTTCTGAACCTATACGATTATCTATTTGGTTATATGTGTTACGACCATGTAAGTCTCTAAATCCAGACCCCATATCATTCATACGCTCTTTTGAAGCGTATGTAGCTGTACGGTAGTAATTACGTAACATACCAAGTATTTCCATTGCTTGTCTAGCTATTCCTGCTTGGTTTGGGTCTGAAATATCTATTCCCATAGATTTTACTATATTACTAAGATCGTCTCCTAGATTATCAAATCTACCACCAGTAGATTGAATATATTTTTCTACATATTTAATAATTTTATCAGATGTCCATTGTGCATTACCATGGATATCTCTTTTAACACTTCCATTACTATTAAATTGAAGATTATTTCTAGCAAATGATGCATATGCTGGATCATTAGCCATTTCTTCCATAATTGATGCAAGCTCATTTTTAAAATTACGTCTTACATTTTTAAGTTTATCTTCATTTTTAGCTATTTGTCTAAGATATATTTCAGATTCAGTACGATAAGTTTCACTTTCCCAATCGAATTGAGTTGTCTTAGTACCTTTAATAGCTCCTAAAATTTCACGTAATGTTTCAAAAGATCCTATTACTGATTTATAAAATTTATTATCAAATTTTGCACCAGCAGACCAATCTGTTTTATTCATCTTACGTTGAAGATCTATTTTATTAGTAGTGTATAATGGTTCAGCTAATGCTCTTATTCCAGCATTTTTACTACCAGCAGCTTTATTAATAACTTCTTGTATATAAGATGCTGGGTCTTCTTTCATTCTATCCCATTCTTTAGCATTTTTACTACCAAGAATAGTACTCTTTATAGAACCAGCAATACTTTCTTTTATTATCTTATAAATTCCACCATCTTTAGCTAGAGATCTAAACTGGTCTAAAGCCATAACAGCCATACCTATTTCACCAGTTGAATCTAGTTTACTACCGACAGCTTTCATATAAGAACCAGCAGCTTTGTCAAATCTTAAAGCAGCCAGAAATTTAGCTGTATCACTAACACCATGTTCATACTCTTTATATTCTGATCTATTATCAGCTTTATTAGTTGGTGCCATAACACCACGCATAGCTTTAATATTTTCAGATATAACACCAAGTAAGGTTACTTGTTGTTGCTGTAAATTTAGTAGAGAGGCATTAAAAGGATTATTATCCTGAGACTTTAATATTCTCTCTAATAGATTATTAGTTTGAGCTTGTGCAGCGTATCCAAGAGCAGCTGTGCCAGATTTTTTACTAGACGGCGTATTATCATATGGATCCCATGCATTTAAATCTTTTTCTGCAAATTGACTATATTCTTGCATTTTTTGTGCTTGAAATTGTCTATCTTTAGATTCATTGATGTCGTATAGTTTAGTTCTGGTTTTTAAAAGCTTTTGTAACTCTGCTTTATTTTTCTTTTGTTCATTTGTAAGATGTCTTCCTTCAGACTCTTTAGCTTCTGCTTTATTTACTTGAGCATTATAAGCTTTTAATTCACGTTGATACTCTTTATTATCATCTTTAGCCACACTTATCACCTCTCTTTACTTAAAATAATTATTGTTTTGACAGGTAATTGTTCGAAATCGAGGATATTAAAACGGTACATAAATAGCCTACCCCACCTAGGTTTTTAGCCTAAATGGGGTAAATTATTTAAGTTTCCAAGAATATACGAAGGAATCGTTAGATAATTATCTAACGATTACATATACTAAGATAGATATATGTAATACTATATTCCGATTATAATATTAAAACTTCATATATCCTAGGAGGTGTTGTGATGCTAAGATCAATTGATTACTACCAAAATATGGTTAGTAATTTTATACAAAAAGATCTTAATCAAACAAAAGATCTTTACCAGCATGAAGTTAATACTTTATGTTATCTTAAAGAGATATATGGTAAAGTTAAATCTGAGTTTGATATCACTGTTGATGATATTGATGTTTTAAGATATCTAGATAGTATGATAACTCAAACTCAGAGAAACTTGTACTATTATCATCTAGCTGATAATAAAGTAAGCTAAGTGCTGCTTAAACACTTTAGAAGAGCAGTGTATAAAGAACTCTTCACATTCTTTTTTGTTATTCTTTTTCATTAGAATATAAAACGTCATTTATATACAGTATTTCTCTATCATCGTCTCTTTGAAATTTGATATTATCTCCTATTTTAATAGACTGGAATTGCTTTTCATCTACTATAATATTATCATTTACATCAACTTGTACCAGATATCTATATACTGTATATCTTTGATCAATAAGATTCTTCTCTCCTATATATTCAGATATAAGTGAGATGTCAGTTCTTTTCTTAATCTTTGCAGTAACTTTACCATTTATATTAAGATTATCTCTTACAGTATAGAATACATGAATAGCATTTTCTACATCATCTTCATCCATAAAATTAGAAATAACTGTTCTATATTGCTTTCTAGTTACCTTTGGTATAATAATAGCTAATCCAAATAATAAAGCTATTAATGATAATACTGTTATGAATTTTGCAAATTTTTTAGCTTTAGACATTATTCCTCATCTCCTGTATCTTCTTCATCTTCTTCTTTTTTCTTAGGTTTTTTCTTTGTTCCAGACGAAGTTTCTCTAGCAGTTTTAGCAGCTTGTACATTTGCAATAGAAACAGCTTCTTCAAGCATATCATCAAATCCAGCTATAATACTATCATCACCGGCAACTTTCTTAAGAAGTAAATCTTTAAAAGCACGTTGAACATCTTGGTCCCAGTTCTTATCTTTTTCATGTAACTTATCCATAAGATCTAAGTATGCTAAGAATGCATCAGTTTTATCTTTAATTGCATTAGCTTGACTTATTTGATTTGGTTTTTCTATTGATGGTGGTATCCATTCTACTGTATAATCTTTGTATGTTTCCCCACCACGAAGTCTTACTAGCATTGTAGCAAGTTGAGATGAAGGACGAGTCTTAAATTCTCTAAACTTTTGAATTTGAATCATTTTACTGTTATTTATCTCATGCAACTTTGTAGCAAGTTCTACTTGACCATCTTGTGATGAGAATACTGCTGGGTTATATCCAACTATATCTCCTGCTTGTTCTATCCATTGTCTGATAACTTCAGGTGGTACAGAGAATTCAGGTGGATTAATAGGATTAAGTTCTAATGGCATTACTTGATCAGCTTCTGATTCTATTACTATAAACTTATGTCCAAGTTCGAAGTTATTTTTACTAACATCACGAAGTTTAATTCTGTCCATACCAAGACTATAGAATCTATCCATTAAGCTTCCTTGCATATATTCAGATTTATTATCATTAAGTCCTTTAGCTATTCTAACAACAGAATAACCACCAGATGCAGTTATATACCATGCAAGTTGACACTCATTTGCTAGTATAGCAGCAGTTGCTGGAACTGATGCTTGGTCTAGCTTAGATTTTCCTAGTCCAGATATTCCATTACGTTTAAATATTAAATCTTTAGCTGGAATATATATAATACGTGATAAGTTATACATATTATTTTGAGCAAGTTCGTTAATACTCATACTATTAGAAACTTCATTTTCTTCAATAAGTTTCTTTAAAGTATATAGTAATTCTTCATTATTCTTTAAGAATTTAATATCTATATTCTTCTCAAGTATAGGCTTAACAACATCTCCAAATATCATACGTCCAACTGTTTCTTCTTGCTGATCTTCTAATATATCTACAAGTTCTCCATTTTGTTGGAATGATTGTGGATTTCCTATAAAACTTCTAAGACCTATATAATGTTGTATATCTTGATGTGTATACTCGTTATAGAATGTACCTATAAGTCTATTACCTGTTATAACTGGTACTAATCTATTATTTTCAAGATATTCAATTGATTCACCTTTAATAGAACTAAACATTCTATCAAGCTTGCTATAAGTTCTATTAGTTTCTTTAATCTTTTCTTCAACTTCCTTATTCACACCAGTTTCTGGATTCTTTTCATCAGAAACTATAGTAGCTTGTGTAGGGTCACTACCATTTAATTCTTGTGGAGCTAAAGGTGGTCTAGAATCAACAGTAATAGCGTCTTCCATTGCAATCTCATAATTAAAATCATTAATAATAGATTCAAATGCATTCTTTAAGACACCATTACTACATCTATCTATAGGTGAATTATAGATATCTTCAAATGAGAAATTATGAGATTCTATAGAATTTAATACATTATCAGATACAGATTCTAGTAATACTTCTTCCTTTTCAGTTTTAAATATCTCATTAATTTCATCAACGACATTAGCCATTGCAGAGAAAGGTATTCCATTACCTACTAAGTTAAAGAATTTAGCTTTACCATTTTCAGTATCAGTTACATAAACACTATTGATTTCATTATTATTCCATCTAGATACGAAATCTAAGAAACTTTCATCTGCAGATTTTAATTCTGTATCCATATGTGGTGTCCATTGTTTATATATACCGTCTTCTACATAATAATCTAATATACGATAATCATTAGTAGTAAGACCTTCCATTGATTCTTTAAGGGCTTTATCTATACGTTTTTTATCTGGATTATCTATAATATACCAGTTACCCTTTGTATAATTGTATTTAATACGATTATTCTTTAATATCTTTCTAAATTCTTCATTAGAAAAGAAACTCTCACTAGCATTCATAATCATCTTTCTTTCAATTTTCTTATTTTTCAAATCTTGAGCTTTCTTTTTCTTCAGTATATATTTTACATAAAGTTCTTTTGCTACATCTTGATTTGATATTACATGAGTTAATGAGTATCCTTGACCCCATGCCGTTTTATCTGACTGATTATCAATATCAAAGAAAGATTTTTCATCAATTGCTATATTGCTATAATCAGAAGGAACTAATAATTCTATAAGTTTTTCTCTTTCAGAGTTATCAGTTACTTCGATACCTTTTTTATAGAATTTAAATTTAGAATCTTTTTCGAAGTCATTTCCTCTAAAAGATCCATTATTTACATCATCTATAAATAACTCTATAGACTGTTCTAATACTGGTAGATTTTCTAATAAGAATTGGTTGTAATTTGCTTGTTGCATTTTATAATATAAACCAGTAGTATTAAATAAACTTATTTTACTACTTTTATAAGCAACAGCTTCATTAATAGTTCTATCTATAGCTTGATTCTTTTTAGTATCACCTGATATACTCATTATAGAGCTAGATAGTTTAACTCCAGACGATACGTCATTTATTATAAGGTTTTGAGGATCTAACTGGTTCATTATACCAGAAGATAATTTTAAGATTTCCTCACGTTGTTGTGTTACATCTGCATGTATTTCTTCTATCTTTTTCTTATTTTTATCAACTATTTTCTCTAAAGAAGACTTTTCTTTTTTCTTAGTTGTTGCATCTTCATTATCTTTTATAGCCTGAACTACTTCTGGCATAGCTAAATCGTTAGCCATTTTAAATGTATTTAATTTATCATCAGCCATTATTATTCCTCCTTTACGAAATTAACAAAAAAAACACCCCGAAGGGTGTTTAAGATGTACAAATCACTTGTTTTTAATCAACTAGAACAACTTGCATCTGTTGTTCTATATTGATTATTAAATCATCTTCTCCAAGAATAGAATAATAAAGACCTATTACTGCAGTATCCTTGAATTTCTTAATCTTATAAGAAGGCGTGCTTACTAATATTTTTTGGTTTAATCCTTTTTGAATTAACTGCTTCTTATATACATTCCAAGGAAAATAGAAACAGTATTTATTTATATAAGTAGTTATTCCTCCAAATATAGTACTTCTTATAGTAGATACATCATTTTCATACATATCTTCCCAATCAACTTCTTCTATATTGTGCATTTCACAATCAGATAAATCAAATGGTTTATTTCTAATAGGATTCAATTTACCATTATTAATAGTAATAATTCCTTTATTCATTACACCATAATATTCCATAGTACTATCGTTACCAGTAAGCATATTATAAATATCATAATTTGGATATTCATATTTAACGTATGTACCATTAAACGATAATTCTCCATTAGTTAAATAGAAATATTTAGTATCCACATTTATAATATCATCTTCATCTTCACTGTCTTTGTCAGATTGTGACCCTATATGATTCTTATAATTATAAGTATTAATAGAAGACAATACTGAGATTATACGGGATTGCTTTGGTGTGCATTTAGGAAGTTCCATTACGAATGGTTCTACTTTAGTGAATTTAGGTTCACTATCAAACTTTACTACAGTTTGTATAAGATCATTTATTGATGGTAAATTACAACACATAGAACCAAACGATATTGTATCTCTAGATAATGTTGCTAAGTTAACAGAACCCAGATGTTTATGTATAAAGTCATTAAATGATGGAGCGTCTCTGTCTGCTTGCATAAGAGTATTACCATCACTATCAATAATCTTACTAATATTACCAAGTAATGTATCTTTAGACAAGTTACATACCACAGTTTGAGTTGGGTAATGAGATTTAAAGTCTAGATAGATTGCATAAAGTACTCTTCTAAAGTTTTGTACATTAGCTTCACCACTAAGAATTCCATACTGCTCTATATATGGGGTAAAGTCATAATTATAAAGACCAGGTTTTAGAACAATTCCTCCACCATAGTTACCTTTATGTGTTACCGCATACTTAGTTTTACATAAATAATCTAAGTTAAGAAGCTTTTCTAACTTTTGAAGCTCTTCATTAGTCTTTTGGAAACATATTTTATTAATATTATTACCAGGAATATCACCTCTGATTACACAATCTGCAAATATTCCACGTGTGATAGCTGAATTATTACGAGGAGATTCTTCTATATTAACCTTACAACTCATACAATATATAAGTTTTGATTCAAAGTCACCAGTTACTAAATCCAACATAGCTAATAAAATAGAGTCAATTATCGCATATATACTGTGATAATAGAAGTCTGCTCTAGCTAGATTAAGAATTGATGTAGTAATATGTGTATAATCATATTTACCAAATCCTAATATAATTTGAGCAACTGTATCAAGTTTATAGTTACTGAATGTTTGAGTAGAACGGTTACTGAAAAATGTAGTCTGACTATCAGCTATCATTGTATGTGATATGTTATTCATATATACTACACGCTTAGTAGGATTATAGTCATCTCCACGAAATGAACGTTCTGGGTCACTTTCTACTCTAGACTGAACATCAAATGGTGGAGCTACGTCATCATATCCAATTCCATGCTGGTTAAATGTTCCAGCTGGTAAACCTAATGCATTTATTCTATCTTGGAAAGTTCCAACGTCGAATGGTGCATTAAACGCTGTTAGTATATCTGGTTGATTATCTGTAAACATACGTTTACAAGTAGCTTTAATCATCTCGGCTTCATTATCAAATGCATTTAATTCTATACTTAGCTTATCTACAAATTCTCTAGCTAACTTTTGAACGAAATCTTTAGATTTTCCAGATAAACTACAATTATCTATCATTTCATATAGTGTATCTTTAACATCTTTATAATATTGCTCTTTATTATTAACTAGTTCATCATATCTATTAAACTCTGGATGCTTTACTATATCTATATAAGCTTCATGTTCTTTAGGATTTACAAAGGTATTAGTATTGATATTCCAATCACCGTACTCGTCCCGGTGAGTTTCTATGTCGAATGCACAGACATTTAATTCTGGAATTGGAACATTTTCAAATAGTTCAGATCCTTGCTGTTCATATCTAGACAGGGTATATTCTAAATATACTACATGTTCTATAGGATAATCAAAGAAAAAGACATCAGGGTGCAGAGAAACTGCACCTGGTTCTACATTTGGATATATAACTTTCTCTACCCATTGTCTTGTATACTTATCCTGATATCTTATTATCTTAGCTTGAAATAAGTTTGGTATCATTTCAGCCTCTTTATTAGCATACGATACCATATATCTACGAGTTTCATTTATTTGAATAAACTCTTGATGTTTATCTCTATGTCTACTAGATACAAACACTGGAACTTTTGGATTTTTAATCTTTCTTAATATCTTTTCACCATTACTGTAACGTTTATATAATACAAATAGTGTATCTATCTGTTTATAATAATGACAGTGTAGTAAAAATAAATCTGGGTCATGATCTACTAGATTATATCCAGTAGGAAATAAACTTCTACATAACATGGTACACTCCTGTTTCAGTTATTGGTAATGTTAAAATTCTTAATGCTTTTCCAACATTAAGTTTATGTTGTTCAAAATATACCATCGGAATTTCTTGTAAATTTGGTGTTATCATAAGATATTCCATTACATTTTCAAATAAATCATATATTAAATCTATCATAAATTGGAATACTTTATACTCAATTAAATTACGGAATGGTTCATTATAGAATGATATACCCGAATGTTTTTCATATATAGCACCCAAATGGTTTTGGATAGCAGTTTCTATACATCTATGAACATCTTGGTCATCACTAGTTACAACATTTATTAATATTGTACTAAATTCTATATACTGTATTGGGTCTAATTGATGTTCTTGTAATGTAACATCAGAAGTTTCATAATATAGATCTTCAAATATATAATTTATTAAAATATCGTCATCTATTATAAATTTCGATGTATATATTTGCATTAAATCGTAGTGAATACTACGTAAAAATCCTAGAATAAACTTAGTAGTTTCAAGTGCAGTCGCATCGTATGCATTATAAGAATTATCAAAATTCATATTAGCTAGCATTTTATCTACATCATCTACTCCAGGATGAATTATATTATTTAAATTATTACAAAATATATTATAGAAATCATTGTCTACAATATACATAAAATTGTCACTAATTGCTTTACGAACTGGAATATAAATATGGCTTGGAAAGAATCTAGGCCCATCCAACATACACATAATAGCTTCATATTTTGCTTGTGGTCCAAAATATCCAGTTGCAGTATAAACTAAAGTTTTTATAACATATTCTGGGTCTCTATTTATTAAATTATATAAACTATCATCATATTTATAGTTATAAGAATTTAATCTTTTAACCTGTCCCATTATAAAATTGCTAGCATATCCATAATTATTCATCATATCACCTTCACACTGTTCTAATTTCTATTTCACCTAGGGATGGATTTGCTCCATATTCACTATACACATAATCTTCAAATAATGCCATCTTTATTTTAATATATGCTATTAAAATATTACTAATAGTAGGTCCAATCATTCGCATTACTTCATCTATAATTTCCATAGCTACACTAGCTAAACCATCATAAAAATCCATTAGATGAGCTTCATAGTTATTCCAAAGATCAAATGCACCAAATTCATAGAATTTCTTATGATTTTTAGGATTTCTAGGGTTCCATTGATGTTGACTTGCTAAAAACCATATTTCATTTATAATATTTTCAGCATTAAAATTTCCACGCATCTCTCTAATGTTCATTGCTGGTATATCTATGTAGAAATCTTTAAATATTTTATCTAATGTTGCATTGTAAATCAAAATATATGCATCATAACAGTTTAAATCTTCACTCATATATACACTTGCTATAAATAACACACAGAAATCTCTTTTCAATTTATTATCCCATAATTTCCAATTATATAATGTATTTAATCTAGAATCAATATATTGCTTTTCTTCTGGATTTATTTTATCTATATTTGCAATTAATTTTGTCACATTTTGTACCATTCCTAACTTATCGTATACTACTACATTTTGTATTGGACTAGCTACAATAAGCTCTAATATATCTAAGACTATATCTAAATTATCCATTTCATTTCTAACTATATATAATTCATTTGGATTAGTTTTTTCAATATATTCTAATATACCAATCAAAGATTGTAGTATAGAATTATATATTTTAGAAGCTAATTCCAAGTCATAATGATATCTTCTACTCCGTACCATGGCGAGCATATATTTAACATCGCCAAAGTAATCATTAATATTTCCAATCTTATTATCATACATATTTTGATCATTCCTTTCTACTTTTTAATACCATTTTATATCCATTTAAACGGCATAATTTAACGTTTTAACAAACGTTGGATAAATTAATCACAATATAAGTTAAAACGTCTTAAAATGCCTTATAAACGCGTTTAAATAGACAATACAGGTACTTTATCATATAAAATCACATTAATTATATTGACAGCTATTTGTCTAAAAATATCTTGTGAAAATATATTGTATAAAGTAGAAGAAAGTGTGTGTAGTTCTGTTAATAAATCAAATATATGAACCGATGATTTATAGATATCTGTATAGACTAGTGAGACATAATCATTAGTTATCTCTTCCCAAGTTATATATTTAAATGCATTAGGAAAATGATTATATAGATAAGTTTCATCACAATCTGATATTGATGAAGAGTACTTATCAAATTCATCATTAATTAACTTTGATACATCTTCTATGTATCTAGCAACATTATATAATTCATTATTGATTATAGATATAAATGGGTCCTGGATTCTTTCGTCAGTTTTATTATATAAACTAATATAAGAAAACATTCTATGGAATTTATAATTAGTGAATACAGGTATCTTTTTAGCAATTAATGTATTACATAGTGTACCAATTGCATCCCATAATTCATTATCATCAAATTCTATATCTATCAAATCATAATTCATATGTCTAGTAATAGTATCAATATCACTGTAATCTGGAAGTTTAGAATTATCAATGATATATTTTATAAGGTTATTAATAAGTTCTACTGATTTCATCTAAATACCTCCTATTTTATCAATAATCATACGAATTCCTTGTGCAATGATTGATGTTTCTATATATTGGTAGTTATCTACTGTTGTAAATAATAATTCAAATAACCCTACTATATTATAATATAGATAATCTCTAATAATATAATGAATATAAGTTTCATTTATTACAATAGAATAAATAAATGGTATTGATGTTTCATAATTAATAAACGACTTATGTATAGCATAATCTGTAAGCATCCCGATTAAATCAGTATTATCTAGTTCATTATATATAGTATAATAGTCATCTTGATTAATAAAACTACTTAGTACATTCTGATTAAAATTGGATACAAACATATTTAATACATTTCCCCTCACACTATACATAGATTGATTATATACATCTAATCTATCAACATCTGCACTATTTACAGCAGTTAATAACGCCTGGTATGTATTATCCAATATAAATTGAATATCAATAAAAGAACGATACGCATCATCATTTTTTGTATAAGTATTCCACTTAAATGTAAATAAATCTCTCCATAATATTATTAAGTTTGTAGCTCCGTACTCTTCAATTTCTGATTTTGGATAGGCAAATTCAGTATGATTATTAAATATACGATGATATAAGATACCACCATGACCAAACATAAATGTTAGTAGCTTAAGAAATGTACTAGAACATAAGTCATACGATATATCAGAATATTGTGAAGATTGATTATTCTGATATAATATATTAAATTGATTAGTTACCATCTCTTTAAACCCTTTCAACATTGTCATATAATTCGCAAGTTTCTCGTCATCCCGAATATTAGGTATATTTATATATCTAAGTATATCCTCAGAAGCTGTTAATGTTGTGTTATTCAAGTTATTAATAAAATTATTAAGTTGATTCACCATCTTTTATCCTCCAAATATTTAGCGGTACATAAACGGGAGCTTTCGCCCCCGTATTTTATGCATTTGCTTGAGCTCTCAAAACCACTAGTACGTCTTCAGGTATTCTATATTTATTTGTCTTATTATCGTTCCATTCATTATTATAGAACTCTCCCATTCCAGACGATGTTGTAACCAGTCTATACGGAATAGCAGTATCTTCATAATAAGTTGTAACTTCACGATTAACAGTATCAAATTCTAGTTCACCTAAATGAGTAACTGATCTTGGTATAAAGTTATCAGGTGGAAGTTCTGGCCCGATACTTCCATCTTGATTTAAATAGAAACCTTTTTCATAAAATGTTCCATCGTCCACATTTACATATAAAATACGAGTATGTGGAGTCTTTTTCATTTTTAAACCAGCTAAGCTAGTATTAAGATTATGACCTAATAGATTTGTATTATGAGATAACATACTATCTTTATTTTTCATACGTTCCATCATAATATCTACAGAATTCTTATGAACGTCTGCCATTGTTGTACTTCCATCAAAGTTATCTGATGCAACTACAATACTTTTCATAGCATCTAGCGTAGACTTAGCTGGACTAGTGGGGTTTGAGCCATCAGCTCCCTTGTCTAATTTATTTGCTTCATATTGTAAGTTATTAGATACAAAGTTAGCCGGGATAGGCTCATTACTTACAGCTTCTACAGTCTCTTTTTCCTTCGGAGTTTCTGTAGGAACTTGTATATTAGCTGTAGTACTTTGATGTTCTATAACTGGAACATTAGAAATAGCTCCTAAATCAATAGTTCCAGGAGCAATATTTCTACCAGCCATAGATGCAACTGCAATCGGACTATTTTGTTGCACATTTACTTGTGTACCAGAATTATCAACTGCAGCTCCACTAGCTTTAAGTATATCAAGTTGTAGTTTCTTTTCATCTCTAATCTGTTTAAATCTTTCAGATTCCAGTTTAGATTTATTTTCTATTATTCTCATTTGGTTTATAAGTATATTTATGTCTGAATTTTCAAGTGCTGATAGTGTCTCCCCAATATCATCTCTTTCTAGAAGTACTTTAATATACTTCTTTAAATCTGCAGACTTAAAACCAAATTTTCTAAATAGTTTATCATATTCCATACTCAGCTTACTCATATTAAGGTTTATCTGTTTAATATTCTTATTAAGATCAGATAACTTAATTTCAGGTAGACCAGATGCAATACTTGTACCAGTTTGTATTCTTGGACTATCTTCAGCTACAAATGAAGACAAGTTCCATTTCTTTACAAGTTCTGGAGAGCTTCCTCCAAATAATCCCGCCATCTAATTCCTCCTAGTACGGATATTCATCTAAATTATCTTCAGCTGCATGGTTAATATTTGTTCCAGTTGCTTCTGCAGTTTGTGTTGCAGCTTGGGCAACATTATTAACAGCTGTATGATAAGCTTGATTTTGTGCAGCATATGCACTATCTTCTGATGTTATATGGTTAATAACTCTTGTATACATAATTGCAGATTGGATATTATTTAGCATTGTATGTACGCTTTGTAAGAAACCTTCTCCTTCAGATAAGTTTCTTCCTCCATTACCAGTTGTATTTATGCTAGGCATTAATTTAAGATTTAATGTATAAACACAATTAGTTTCTGGAAGTTGGTCATAAGAACCATTTGGTTGTCTTACCATAAATGGTTTTGCTTCTTGATAATTTGCAAATTGATAAATCTTTAAACTAGCAAGTCTAGCTCTTTTATAATCAGATTTTTGACCTGGTGCTATAGAATAAGTAAATCTAATTACTTTACAATCATTTGCTCCATCAAAATGTATTTTAACAGCTTCTGAATATCTAGTTTCTTGATCATCAAATCTAGCAGCTCCAATTTTAGCTACACAAATACCAAAAAAGTTTTCAAAACCAGAATTGTTTAAGTTATTGATGTGTAACATTGTTTTATTAACATAAGTCTTTTTACCTTGGACTTCTTCAAGTCTATCAAAGTGCATTACTACATCAAAACCTTTCATATACATTGCAACTCTGTGCTTGTCTTGAGTTTGTACGTCTGTTGTATTCACCGATGTGATCCATACTTCTTTCTTTTCTTCCATTTTTGTTTCCTCCTAAATTTTATTATAATATACTGTTTGTATATTCTACCTTATTATATGTAATTATACTAGACCTAACTTTCTTGCTCTTTCTTCACGAACATTAATCATATTATATACAGTCATTCCTGTAAGTATTTTATCATACATTTTTGTAGAAACTAATTCATTTATAGTTTCATTTGAAAGTCTTTCCTTGTATTGAATCATATTATTAAAGAATTCTGTATCATTGCTGCTTATTTTCATCATTTGATTAATTAAATCAGTTTCAGGATTTATAGACTCAGTAGTTATAGTTTCAGCTACTTGACTATCTGCATTTTCTATTTCAGTAGTTGCATTTTCATCTGTATTTTCTACATTATCTGTATTATCAACTGGTGTTACTACTTCTTCAGTTTGATTATCTGGATTTTTCATTTCATCAGCAACTGCAGATAATAAACTTTGGACTGGATTTGAAGTAGCTCCATTCATTTCATTTTCAACTGGTTCTTCTGGATTTTCAGTTGTAACATTTGCAGCAGTGTCAGTACTTTCATCTAAGTTTTCAGGTTCTTGTGCTACATCAGCTGAAGTAGTTTCTTCTGGAACCTTTCCACCAGCTATTTGATTTAATAAGAATTTTAATTTAAATACAGATTCCATGAATTGATCTATAGTCATGTCATATTTTTCTAAATATGTATTAATTCCATCTAGTATATTTTGATATTTTGGTTCTAAAACTGCTGTTCCATTAACTTCTGTAACTGCGATTTTAGGTTCTTCTACTGGCTCTTCAGTAGTATTGTATTCATTCATTTCATCATTTGATGTTTTTTCAAAGTTAGGATTTATTTCCGGTACATCATCTGGAATTTCAGCATTTTCTCCATCAAATCCTTCTCTTAGTCCTTCGGGTTGTAAATTATATTCATCACCAGGTTCAATATTATCTAGGTTTTCTTCATCCCCAGGTAATACCTCAGGATTTTCATTATCAACTGGAACTTCTGGTTCTTCAGATGGTGTATCTTCTCCTAATATTTCTGGATTGAAATCTACTACTTCAGGGTCTACACCAGATTCAGCATTTAAACCATTATTAAATGCATCTTCTCCATTATATTCAGTAGCTTCTGGTTCAATATCTTCAGTTGCTATTTTATCAGTTGGTAATTCATTTCCATTTTCATCTACAGTATATACAGATGTAGCAAATTCACTATTTGCTTTAGCTTCTGCTTTTCTTCTTTCTATATCATCATATGTAGGTATTATACTTTCATATGTATTATATTGCTCCGTAGTAAGCATTGGTTTTAATGCATCTAATGAAGCATGGTCTAGTTTTCCTAATGAATGCATCTTTTGTAAGAATAAATCCATAGTTTTAGCAGATCCTTTAGCTTGGTCAGCATATAATACAGTTCCCCCACCCATGTCTTTAAACACTTCAAGGTTATCTTTATTAAGCATATCACCAAACCATAAACCAGCTCTTTCATCATCAAATTGAGATTCCATAGCATTTTTAACATTAGTAGATTCTGAGTTTCTATCATATGTTAATAATACAGACCTATCATCTGGACTTTTGATAACAGTAACAGGAGATATTATCCCATCACCAAGTCTACCATGTATTTCCCAATCTGCGAAAGATTCTATTCTAGATTCTATAACAGCATGTGCTTTATAGTTATCTATAAATATGGCTTTCATCATAAATGTTTCCTCCTTTTATTTTAAATATATGTAAATTTAATATTAAATTTATATGTATCAGACACTTCATCGTAAACAGGTTCTAATGAAACTACTTCTGGTGGGTCTAAGTTATCAGGAGTCTGGTCATTACGCATTATCATATGATAGTTATCAGGATAATTATCAAAGTTGATAAATTGTATACGTGATACAGCGTCTCCAGCCTTATCTAACACAGAGTATACAAGTGAAGACATATGTAAATCTTCCATGTAGTAGTCGTGTTTTATTAGAGATTGATTTAATTCAGATGCAATTGCAGCTTCATCAAAGTCAGGGTCGAGTTTACGTATAAGTAGTTTAGGTCTCATCTGTAGATTGTGTACAAGTATTTTATTAACTTCACCAACATCTAAGAACTTACTTAATCCATAAGTTTTAGCAAATTTAATAGCAACTCTTAGGTTAGTTTCTTGTATATCATGAACATCATTTGATCTACTACTATATTCATCAAGTAAATCATATACGGCATGATCTAAGAATGTAACAATCTTTTTAACCTCTTCAGTTATTTGCTTTTGGTTTCCAGATTTGATATAGAAATCAGATTTAACTAAAGGTAAACTCATAAACATTACACCATCTTGAGTATGTTGGTCTGTTTGAGTAAACATGTCTTTAGTTACATCTTTAAAGAATTCTATTTCTCCTTGGAATTCTGATACAGATTTATAAGACGAAACAGGATCAGCTTCTTCTTTAATCATACATATAACTTTTACTTTATGTCTTATATTAAATGATGCAGTTTTAACAGTATGAGCAGTATCATCATCTACCCAACTAAATTCACACCATTTATTAAATACATATTTATCAGTTTTTAATTTAAATTCAAGATCCCATATATTATTACCCATATCTGTTGCAGTATGGCATGGGATTCTATGAATAGTTTTATCTTGTGCTTGTAATTCTATATATGCTTGGAATGTTTTACCGTGGTCAAACTTCCAATTACTAGACTCAAATCTCACTTCACTATTTAAACTAAAGTGTTGAGATGTTTTATTTCTATCAAATATTAAATGGTCATTTACTCTAACTGATGTATTAACAAATCTTACAGGAATACTTGGATTAAATTCCTCAAATGTTTGGAATGTAAGATAAGTTTCATCATATTGAGCACCCATATATACACGGGCCATATTATTATATTTATCATAATCTATAACAAATGGAGCTACATAATAGTATGTATATAAGTTATTTAAAGGATCTTTAGGGTCTAGTTTTTCTGGAACTGTTGGTTCTTTACCAGGTTTAATAGTCTTATCCAATACAAAGTTATCAGAACGACGAGATTGAGTAGATTTTATTATATTATTATAATTAAAGCTATAATAATCAAATCCATCTATTACCTTATGTCTCATATCATCATATTTAGCACGAACATTTCCAGTATTTGTAGGTATAGTGAATACACGTTTAATACCATTCAATGAATTACCAAATGATAATACTGTATATATACTAAATATACGAGATGCTATATCATTATGGGTAAGTCTTGGATGGAAAGTTGACTCTCCGTCATAGTTAAGTAAAAATGTTCCAAGATCACTTTCTGTATCTATTCTACGTCTAGCACCACGAAGTTGAATAACCTTATTACGTAAATATTCAACAGATGTCTCAGCAAGACTTCCACCAGAACTCTTATAAACACGTTTACCAACTGGTTCATACTCTACTCTAGCCGTAGCTTGGGTAAATTTCTCTCTAACTGCAGCCAATTTATATTCAACATCACGTCCAGTAGTTGTATAACATACTATTTCTAAGAATGAACCTCTAGCTGGTTTAAATCCACCTTGTACATACTTATGAATAAGTGCTATACTATTATTACCTAGAATCTTATATTCCATATAGTCACCGCTTCCACGAGTATAGAATAATCTTTTATTAATCTTTACAGGTTGTGCAGCACTATTTGCTCTATAATAAATATCAAAATCTGATATTGGATATTCAGTAGTTATTAAGAATTTAGCAAGTTGCTCATCGTCAAATTGCTTTGTAAATCTTTCAATTGTAACTTGCTTAAATTCTGCTTTAAATCCAAGTGTTTCTTGACCATTAATAAATATATTTTGTACTAATACATTTATCTTTTTACCTTGATAATCATAAAATACACGATATAATTTTCTTTCTGGTAAGAAAGTAACTCTTACATAAAATTTTGGAATAACTGGCATAAATGTAAGCCCATCTATTATACAGTTATTTATATCATCAAATTCAATTTGCCATGTATTATCTTGTACATGCTTACCATATCTTTTAATATCTTCAACTGGAATACGAACAAATAACCATATTCTTGATGGTCTAGCTATTACAACTTCATTTGTATGTTGTGCTAATTGGTTAAATAATGAAGACGGGTATTCTGCATGTATAAGGTTTGACTCTCTAGCTACATATTGTATAGCAGAACTTACAGAGTCAAATAAAGTATTAAACCCTGCTAATATCATACTAGCAGGGCTCATTAATGGTATTTCATCGGCTTTAATACCATTTCTAGCGAGTTCATTTACAATCAACTCGTTCATTTCTCTTTTATCTTCAGAGTTCAACATCGTTCTAAAACGACGTCTATCTTTAATTTTATCATTCATAGGAATCCTCCTATACTGTTATGCTATGTTCTGTAAATGGTACAGGATAAGTGTCATTTACTAGAGCATATGCATTTTCTCTTGCTCTAAGTCCGACTTGTTTTGCGTACCTAGAGTTTAATAAAGCTGTTCCAGCAGATTTAAATCTACTAGATTTTATTAATAATATTGTATTAGAAAACATACTAAACCATCCAGGACCCATATTAAATGTTAAATCTATAATTGCAGCTTGTCTAGCTGTACTTAATTGAAATACCCATGGTTGCATCTTTCTAAGTGCTTTAATTATAGATTCTATATGTTCCTTTAAGATTGTATCAGCTTCAGCTTTAGTAATTCCATTCTTTTCCCATTTTTTAACTAATTCATCAGGGAATGTTTTAGATTCCATATTAAATCCGTACCCTATAGTCCAGATTCCTTTAGTATCTTTATACTTTTTCTCTCTAAAACCTTCATGTCTACCAATTATATCCACTAACACATCTATATTAGGTATTGAGTTTTCAAATTTATAAAAAGACATATATTTCCTCCTAATTGTACGCTGAAAGATTAGTTTGACTAGAATATCCATTCTTTTCACACCAATCTGTAAAATGTTTTTTATTTACATAAATTGCGACATAGACCTTGTTACCCTCTTTTGCCTTAGCATCATTGATAACAAACTCGTCATAATCTATAATAAAATCCTTTTCGTTTCCTACAGTTGGGATATCACCCTTATATCTATTACGTTCTCCACGTTGACATTCTATCATGAAATATTTATTGTATTCATTTGGGTCAAGACAGACTCTCATATTTCTGATATAATTGAATACTTTTTCATCTGGAATTAAGTCTAAAATATTAAGTTCTCCATATTTATGGCCTTCTTCTCCAAATATATCTTCTTTCCCATATGTAACTTTCATTTTATCTATTATAGTAAGATCACATAGTGTTTCAGTAAATACTGCTACTGGAACTTCAACTTTAGCCATCATTCCTTCATTATACTCTTTAGTTTCAGCATTTTTATAAGATTCAGTATTGAGTTTACTAAAAGAAGCAGATAAAGAGTATACTGGATATTCTATATAATCTACTTGGAATTCCATTTTAACACCATAAGTCATAACATTATTTATTTCACGTTCACCTAAATCTATACTAACTGGAGTTATAGTAGGTATAAATGGAAATTTAACCGCAAATGCACGCTTTCTATTAGAACCATCAATTATATAGTCAACCTCTTCTCTAGAATGTTTTTGTAATATTTTAAGTAATTGTAAGTCTCCTGTTGTTCCGGTATCTGATATTCCAAATGTAGTTTTAAGTAACTTTAGTAAATTATCTGGAAGTGAAGTTTCTAACGTATATTTTCTTATATCTGGTTGACTACCAAGAGTAATAGTTTCCTCACTCATATATAAAGGCTTAACTTTATTCATTGGAAACATATAAGTAAACTGTTGTGCTAACTCCTGTGCTTGTATTCTTTCATTTACAAGTACAGATGCATAAATAGTATGCATTGTATATCTAGGAGAACCTATAAGAACTAAGTCAACATCTCTCATATAATAATATGGTTTACATTCTTTATTCTCTATAGATTTCTCTTTAACTGCAAGTATACAATCAAGTAATCCAGCATTAACTCTATTAAAATCTTGGTTATTAGGCATATCGACACGTAAATTAGCTAATGGGTCAAAACTATGATTAAATACAATACGTGGAAGTATTCTATTATCAAGCATTTCTCTTGGACTATCTTTTATTCTTACAGATGCAGGATCTGTTCCTACATATTCAGATGGAAGATTTTCATTTGTAAATCTTGAGTTAGCTGATATTACTACATTTTTAATGTGTTTAGTAACTATTTCATACACTTTTTCAAACGTATACATTACATTATCATTAATACAACCTATATTAGCATACTTAAAACGTTTCCACTTACGATTTTTATCTTCTATAATTTGTAATTTATTCATAAAGCATCACCAACTAAACCCGAATTTTATTCTAGGACGTCTATCTGGAATTTTCTTACCATCTATGACTGCCTTTGTTAAAGGTGCTAATCTATAGAATCCAGGATTTAATGCAACCATTTCAGATGTTCCCTTCAATGGAAATGCTCCGATTGGAGTAAAGTCATTTTTAATAAGTTGTTCTCTTTTTATTTTACCATCATCGAATGAATAGTTTTGAGCTTGTCTATTATTACCCATAAGAGTAATTCCATCAGAACCCTTGATATCTACTATATTATTAGGGTTAAAATTGAATAACTTATTAAATGTTTCATAGAATTCTGGAGCATCTGGTTTATATGATGTAGCTTTAAATGATGCTGTAAAGTTTTCTAGTAAGTCATTCTTGTTAAATCCATCTATTTTATGTTGGTTAAAATGAGTTACTGGTTCATTAATAATTAAATTTTTAGCAACTCCTAATGAAATTACATCCCAGTCAACGTTCACAACTACAATCCACATAGTCATTAAATAATCTAATCCACGATATTTTATATATTCTTTACGCATTGGCCATTCTTGTTTTCCAACCAAGTCTTTATACATAGATAAAGTATATAATAATTTAGATATATCTCCTCTATTATTATCCATAAATGTTATAGAGATATCAACTTGGTCATATATTTCAGGGTTTCCTGGAAGTGGTGAAGATTTACCATGCATATTCTTTATACCTTCACGAGACGATTCTGATAATCTTATAGTTGGAACTTCTACACAATAGTTAGATAATAAACGCCAACATACAGACTTAAGAGCTCCATCTCTACAAAGTTCCATATAGAGGTCTGGGTCTGATGCTACTCTAGCAAAAAAGTCCGGGTGTGCTTGAAGTTCTGGTATTATTCTTTCATTATTAAATAAGTTACAATTTGGTCTTGTAAAGAAAACGAATGAACGATAGTATCCAGAAGTTTCTGATTCAAGATATGGTCTATTTATAAATAAAGATTCTCTACTAAGTATTAAAGCTTTATTTCTATCTAGAATAAATCCATTATCTTCTGCCATTATCTTAATAACATCCCGTAAAGCATCTCCCATCATTAAAGGATTCTTTAAATCCCAGTCCTTGTCCATCTCTGGTGTATAAGTTTTATACATTGGTAATCTATACTTTCTGTTAGCTATATGTTTGTCATGAGCAGAACTTCCCATAGCAATATCGGCTATACCTTGTGATGTAAACCCGCCAAATATAGCTCCAAGGTTTAATGAACTTGCTAGATTGGATAAGTTATGACTAAACATTGATGTAATTGGAGATATCATACCAGCAAAACCAGACGGCATAACAGATGCTATACGCTCTGCAGCTGGTCCGAATGTTTCTTTTGCCCTGTTTATAACAGCTTGACCAACTTTATTTGCAGCATTAAATACTTCGGCTTTAGCACCATTAATCCATTTCGAAGCTTCACCTTGCCAATGATCAATAACATCATTAACTTGTGTAGTTATAAGATTAATAGATTGGTTACGTATATCCATAATACTATTAGATATAGCATTACCTATATTTTCTTTAAAGTTTTCAAAGTATTTTCTAGGATCTAATTGTCCAAGTAAGTCATCTACTGCACCTAATGCACGTCTTTTTGTATTTTCTATAGCATCATGAATATCTTTCTTCCATGCATTCTTTTCATTTCTAGTTAAATCTTTATAGAAACTAGTTAAACCTTTAGCAAAGTTCTTATTCCATTCATTCTTACCACTAAATGTATCAATAAGCCAATTCTTTTTAATTTGTTCAGCTATAACTTCAGATGGAGTATTAGCATATGTAGTAAATTGGAAATCTCTACCTGGGAGGTATTTAGATGGGTTATTCCATTTAGAACCAGTCAAGTCCTTTTTAAATTTATAATTCCATATATCAGCAGGATGTGTTCCTAACTTTTTATTACGTTTTAATTCTTTTTTCCAAGCTTCAATATCAAATTTCTTCACAGGATTACCACTAAATCCATTAACATCGAAGTTACTAGATTGAATATGTTTAACTTTTGCAGCCGCCTTCATTTTATCAGGCCATTCTTTATTAAATTTATCTAAATTATATTTAGACTCACTACTAAGCCACGAAGGCGGGAACTCATTTTTAACAAAGTTCCCACTTTCAAATTGCTTTTTCCAGTTTTCATTGTATTCTTTAAGCATATCTTTAATTGCTGCTACTCTTTTTTCATATGTAGGATATATAGATAAGAATTCATTCTTCCAACGTTCTTTATTTTCGGCTACCATTTGATCTATCATTTGTTGTAATTCATTATCTGGCATTGGTGAAATTCACCTCCTTAAATATGAAGCATCTTATATCTAAGTGCAATTGTTCCGTCTACTCCATGTGGAACTAAGATATGATTAAGTCTACTAAATACTACAGTATTATTCATAGTATCAAATTCTTTTCCATTAAGTCTTATTTTAGATGGTTTTCCTATCATTGTACAAAGTGCATTGAAACCAGCTGATTCCATTTTACCTTTCTTAAATATAGAGAACCATTCCACAAGCTCTTTATCAGTTATATTTATTAAGAATTGAGCTACTGCTCTAACATCCTTGTCTGTAACTAATTCTGTATCTGGGTTATCTGGTACAGTAGTTGCATCATCAGTCATAACAGCATAATCTACATCTATTTTCTTAGTATAGTATGCTATATATGGGTGTTCATTACCACTACTATCTTCTATAAGTATTTTTCTACTATGTAGATAATCACGATAATAAACTTCATAATCATTATCCCCTTCAGGAATAAGTCTAAAAGGAATTAGATTATCAAAGTTATATCCTTTCTTATGTCTAGGATAAGCAATAACGTCAGTTCCTTGTGACCCATCATAGCATACATTATAACCCATAATTTGATCTTTTGCATTAGGATCTGTAGTTATAGCAGAAGTAAAATCATCAACTGCTCCTCTTACAAGATCTTCTTCAAAAGTAATTACTCTTACCTTAGGTGGTATATTATATAACGCACCACATAATCTTTGTAAACCTCCTAATAATACTTTATTAGCACCAAGGTCTACTTCAACCCACTCACCATCTGGAGTTTGTTCTAATTTATACATATGTCCATCCCATGTTTTAAGGGTATCTTCTGGTAAGTTATATGTAAATATTGGTTTATCGTTCATATATTTACTCCTTTAACTAATTTTAATATCTCCATATCTTGTAACCATATATAGAGCATCTCGACTTCTTTGTTTTTCACATAATTCACGGTCAGTCTCAGCAGCTGGTTCTATCCAGTCATATTGTGAAACATTCCATCTATTACGATGAGTGATATTTACATCATATGTTACTTGGTCTACATTGACTTGATAATTATAATTTTCATTATAATTTAATAGTAGTCCTTCTGATATAAACTCAACTCTCCATGCTTTAAATAGTTTTAATATGTATAATAGATATTTAGAAATACCACCATACATCATATTAATATTATATAAAACATCTAATAAATCAGCAAACTCTTCAGTTTCATCTAAACGTTGAATAACACTTATCATAAACTGTGTACAGTTATCTATTTCTAATAACATTGCATCTTGGCCTTGGTCTTGTAGTTGTTCATAGAATACATATAAATCAGGAACATATTTTTCTAAGTATTCTACAAAAGATTGACCTTCTAATGTAGATACTGTATTATATGCTTCTGGTTCTTTACTCATTATACGAACATGTCTATAAACTTCAAGTATCATATTAACTTCAATATGGTTTCTAGCCTTTGTTAATACAGAATCAACAAATTTTGCAAGTCCAACTGCCTTATCAGTATTAATCATAAGTTGTAAGAAATCTGTGTCAGAATTTGCAGCTTCTGGAAATTCTTCCAGTTTAGTTTCAAATGGATATTGTGCCATCACAATAAGCCAATACATCCTTATAGTCGGATGTGTTTTTATAGTATTAAATCCTAGTATTTTATCAACACGGTCTACTACATCCCCTGGTCTAGGATCTATTCTTTCATCTTTAAAATCTTTTAATAGATATCTTCCCATACTATAAGTAATCATAGCATTATAAAATACCCATAAATCCCAGAAATTGAATGTATAACCATTTGATTGATAAGTTACTTCATAATTTTTCAAAATATCACGATGATGTAAGAAATATCTATGAACTACTGATAATCCTATTGTAACATTGTTAAGGTCTAATATGTTATCAATACCTAGATATTTAGACTCTATATAAGAGAATGGTTCTTCAAATACACGTTTCTTTAACGCTTCACTATCAGACCATCTAGGGTCTAGTTTCTTAACTTCATCGTATGTTAATATCATTTCTTTATCTTCTTTTTGATGATATGATGGGTCTTCGTATTCTATATTAGTAAAATTACGTCTCATCTTCTCATCTTCAGTTAGATAAGTTTTCTCTTTTTGATTTGATATATCATCATATGGATTTATAGCCCTAAAAGGTTTAAGTATAAACTCAACATCATATAAATCATCATATTTCATACCAGGAGTTTCAATTACTCCAGGTTTTCTTCTCTTTCTTATAAAGTATTTATACAGGTTAAGTCCTGAGAATATCTTTCTAGCAATATATTCTAATACATAATTTGTACCTTTATACATTACAAGATAGTTTAATACATACGTAGTAGCATTTCTATATGAGTCTGGCATATTTTGTGGAAATGTAAGTCCATACATCTTATATAAATCTTCAGATTCTTCTCTAGTAAAAGATGTCTTTCCTAGCGGGGTAGTGTATATATTAATAAAATAATATATAATAGCTCTCATTTTTATAGTAGTAAGTTCTATAGATTCATTAAAGTCTGTACTTTCAGTTAGATATGTTTGATGATATGTTTGCATCCATACACGTCTTTCCTTATTATACATTTCTCTATAAGCATTAGCCTCATCAGTTTTAGGTGTCCATAACACTTCAAACTGTCTAGCTCTACGTGCTTCTATAAGATTTATTCTTTTATCAACGTATAGTAGATATTCAGCTTCTGGATTATCTTGTATAAGAACATCTAATGCTCCACTACGTTTAAGTTTAAGTATTTCTCCATAACTCATTGTATGGACTGGATTTCCTTTATAATATACATATTCTTCAGGTGGTGTCCCTAAAGGCGGAACACCTAATAACATTCTATAATAAGTATTACCTTCTATATAAGATAATAATCTATCTTTTCTAAGCTCAGTCATTAAATTTAACTGTTCCTGAAATGAAAATATATTATAGAAGTTCTTGAAATCACTATAAATATTAGCAATTTCTACATTTGTTATATCTGGTTTATGATAACGTAGTAAAGTTTCAGTTATAGTACCACGATAATCATATAATGTATCAGCTTGTTCTAATGCAGCCATATATGCCTCAAATTCTTTTGCATATATAGGTTCATTAGGGTCTGAATTTGCTCTATGTTCTTGCTTGACTACTAAATTATTTAGTAATCTATACATAATTTGCAAACGATGGTCTACTAATTTAGCAGTTGAAGCCATAATTTATTCCTCCTAGTATTTAGGATTATATGAAACATGTCCAGCCATTCTAGTTATATATTGGAACCATTCTCCAGTTACTGTTACTTGGTCTCCATTCTTTAATATAAGTTTTACATCTTGACTTTTATCCATAATTTGTATAGTTTCATCTTGTTGCCAATGTTTCATACTTCTACTGTTAAAAGTACCTTTTGGTATTGTAATAGTTTTATAAGCTGTTGGTATTGCCCATAATATCCAGTCAAAATCAAAACTTAAGAACTTATCATTACCATGAGGGCTAGTTTTAACTTTTATTTCTATTAATTGCATCTTAAACCTCCATTTAAAATCAATTTTAAAGCTATTATAACGTAATAGCAGCGTTTTATACTATAAAGTAGTATAATTAATCGTATTAAATAAATAAAGCGTTAAACGGCCTATAAAGCCGTTTAAACGCATTATAATCTAGCTTCTAAGAGCCTTTTCTAATGGAGAAACTGTCTTAGTTTGTTCTTCTTCTGATTTAGCTAATGTAATCATTAACGCTTTACCAGCATCCGGTCCAAACACCGCATTAAACGTTCCTCCCATTACAGCTAGCTCATATAATGAAGCAAATATATACTTTTTACTTCCAGTTTCTCTAGCTGGTTTCTTAGGATCATTAATATCTCTAGCTAAACTTGCTACAAGTATTTCTAGAGATAGATCTGCTGCCCCAAGGTCTACGTTTGCTAAGAAGTTATTCTTTAATGTATCTAAGTGAGTTTCTACTGGAACTAAGTTAGATAAGTTTCCACCTAAGAATACTTTAAGCATACGATACACAGTCATATTACTTCTTACAGAGTTAACTGTATTTAAGAAACAGTCACCTTTCTTATAACAGAATATAACGTGTTTATCTAAAGGTTCATCTTCACCATCAGATGGTTTAGGTCTAATAATTTCAGTCGGTGTTGTACTTACATCCGAACCAAATACTATAGTATGTTGCTTTCCATCTCCGGCATCAAGTATAGAACCATGTGCTAATACTTTATAATAAGTATCTACAGCTTCTATTGCCGATATTGGTAATATCCATTTAATATCTGTTTTACAGTATACTTTTTCAAGCTTTGTAATAGGATCTATCTTATGTTCAAATAGATCTGCTCCAGCTGGATATACATAATCATTAAAGTTCTTTATATGGAACATCTTAGAACCTAAGTTGTGTGTAGATTGCATTAGAACGTTTAGTAGATTTGAACCTACTTCTGAGATATAAACCCCGATTGGAATTGTATCTTGTTGTAATGCTTTAAATATAAATTCACCCAGACATTTTCTACAGAAATGACCATTCTTTTCTTTACATGTTAAAGGATAACGCATCTTTACTGTTTTACCAACATATTTATGAACATTGTCCATAGTAACTAATATAGATTCGCCTTTTTCTATTATATAACGATTTACATAATCAAATTCATCATCTGATTTAAACAGTTTACCCTCAGTAGTTCCACAATCATGAGTAACTCCTTGAATGTGGTTTAAACCATGAGATAAATCTTTATATATTGTACCAGCATACGCCGTATTAAGACCTCTATCCATTGCTCCTATCATGGCAACGTTTGTTATATTTGGTAAAAATGATTTATCAATTCCATCAACTAATGCATTATCTATATAAACAGGTTTACCACCAGATAAGTCTGGCATACTTCCCATTACAATGTTAAGGTTCTTAAAGTCATTTCCCCATTTAGCCTTATTAGCAGAATCATATAATTCTGCCATATCATTATCTTTAAAGTGTTTCTTTGCAAATTCTACTACTTCATTCTCAGCCTTTTCAAGTACAGAATAATCTCCATTTTCTTCAAATACCTTTTTAGCAGCAGCTATAGTTTTATCTCTGAATTCAGTAAATTCGTCGTCTGGGTTCATCATATCTTCATTTATACTAGCATTTACTACTGTAGATAATCTAAGCCCGAACTCATTTGATGATTCTATAAGATCTAATACATCATCTTGTGTAAGACTTCCTTCCATTGCATAGTTTACAGCTTTACGCCATATTTTACTAAGCTTCTTCCAGTTACAAACTTCATTAAGAAATGAGAACTTTGGATGATTTGCTACAGGGAATAACATACATTTATTTAACATAAGTCTTCCTACTGTAGTCTTTATAGTTTTACCTCTATCTTTAATAGTAATGCTGTCATATAAACCTACTTCTGGGTCTTCGTTGATATCAAATCTCATACAAGATTTATACATAAGATCTAAATCCATTTGTCCATCTGTAAGTGATATCAAATGTTTTATAAATGGATGTTTCATATCAGCAGGTTTAGCATTGTCTGATGGTTTAGGGTCTCTACTAACAGAATACCAAGTTTGGTTACAGTCTTTACCTGGATTTCTACGAGCTAATGAACCATCGTAATTACATATAAATAAAGGTGATTTTTGTTGTTTTCTTGCATCTTCTACGGCCTCTTTGGAATTGATGGGCTTATACATTAAAGTATCCCCCAAATTGTTCATATAAAGTCGTTAGCTTTATATCGTTATAATAACTGCTCTGAGTTTTGCTCAGATGTTCAGACTAGATCATCACCATATCAATAATTGACTTAGGTGTCTTGCTTTAACTACACTTGTAGTATATAGTCGTTGTACGCATTGCGTGCTGATTCTCCATTGCATTAACACTTAGGACTTAAGATAACGATTCTTAAGCTTGTATTTCACCATATGTCATCCTTTAACTTATTTCTGAATTTCTTCACCACTAGGGTATAAAGGCTTTAGTAAGTCCCAGCTTTTAACAAGATTTTCTACACATTCTTTCAAATATGTAGCGACGGGTATGTTCATCGTGGTCTATTTATGTTTATATGGAGTCGTTAATTCCATATTAAGTTCATCAATTCACTTAACTCATACTTTCATATGAGATCAGACTATATCAATCCCTTTTACATATATACATATATAAATTAGGGTGTGTGTATTTCCTAACTACTTAGTCAGTACTTCCATTTCAGGAATAGTCGTTGAACTCAGATATCTGAGTGCTGATTGCCCATTGTAAACGTCATTTAGAGCCTCTTATAGCCGTTTTAAGAGGGTTTTATTTCATCATGTGACATCTTTATACTTATTTCTGACTTTCGTCTCCTATATAGCTATAATCGCTTTAAATAGGCTATAAAGCTTTAGGGGTTTCCAGCTTTTAACACACTTATCACGCACACATTACTGTGTACGGGCCAACCATTTTAGCATTCATTCCTGTACTTATAGATGCAATAAGTCTAGACCCACTATCAAATATCTGATCTTGAAATCTAGCTTTTAACTGTTCCGTAATTAGCGGAAAATCGACGTACCAGTTATTCATTACTTTAACCTTCTTAGTAAGATTAGGTGATAAAGTAAGGCATACTGGTCTTTGTGGTTGTAGAGAAGTCATACTATCAACTGGTGGTCTCGTAACAGCGATCATACGAGTATCATACAGTTTAGCATAACTCTCTACAACTATATAAAAGAATTCTGTCCACGATAATGGCTTAGTCACTTTAGTCTCAGTACCGTCATCGTCAACTGTAAATGTAAGTTTGATGTGTGTAAATGAACCATCATACTTAATTGCAGGAAAATCCGTTACTCTAAAGTGAGGGTCGCTCATATTAGTAATCGCGTTTGACAGAAATTCTATATCATAATATGCTAAGAAATCTCTTGTTACTCTTGGTTCAAATAAACCGGCATTAAATAGATCTTCTATTAGAGTATAAGAAAACTTTATAATAGTTTCCTTAAACATTGGAAGTAATAAATGCATAGGAACTCCAGTAGCACGCATTCCTATACGAGCTTGACGAAGTTTCTTTTCTTTCCATACAGCAGGAATGATAACCATACGGGCACCATTATCTACGTTACGGGAAAGTATCTCTTCTCTTCCAACACCATGTGGACCTAGGAATGTATCTTTGATATAATCTCCAAGATCTAAAACTGCCTTTTGAATTAAAGATTCCATATCACGTAAGTCTACACGGACACCAGCAACCCCAGCTTTCATCATTTTATACTGATTAGATGCACGTATAATCTCAGAATATAATACATTCCAATCATTTACAGTACGTCCATTATCAATATTTTCACTTCTAAAAGCAAGAGCTATTACATATATATAATTAGTAAATAGCTGGTCACGTGAAAGTTTTGTTATAGAAAGTTTTAACTCTTTATTTGAAATACGTCCATGGTCTTGCTTAAACTGGTTTTTATCTATATTATTCCAGTTATTATAAAGAAACGATGGACCATAACCAACAATATCATCAGGTTGACTCGTATATGTGTCATCTATTTCATAAAGAATACCTTTACGAAAATAGAATTCTTTTCCATTAGAAGTTGCACAAGCAACATATTTACGGTTAATACGAGAAAACGCTTGTAGAACAAGAGGTCTAAATACGTAGCATCCTAAATTTATAAGAGCCGACTTAGTTTGTAATTCTTCTTCTGTTACACCAAATACTGCGTTACTAAATATAGATGAAGAAGATTTCTTTTCAAATGAGTCTACAACTGGTAGTCTTTTTCTTATTTTATTAAGTTCATAGTTATATGGACATATGAACATTAGAATCTACCTCCTTTGAGGTCCGTGGAGTTCTGCTGTAAAGCTTTCTCCTTATCTATATTGGCCCTCTTCTTTTTATAGTTAGTTTCAAGTTCAATTAGTGCATACAACAACATTTCATCATTATTTGTCCTAAAAATTCCATTATTAGATTTTCCAGGTTTGAAATAACGGAATCCATCATAATAATCACCTTTTTCTAATACACTACATTCAGTCATTACTTTATAATTAGATCTAAATTTAGATTTAAGTCTATTTATAGTACGCCTTCTATGTTGTATACGCTCGAGTGGAGTCTTAGGTAAGTCTTTACTAAATGTATTAGCTACATATAGCTGATTAAACGTATCTGGACCTATTCCAGTAGTAGATAGTATTATATCACTAGAATTAAGTCTTTCTTGTTCATCATTGTCTATATCTTCTACTCCCTTAGGTGTATTATCATTATCTGATGGTATTCTATCTTTATATGGGAATGCTCTTGGTTTTGATTTACCATCACTATTTGTAAAGTATACAGCATCATTATCTATAGTTACAATATCATTAATATGCTTATGATCAAATATGATGTCTTTTATATTTCTAAGGATTATAGATTTATTTATTATATCTTTATATTTATCTATAAAGATATTTTCCATAACTATCTTATTCAATACTTCAATCTCTTCAGCATTCAATCCATCACATCTAACTCCTACTATAGAATGATATGAATCACGTTCCTTTTTAGTACGTTCAGCTTCATCTTTAATACGAGAAGCATCACTACGTTTACAAACGTCTCTGTAATATTTAAAGTAAGTTTGTGGTAAATGTATTAATTGAACTTCATTTAAATATTTATGTATTTTATCTTCATTAGCTGATAAATTACGAGAATTTAATGCTATTTCATATACAAAATCAGGTACTAAATATTCACTAAATTTTAATGTGTTAATTATAGTAGAACTCTTTTCAGCATCTCTTAATTGTGCATCTGTTATAGCATTACATGATTCACGTATTGTATCAAAATCATATGATATCATCAAAGCATATAATAATTGCTTTGTAGCTTCTTGAACGGCTTCAATGGATTTATTTTCAACATCCATAAACGTTAATTGTTCAGTTTGCTCACGATATCTTTTAATAAGTGGGATAGTACTTTCTTGTGTTATCATTGTATAAACATAATCAAACACTCTTTTTTTCTCTATATAGAAAAGAAGGTTAGATAGAATATATCTAGAGCTAACCCCCTCAATAGTTTTAAGAGTTATAAGACCGTAGCTATTTTGTATAGTATTTTCAAAATAAGAATTTTTGATACTATCTGCAAATGTAGCACCTAGCATATTAACTGTATCATTATCATTTAACATAATTTTAACAGCCATTTCATGTGCACTTCTCAATATTTTATTTATATCTTCAAGTGTCATTTCTGGTTTAAACGTAGCAGGTACTACTACGGTATTAAGTATATCCCATACTCTTTTATCATTTGAGTTTACAGGATCTAGAATCATTATAAACTAACCTCCTTCTTTTCTATTATAACATTGGTTCATTATCTTCCGTAAACATTACTTGAGATATTTTATCTCTAATAGTTCTAAATAATGGAATACATTTTTGATTTATTATATGAACATATTGTATTGATTCTATAATCATACCTAATTGACTATGAAGTGAATTAGGTTGGTACGATGTAAATGTATTAACACCATTATATGAGAACTCAAAATCAATAGTCATTTCAGTATATGATTGTGGTTCTTTTACTATTCTATCAACTTCTCTAAATAATAGTTCTTTAATTTTTTCCAAACCAACATCAGATTTCAATCTATCAAACCATTCAGGATCTAACTGCATTTTATATTTATAAATTGAAGTTTTAGGATATTTCTTATTTTCTTCAGTTGATAATACCTTACTAAACATTATAGGGAATGTAGCTCCACGGGCATGTAAGTTAAGTTTTATCCAGTCTGGTTTAGCAGATGATTCTGCAACATATGTTTTTCTTTGGAAATTTATATCCAAATTAGATTGCTCATCAGATTCCATACTCATACATGCATATTGCATTATAAATACCTTATCATTAGATGTTAACATACTAGGGTCAGCAACTGCATACTCTTGATTTACTGGTATTTCTTTACTAAATCCTTCGCTTTCCAATATAAGAGTAGCAGCTTTACCGTTATGACCAATATCCGATATAAATGGATAATCTATATGTTCTTTGGAACTATAATTAGGTACTACTACTTGATTAGGTTGGAATTCATATGTCTCCATACCATCAGCTGTTTCAAATTCTGGTTGATATTCCATTCCAGGAATTTCTTTAACTTTTATCTTACAATGATTCAAAGATAACAATATTGCAGATGGTGATAATCTATTATAGAATCTATCAGATTCATTAGGAACTAATTTATTATATAAGAAATCTCTAGTTGCATCTAATCCAGTAACTTTATCAACTGATGCTACTAAATCTCTACCATTAGATCCAAACCTTATTAGAGATGCAAGATTTACATCATTACCATAGTTCTTTAATTCACTAAGATTTACTATTTGACTTTCTAATTTTATCACACTATGTTCAAATAATGTTTTATTAGTAGTAATAGATGGGTAAGTACGTGAAGGCGGAATTACAAATTCAGCATAAATCTTAACCTTTTTAGTTTCATCTATATTAACATCTAAGTCAGATATACCACTAGAAAAAATTACAGGAAATGAATTTGATGAATATCTTATTTTTCCATAAGCTAGTTCTGTATCAGACGCCATATTCATTGGTTCTTTAAATGTATTAAAGAATATTAACTTATCAACATTATCAATATATATTTGTGTATCCCATTCGTTTTTAGATGTTAATTCATTAACTATAACACGATTAAATTGTAACATTTCTGGTTTACGTGTTTCTGTATCTGTGCTACTTGTATGGATATCTAAATATGTACTATTTCTATAATCTATTAAAAATGGGTCATGATCTTCGTGTGTATTTAAATACTCTCTAGCCACATCAAATGGTGACTTAGTTTTATCTGTATAAATAGCTTCAAATTCATCATGAAATACAGCTAATGTTCTTATATAACTATGTAGTAATACATTTGTGTCTAATATATAACGACTAGCACTTGAGTTTCTGTCGTTATTAAATATATTAGAAGTTATATAAGGTTTTAGATTAACTGATTCTATATCTTTATTCCAGAATGATTTGTTATTATCAGTTAATGTAACAAGTTCTTTATTTTCTAATGTTTTAATAATATCAAACGCATTAGTTTTATTTATTTCTGGTTCTATAGTTTTAATATCATTCAATGTAAACTTATTATAAGTATCAAGTAATGAATTTTCTATTGCTATAGATGGTAAATAATAAACTAATTCATTTTCATTATAATCATCTTCGTCTTCAAACTTAACTTGATATTTTATTACATAGTCATGATTATCATTTTTAAGTTCTCTAAAGTTAAATATTTCTTTATTAGAAGCATCATCTATATTTCCACTAGTTGTGAATATATAGTGAGGAACTTGTTTATAGAAAACCTTTTGATATTCTGATAACATATTATTATCAATACCTTTACTAGCTTTAAGAACTACAGGTTTTGCTAATAAATTAGGCGAGTTATATGCTTGATCAACCAGACATTTTATAGTGGAATAATTATTATAAATATCATAATCTTTAGCTAAAACTGGATAATATTTTGAATCACTACTACTGCTAGACGGGTATATAAAAGGAATACCTTTATCTATATAATAAAAATTATTAATATTTTTATTCATTTTATTATGAATTTCCATTATTTTAGGATATTTATATATGTTATAGTTATATTTTCCAGTTTGATATGTTTCATCTACACCTTTTTCTACTGTAAATGGAGTTGAAGTTTTAACCTTAGCAGTCTCGACTACAGGGAAATTAGAATTTGTAGATGTTCTATTTGGATATCTAGTATTTAATAATCCAAAATATGGATCTAAGAATACTGGCATATCTTTAGTTCTATTTCCATTAGCAATATTAGATGCAGTGTCTATTCCAGTTATACTAGGATTAGGTACTGTGCTACTAGAATTTATAGAATTAACAGTAAACATATTTAAATTCTTAATCTGGTCGGGTGTAAGATTTATTATATTCTTATTACCAACATTAGCTTTACCTATATAATTAATTTTAATATGAGTTATATTATTATTTTCGGTAAAATCTTTATAACGATCTTCAACCTTTTTATATGGATGTAATAATGGACTCATTAATTTATATTCAACACCTTGATTAAAATGTAGCTTTTTAAAATCTGGGCTGAACTTAAATGCAAAGTTACTCATTGCTGGTAAAAATGCAGCATTATACGCTGTTGTCTCTGTACGAGATTGTTCTTGTTCATTTATAACGTCATTGAACATTGGTGTTACTATATTAGTAGCAGTAATACCAACTTCAGAAAGTACTTTATTCAGTTTCATATATTTTGTACCATTATTAGTTTTAAATACTTGTTCTGGTAAAGAAATTACTTGTCTATTTTTAAATGTAATTTCTGGTGTTACTGTTATTCCAACTTTACTAGTAGGTAAAGCGAATGTACTATTATTCTTAATATATTTATAAGCAGTATCAAAACCATCATGTGTGTCTAGGTTATATATATCCGCTAAATTAAGGTTAACTATATCTCCTATAACTAATGTGAATGGGAATATTTGTTTATGTTCTCCCCATCTACTATATTTGAAATCAAAGTAATCTACATTTAAAGATGATGGATGTGTTACTAGATATTTATTAGTACCAGCATCGCTTATAAAATGCGAATAAATAGACTTAATAGCAGTTTTAACACGTTCTTTATTCTTAGTAACAAATGGCATACCATTCATAATAGCGTCGGCATAAATATCGAAATCTGCCATACTTATTGGTTGACCAGCATCATTTACTAAATACGGGTCTATACATTCAACTGTATCTATCAGCTTTTTAACTGATTTAAATTTAACATATACAACTTTTTCCTCATCATTAAGTATGAATTTACATTTAAGTCTAATATCATGGATATCATTTCTAAACATATACCCGTCATTAGATTGACTTAATTTTAGTTTAGCACACCAGCATATATTTGTAATATTATCTGTTAATGGGAACCTGTCTACCATGTGCAACATAGGAAATACATTGTATATTTCATTTAATGCTAATGCGCTAGGATGTTTAATAACATATCTTATATTATCACTAGAAGATATAAGGTGTTCAGCATCTATATCCTTTTCGTATATTGGCTTTAATATATTAGCATACTGTTTAATACCATTATTATCAGGATTAGATGGATTATCAAATGGTTCAATCCAATCTCCCCACACATCATATGGACTTAATATATTCCATTTAACAGTTTTAACCTTATCAACATCAAGTGTTTCTACTAGTTGTCTATATTCCTTAGTTATCTCAATAGTTTTATCATAATAATTATAAGTAAAGTTTAATGTAAATCCATTTAAGTCCTCTTCTTCACTTCCACTACTATTAAGAACTCCTAATTTAAATAATGCAGTTCTATTCTTTATATTTATATTACTAGATTCTGTATTAGTCGAGTTATTAAGGATAGTTTTCTTAACTATAACACTATAAGGAATTGGTATAAAAGTTGTACCATTAGATATAATTAAGTTATTTTCATTTATAGTATAGTCAGAAGCTTTTATTTTATTAGCAATTCTATCTATATATTCATTAAATATATCAGGACAGTCTATATCTTGGACTGGACTCCATACTTTATTAGCAAAACTATATCTAAAACTTACGGTATCAATAGGCCCGTAACTACTACTGTAATTAGTACGTATTTTAATATCATTAGTACCAGTTACAACTTCTACACTAGGATGTACATATACTTCTCTATCATCACGAACTAGAACTATATCTCTAATTTTATAAGATTGGTCGGCTTGTATATCATATGGACCTCTCATAGTTATTTCTAAATTACCAGTTTCATCATTAAAATATGCAACTGTATTAGTCATAGATTTAACTTCTGGTTCACTTGTTCCAGGAGTAGGTCCAGGTGTTGGACTAGGTCCTGGAGTCGGTACTATACCTGGATCAGACGATACTTTAACGTTTTCAACTACTATATTTTGTGATAACTTATTTGGTTCATTATATGATAAATCCATTCTAGTATTGTATAATCTATTCATTGGTATAGTTCTAATATTATCTATTACTACTTCCCAATATTTATTTCCAGATATAGACTTTTTAGTAATAACTGGTGGATTATGTAATAATTTACCAGCAACATATTCATTAGTTAGAGATGATAATGTTAATGATGAATCTGGTACATTCTTTTCATCTTTAATTAACATAGTTAATTTATTACCAGCATCATTAAATGTCATATCATTATAATTAGCTTTAATACCATTCGAATTTGATTTAAATGGTGTAATATTATAGCTATAGTTAACTTTATTACTATCGTCACCAATTAAAGTTACACTAGCAGTTCCTATATTTTCCAAATTATTAAGTTTACTACTAGTTGATGGAGTAAATGTTATTTTACCTTTACCACTAATTGGACTATTTTCTACCGTTCCACGTAATACCATAATCTTATTACTACTATCAGTAAATGTTACATCAGCTTCTGTAGCTTTAAATGGTCTATTACTATCCATATTATTAATAGATGCTTCTAATATACCATTATTTAAAGACAGCCCAGTAATTTCAATATGTGGAGCAGTAGAAACATCAACTGATGATATATTTACTCCAGCATGCTTACTATGATCAGCTGTTGCCCATCTAACTGATACTACATTTGATGCAGCATTAATAGGTGTAGTTGGTGTAAATGTGTATATAGTACTTCCAGCTGATGTTGGTAGTGTTAATCTTTGTAATACTCTAGTCGGATTAGCTTTATCTGATACTTCGTATAATTCTAGTGTACCAGGTTCTGCTTCTTTAAGAGTTACTTTAAACCCATCATTAGTTTTTACAACTGATTCTATATTAGATACTTCATCTGGGAATTCTCTAGCATATATAGCAGCATTCTTTGTAGGACTTAATGATAACATGTCTTCTATAAAAACAGGTTCACTACCTTTTGGACATTCTATTCTTGCTATAGCTCCATATGGTATTTTAACTACATTATCTTCTCCAGTTTTAGCTTTAAAATCTTGTCCTAAATCTAATTCTACTATTTTATCAGTAGATGTAACTGAAGAAAACTCATACCCACATATATTAACTAATTTATTTATAGAGTTATCATATTTCATTATATGAACAACTATTGGTTCATTTACCATATCACGTGTAGTTTTTAATATTAATTTATTCATTTTAATCCTCCCACGTAGTGAAACTTAGAGGAGTTGCTATATTAGCTGGTCTAGTACTAGTACGTGCTATTGGTGTTTGGTATACAAAATCAGACCATACCTTTTTAATAGTAGGATTAAGAGCATCTTTTGGTTCCAAATAACGAACACGTATACAATCTCTAGAAGTAAGCTTTAAATTAGAACTAAAGTTATTAATTCCAATTATATATTTACGTCCAGGCTCTGCAACTGTAACTCTAAATTTAAATCTTTTTTCTTTATCTATTACAACAGATCTTTCATTCGGGTCAACCATACATATATCAAATATACCTCCAACCTTTTTAAAATTAGGTTTAAGATCTAATGTTATATAATCGTCGCCTTCATAACAGTATTCTACGATAGGAGTTACACTACGAATTGCATTTAATACTGTACCAATTCCTTGTCCTCCCCATTCTACTGGAACCCATTGTGGTAAGTTTGGTATATTTTTATACCCATTAACACCTTGAATATCTAAAGGGTAGCCATCTAAACCAGCGTACGTCCAAGGTTCAGCAAGTGTTGATACATCTATATTAGTACAATCTTTAAATACATTATCATATATAGATATAGTATCTGAAGCTCCTATAAAGTCACCAGCTGCAGTTAATCCCGTACACCCTTCAAATGCTGATGTAATATCATATAATTGAGGACATTTCTCAAATATACGTAATGTTTTAGCTGTACTAAGTAAAGTAGTAACATTTTTAGCAAATTTCTTAGCACTTCTTGCATTTACAGCCTTGACTGTATCTGGAAGTTTAGTAACCGCACTACCATAGAACATCTCATCTAAATCCCCTTCAAGTATTTCAAACTCATAGCCTTCAAAGTTCACTAATTTATCAGGTTCTTCAGATATATCATTAAATATAGACTGGTATGTATCTTTAAACTGTTTAACATTTAACCAAGTTAAATTCTTAGTATTTCCATTAGTAGGCAGAGCCCATGGCCATGGAATAAATTGGCTATTATCTCTTGAAGCTGGTGTATTACTTAAGTAATTTGCAAAGTTTGGATAAGTATCAAAAGACTTAAGTTTCCAATAGCCAGGATCTTCTGTTATATTACTATTAAAGAATAAATCCTCAGCAGATATAAGTTTCTTATTATCTTTAACTAAATCAACCGATGGTTGTGTTACTAAATCATGAAGATTAGCAAATGCATCATCTATATTTTGTAGATTAGGCATTCCTTTAAGTAAATCATTAGATATACTACTTATTTTACTTCCATCATATAATCCTTGAGCAGAATTTATATTTTTACCAACTAAAGCACGAATACTACGATTAATATCAGGTAATTTAGGCCAATTATTAGTAAAAAAAGTAGCTTCAGTTTGTCCATCAGGTACAGTATTTGAGAATAAGCTGTCTATATTAGTAACAGCATCATCGAATTCAAATGTAACTAAATTCCATAATGTAGGAATAGTTTTCCATAACTCTGGAATCATTCTACGAGCTTCCTCTTTAGAACTAAATTTAAATGTAAGATTATCTTGTTTATCATCATCACGCACATGATAAAGTGTATCTGTATTAGTAAGTTTAGCAAGTTCTAATAAAACAAAATCAGAACGTCTAATACCTTCAACCCATTTAACTGAGTGTGATCTTACTAAAAGCTCAGGTGATGGTATATCTTGTTTAATAGCTGGTGGTTCTGTACTAATTTGATCTTCTAAACCAGAGAAAACAGGGTTTAAATTATCATTTTTATCTATATAACGGTCAGAGCTTATTAAAGTACAAACTCCAGTAGTTATATCACGAGGGAATGATAATTTTATAAAATCAAATTCTGTACTAGATCTATTATCAACTATAGTACTAATATTTTGCATAGTTTCTAGTGTATACTTACTAGCATATGTAACGAAAGGAGTATCTCTTAACTGGTGCACATATTGAGGTGGAATATGTACTGAGAAACTGATCGTCTTATCATTTGTAGTAAGAGCATCTATTGATATATCAAAGCCATCTTTAGAATTCTTTGGAACTTTAAATGTAATAGTCTTATCTGTTAATAAGTAAGACTTTATTTGATCTGGTTTAGCTTGTAATTCTTTAAGATCTTTAAGAACCTTTCTCACAGATGCATCTATACCAGTTAAATTTACAGTAGTATCTGTAAATACATTACGTTCATGTAAGATTTCTTTAATTAGCCTTTGAACATCATTTTCATTAATAACATAATGTTTATCAGCCATTTCTTCTCCTTTCTTTAATATTTAAATGCTAATTTATATATTTTTGTATCAGTTCCAGCTTCATCTACTAAATTCTTAAAGAATTTATCGTAAATAGCTGCTGAGAATCTATTTTCAAACATTATATAAGTACAAACTGTATTAGGAGATCCTTTAACTATATCCGCAGAAGCTGTACTATATAACATATTAATAGTATATGATTTCATAGTATCTTTAGTATTTATGATATTGAAACATATAGGTCTAGTTAAATCAGCTATAGTCATAAATTGAGCAATTAGTTTCTTAGTATTTTTATTATATTTAATAAAAATATTTCCACTATCAGAAATAAGACTATATTCATCATTAGCAAATCCTATTGTAAAATCATCACTATATTCCATAAATTTTGCAAATAAATCAGCTTCTTTATGGTCTATTTTAGCTATCATTTTAGTTTGATAAAATTCTTCATCAGAGAATGTGATCATTTCATTTACACGAAATACATCTAAATCGATAGTTTTAGTAGGAGCTATAACAGCACCATCTAATGCAGCCCATTTTATATTATCAGTTCTTATTCTACTAGTTGTAGTTTGAATCATAGGTGTAAATTCAGGGCTCATTTCCCCCGTAATTTCTAAAATCCCACTATCAGTTTGAATATCAACTGGATTTTGATAAGCAAAATGAATAACTCTTAGATTTTGTCTTATATTAATATCATCTGAATAATAATTAAGAAGTTCTATATTATCCGCATCTATCATATTAATAGTACATTGTAATAATGCATGTTTTTCTATACCATTTTCAAGATATTTAATATTAGCTATAAGATCAATTACAGAATTATCATTTAACCAACCAGTTTCATAAAATGGATCTGATTTAAATGATATTTTAAACCCGTTAAGAGTCTGACTATCAGACCACTTTCCACATTCCATTTTACGTTTAAACTTAGTAAACTCTTCTCTAGTTAATATCTTTGTAAGTAACTGTTTATGAGAAGTATATATCTCATTAAGTTTATCCTGTACATCTTTTGATAGCTGTGTTAAAGACGGAGCTTCAGCTATCATATATGATGCTTTTTGACCAGTACCATGTACAACTACTGTACTTTCACTAGCAAATGTAAATGATAACATTTGATTTTCTGTTAGAATAAACTGTCCTTCTCCAACTATAGATACACTAAAAGGTGTAACATCTTTATTTTGAATTACAAAATACGACCCTTCTGGACAAGTAATAGACTGTCTCATTGCTTGTATATCTTTATGTATAGTAGGAATGTCATAGTTTTCTAATTTTTCTACAGGAAACGCAGTATAAGAAAACTCTCCACCATGTTCTTCTGCATAGAAAAGATTAGTTCCAGCTTTAATTCTTCCTTCCCATTGGTTTGGTCCAGTTATCATAAAGGTATTATTTTCATCTGCTACATTTTCTGTAGTAAAGCTAAGATAAACCAAAGAATTCGGTATAATACTAGAGTTTTGTATTAGTATTATATGATCGACTGTTTTGTCAATTTCTACCTTTTTCCACGTCATTTTAACCTCCTTTTGGTAAAAATTATTGTTGTTTTATTGATTTTAACAGGTGATTGTTCGATAATGGGTTTAAAATTTTTCGGTAAAAAAAAGTTATAGTGGGCCCGAAGGCCCACATTTAACTTACTACACTTTAAGGTTTTCATTATTTCTATTTAATGGGTATAACCCATTTGGTGCTGCTAGTAATTCTTCTACTTCAGTAGCAATCATATATTGTTCAGCAATAGAATAATGTTGGAAGTCATTTGATATGAAATGTACATTTCTTGTAGAAGTAAATCTATCAAGATAGTCATTCATCTCTTGAAGTTGATCATTCCAATCAGATAATGGGCTTGCACTTCCATTATCAGTTAAAAATTTACCAATTGGTGTATTATATACAGCTAAGAATTCAGGTATTCTCTTATTCATTACATATAGTACAGTAGCATAAATTCTATATTGTCTTGAACAGAATTTACTATAAGATAATACACGACGTGCATCATAGAACATCTTTCTTAAAAGTATATCATTTTTATGGAATTGTTCGAACTCTCTTGTAAGTTCTATTATTTCTGGTGTATTGTAAGTAGTCTCTAACCAGTTATGATAGTAATCCGAGAATTCGGAGAAATGCTTTTTAATAGCATCTCCTCTTTCTCTTTTAGATTTCCTAAACATCTTTAAGACTCCCTCATTTAACATTCTATCTAACATTGTTATCACATCCTATAAATTTCCCATAGTTGAATTGTATAATAGGAAAATATCATTTTGATTTTGGTCTCCAGTTATTTGACTATACAATTGTATAAATTGGTCTGGAGAGCTGTGATATAATTGATATAAAACAGTAGCTGGATCATTTGTATTAGATGCAACTTGTTTTACATACAATATTGAACTTAAATTCAATATGATTTGTCTAGGAAGATTAATTCCTCTAGCAGCAAATTCATTATTAACTAATTCTGCAAATTGTGTAAATGGTATTTTAAATACACCACCTTGCACTTGTTGATATATACCCAAATTTATAACAGATGGGCATGCAGTTATATACATTGCAGATTTCTTATAGATGTAGTTTCTCCACATAGACCATAAGATTTGCTCAGGTATTTGAATTCCTATGAAATTGTATAAAGATTGAGCATATTCTGCAATATTATTAACAGTAGAAGCTACTCCTTGGTTATCTATTGTAACTTGTGGGAAGTACCATCTACCGAAAATAGCTAATAATTTATTATATTCATATGGATTTTGATGCTTTATATATAATTCATGGACAGCATCGTCAGATTCCATTAAGAATGGTGACTCATGTATAGCAGCGTCATAAGATACTCCAGGTTCAACTACACGATATGTTCCAGGATTCATTTGTTGAATCTTAGATATTGTTAGTTGTGGGTCTAAATATGATGCTACATATGTCATTATTTTATTTGATGTACCATATCTAGGAAATATTAGTTGACCTTGATTATTTGTTAGTAATGGAACAACTGACCCCATATCTAACAGACAAAGTCTTCCATTCTTAAATCCATAGTTTCTTGGTTCTTTATATATAGATATATCTGATGGCACAAAGTAGTTACTCATTGCATCACATATTATTCTATAATCATCTAGATATCTAGGTACTCTACTACAATATATTGGAAATACTTGGTTATTATTGATACTTCCAGATATAGCTAGATTTTGTATTACATCTGTAGAACCTAACCAGTTCTTGAATTCTGGATTATCATCGAAGTTTTGTACATATTCTTGTACTATTACAAATGGGTCACTGTCTGGAGTTAGTGCAGACAATGCAAAGCAATTAAGTGCATCAGCAGGGATTTGACCAGATTGTACTAATCCTTTCAATGCATCTGATGTTGCTACTTCATTTATATTATCAAGTATTCCAGCATTATTATATGCTATTTTATATACCATAGTTGGATTTGTAGGGTCAACTACAACAACTCTCTTTTGTCCTGTGTATATATTTAAACTAGGAAAAGCCTTTCTTAGTACATCTATTAAAAATTCTCTAGTTGCAGATTCTGTCATAATGTCAGTTTTGTATAAACTAACTATATTATAAATTGCATTACTCATATTCTATTTCCTCCTATTAATTAATATAATGTAGCACTATGTACTGTTTGGTTAACTGATTTCAATGTAAATATTAATGGTAGATTTAACTCACCGTCAATTGGTAAACTTAATGCAGCTCTTACTGCTTTAATTGCAATACTTATAACACTTGGATGATATGCAAGTAAGTTTATTGCTACCTTTGATGGTATGTTATTATTTATCATAAGTTTTATATAATTTTGTAATGCTGGAGAATCACTTTGTTCTCTAATAGCAGTTCTAATTATATCAGGGTCAACTCCTTGAGTTGCTATTGCTATTTGATTAGATAATGTGTTAATATCCATTCCATTAATTATTTGATAATCAGCAAATGTTCTATCAACTTTATTAAATAATTTTATATATTCAGAATAAGCATAAACAGACCCTGCTAATGATAAAGAGCTTCCCATTTCAGGGAACATTCTAAGTATTGAACTACAGAATGTTCTATATGATACTCCAAATACTGCAAGTTCTGGTATACTTCTAAGAACTGTTGATAGATTTGTATCCACGTCTAATCTTACATAATCAGTTGATTCAGTTATATTAACTAATCCACCTACTGTATAGAACTCAGAAATATATCTATAATTTCTATACAATGTATCTACTCCTATATGACTCAAATTAACTTTAATATTATTATTAGCAAATTGAGCTAATATACTATTATAATATTCACTAAATGATGCATGATATTGCTCAAATGTCAATATTGATGGATTCTTTCCACTAGATAATTCTAATTGTCCTTGAATATATCCTCTTTGAATCGCTATAGCTACTGGAGTTATAGGAGTATTATCATTTTCAGCTGGTGTTACAATTACACCAGGTTTTAAACTAGGAAAATATTCTAATATGAATAAAGGTAATCCTGTAGATAAACCTTGTAAAATGTTATTATTATTTAAGTTTGTTAACATACTCTATTTCCTCCTTATCTTGTTAATCCTAATGCAGCTGCTATCTTATCTTCTCCTTGACGTCCAAATATAGTATGTCCTGTATTTTGAACTGTGTTATTTACGAAACCTGTAGTATTACCTCCCCAAGTTCCAGTATTTCCACCCCATGTTGGAGTTGTAGTAGCTCCCCAGTTTCCTGTATTTCCTCCAAATGTTAAGTTACTAACACCTGAACCAACAGAAGCTGCTGGGTTATAATTAAATGTTGAAGCTGTATTAAAATTTACACCAGTTGTAGTAGGAGTTGCAAAGCTTAAACCTAGACCTGAATTATATGTTGGAGTAGTTCCCCAAGTTCCTGTTGTAGATGTATATGTTGGTAATGTTCCACCAGTTCCCCATCCAGCAGGTCTTGCAGTATTCCAAGTATTTCCATAATTTGTAGTTCCCCATGCTCCAGTACCAAATGCAGTTCCATAAGTACCAAAAGTATTCATTTGTTGAGAACTTCTACCAAATCTTTCTACTACTCCTGCACCACCAGTACCACCACCAAACATACTAGCTAGATTTCTTACATCAATAACATTACGTCCACCTACATTTTCAATAGATGATAACATTCCTAACATAGTAGCAAACATTCCCATCATATCAACTTGATTATTTTGTTGAGTAGGTGCTGGTGTACCATATACTGTAGTATTAGCAGTTGGAGCATATCTTGCTGATATTACTGGTTGTTGATATGTGTTCATAACTGGTTGAGCAACACCTGTTCTAATAAAGTTATTATTTACTGGTGTAGCCATTACACTATCACGTCCAGCCCCATACCCACCTAATGCTGTTTGTATACCTGCTTGGAATGCACTTCCAGTTCCATTATTTAAATAAATATTATTTGGAGCCATTGCAGTACCATATACTCCTGTATTTGTTACAGTAGAACCAGTTCCTACATAATTATAATTTCCAACTGGACTTGCTGTAGTTGAATACAATGTTCCATATGGATTTACTCCTGTTACTGTTGTTGCCATTTGTCTAGAATCGTATCTGTCAAATACTGAATTCATACTATTACCTCCTAAATTATTTTGATTTGCACTATAAACTGTTTGTGTTGCAACTGGCGTAGTAGTTGCATAAGTTGTTGCATTGTTATTATTTAAGTATATCATTTGTGTTTCAAAAAGACCACCTGGTCCAAATAATATTGGAACCATATTTAATTTACCATCTGGATGATTAGGGTCTTTTGGAATATTAGGCATTGGGTTCTTTTGGAAATATAATATAGCTTGTAATAAGCTATTTCTTAAGTCTGGATATATAGTATCAGCTAAAGATATATATCCCTCAAATGCTAACGTTGCCAGCATTTCATAGAAATATAATGGTTCTATTAAACTATTAGGACCATTTATTATTGTATTTTGAACATATTTTATGATTTGTTGATTAATAAAGAAACCCGTTCCGTCTGTTACTTTACTAATTCTATCACAAAGTTGATCTATAACTCTACAATATATATTATAATCAATACCTTGATTTTGCTTTGTATATAAATCTTTTTGTTCTAATCCAGCTAAATCCATAATAATATTGATAGATGTAGCTACATCTTGATTATTTGAATTTAGACCATACATTAATACATCACTTATTGTAAGTAATTGTTCTCTTAATGTTCCTTTTGTATCTACTCCACCTGCAGTAAATACTGTATGATGAATTTCTGGTGCTGGAGCTGATACTTGTGGAGCATTTTGCACCATAGCTGACATTTTAGTCATTAATGCATTTAATAAATCATTATTAGGTTGTTGAACTTGTGTTGTTGCTTGTTTAAAACTTTCAACTCCTCTTTGAACCATTTGAGCGACAGGATCGTCCTGTGGTTTACTAGCTACAGCTGGTTGAGCAGTTGGTTGTGTATTAACAGATGAGACTGTATTCCCTCCTGTTAATTCATTATATTTTTTCTTAGCAGCTTCCATATCAGCTGCAGTTGGAATGTATACATTATTATTAGTTCCCATACTACCACCATTAAATGACGCAGCTATTGCAGCATTTAATGCTGGATTTGCAGAAGCTGGTGTAGCTGTTGCAGTTGGAGTTTTACCATCTCCAAATATTACTTCCTTTGCAGCATTAATTGGTATATTATTTTGTGACATATAATTCCATTTTGCTGCAACTTCTTCAGTTGATAATCCATTGAAAAATGAATTATTATTACCCATATCATTTATACGTTTGATATCTTCTGGGTTAAATTTCATTTCTGTAACCGGTGTTGTTTGCATTCTATTTCCTCCTTGATTAATATATTTGCTCAACGAACTATCTAGACTAGTATCTTGATTTATAATTCGTTGATTAAAGCTAGCTTCTTCCATATTTATAAACGATTGTAATGATATTGCATCATTATTTTTACTTAATCGTTCTACCGTACTTATTATTCTTTTTTCGTTTGTAGTCATTTTTGTAAAATGGTCACCGTCAGATATTACCATAGAATTCGATGGAGTTGATCTACTATCAAATATTACAGCACCATGGGCGTTTGGGCTTTTAACATCTGTAATAGCGTCTACAATAAATGGCGTCTTATTTCCAGCATTAATATTAGCAGGTTTCCAATATAGGGCGATATTGTTCCTATCTACTACTATTGCTTGACTAGGTGGAATATATTTCCAATCCTTTCCATATGCGTATTCTCTATCGGTTTTTCCGTAAGTCTGAAGTTCCCATCTTCTCATTCTATTATTGTCTTCCATTTCCATTAGACGAACTTTTTCAAGCTTTTTATAGTATTCTTCATCAGATAAACCAACTCCACACTGTTCTAGTGTAGGTGGTGTATCACTTTCGCAACCACTAAATAGGTTATAATATACTGGATAGTCGTTATCTAATTCATCAGTATTGAAGTCTATACTACTAAGCATTTATTTGTAATCTCACTAATGCTGAAGTTATTGCTTGAGCTAATTCGTCTAGTGATTGTACATTATTTGTATAAGGTTTTAATTGAGGAATCTTTTCTAAATATGTTCTTACCATAATAAAATTAACTCCTTGATTTACATTACCTGTATATGCTGTACCAGCACTTTCTATTATATTCTTTGGACTTAATAATGGTTGTCCATTTGTAGGGTTAATTATAAATAAACTCTTAGCTGCATTTTCTATCAGCGCATTTCCCCCGTATAATCCAAGTGTAAAGAAAGGTTTACCTGCTTGTATATCTGCTACAACTGCGTCAGCTAATTCTAACTTAACTGGAGCTACATTTGTAGCATCTTGTCCATATGCGATTAGATTTAATACCATTACATATTGCATTATAGCATTAGCGATGTCAGGGTTTAACTTTCCATTTGAAGATTGTACTATTTCTACTAACTTACCTGCTAGATATCCAAATGCAATACTAATTCTTAAATCACGAGTTATTGGACTATCTGGTCCAAAAATAGCTTTATATTTTCCATATGCAACTTCTATAGCCATTCTATCAGCTGGTGATATAGGACTACCGATTTCCAATCCCATTAATGTGTTGAATGTTCTAACCACATCTAATTGAAGTAATTGTGGGATAGATTGTGTACAATAAGAAATCATTGGGAAAATGTTTGGTAAATTAGTTTGTACCATTGGGTTTACTATATTAACTAATGTGTTAATCATAGTTGATAACATTGCATCTACTGACATATTAGTAGTTCCCATATTTGATACTAGATTTCTATTAACTGCAACATTAGATGCAGATGTTGCTATACTTTGAGGACCCATTGCAAATTGTAACTTACTAGCTAATGGAACTAGTTTAGTTATAACTTTTTGTACAAGTGCAAATGTTTCATTCTTATTTAATAAATCTAATGCTAAATTATAAGCTGACATATTTCCACTATTCTTTAATATAGCTAACATATCAAACATTGGTCCTACAGCACCTGTGCTATCATTTAATAATGGTTTGCTAATACTACATAAATCTGTAAGAGATTCAATTAATGCCTTAATATCAGCAACTGTATCTCCACTACCTACAAAGTTAATATCATTGTAGTTAATACGAGTTGCATTTTCCAATAAACGGAAATCAATAGACGCTCTAATTGTAGCATCTGTATTATTTGGGTCTTTATAATTCAGAAGCTTAGAAAAAACGTCAATGACTATTCCTTTTATTGGGTCTGGTAATGCATTATACTTAGCTTGGTCAAGCATTAATGACCCTAAGCTATAAGGATTATCAGTTCTTTCTAGAATAGTCTTGATAAAGTCATACCTATTATTGGCGATATTTACATTCACCATCGAATTCACCAAATTATTCAATGGCCCATTTTCTTCGGCTAGATTTGCTAGCCCTTTTGCCGGAACGTTTTTGTACAACTTATCAAAGTTGTCAAATTGTGTTGCAACAACATTGTTCATACCTATGTCCTCCTTTAAAATAAAAAATAATTGTTATGTACTATAACACTACCTTATTATATGTAATTATTAAGAATATAATTCTTCTATCTTTTGTTCATCCTCTACCTCTTCTGCTACCTGAGAATAAGACTCTGTTCTACCAGCGTTCTCGTCTGGATAGAACATTGTAATACTACGACCCCAGTCATCATCCATTATTCTAAATGCATTCATTGCCATTACAACATGTGGTAATGATGATGTTTTCAATAAATGACTATACGGTCTTCCTACCTTTGCCGCATTTAAATGTGCTAAATATGCAGACTCCCACATATCATCACGTTTTGATCTTATATATCTTGCATTATCATCTCTGTCCTTCATTACTCTCATAGATAAATACTTACTAGTTACAACAGTATCATTTCCAGACTCATTTAATATAGTTTCATTTATACCAAATGTATGACAGAATACAAGAGTTTCAACTTCTGTTCCAAGTTGTTTAGATGAAGATGTCCAGTCATCTTTAAAATTTTGTAATATATCTATATATTTATAGTATGGTTCACATTCAGCCATCATTCCCATAGCCATACCATTAAGCTGTATAGCTGATATAACTGGGATGTTATAATCTATAGCCAAGTCTCTAAGTTCTTTACATTTTTGTCGTAAAACGTTTGAACCATCAGAACCACTCATTCCAAGTTGGGCATGACGTGTTGACGTAACATCCATTCTATCCACATAGTCAACTATAACTATAATTGGTTCAAATCCATTCCTTTTATAGTTAGATATTTCATTAGCTACATCTATATGATTAGTTGTAGTAAATCCGTCTTTCTTACTATCTGTACCTTTAAGTCTTTCTATATAAATTATAGGTATATTAAGACCAACTTTCTTTGATGATGTTAACATTAATTCTGCTACTTCTACTTCAGACATTCTTTTTATTTCATCTTCAGATAATGATACTCCACACCATGCTAAATGTCTACGGAATAGCTTTTCTCTAGTAAGCTCTAATGATACAAATAATATACAAGGAGTTAATTCTGTTTCAAATTGTTCTCTTTTATTATTTTTACTAGCATATAGTGCTATATTATGCATTATTAATGATTTTCCACGTCCTGTGATAGCCGCAAATAATGTTAAAGTATCTGGAGCAAATCCACCACCTACCATCATATCTATAGGTTTAGATACCTTTACACGTTCTGCCGCTTGTTCTTGTATTGATGTTACAGTTTGCATTACAGTTTTATCAATAGTATCAGCTAATGGGTCAATAACTAATGTATTGGACTTACCTATATCTAGATTTATATTGTCTGATATATCTCTTAATTGCTGTATTGTGTTAATTATACGTGTAGATGCATCTGCGCCTTCTTTTGATGTATAATCATACTCTATTCTATTAAGGTCATTATTTATATTATCTATATATGGTCTAATATTTTCTACCATAAGTTCAGCAGTTAATGATTTAAGAACATAAGATTTATAATCACTAGTATAAGACTCAGTATCATCTAATGTAGCTTTAAACATTGTACTATATGGGACTGTACTTATATGAAATAATACTTCACGTTTACTATCAATACCATTATCAATAAGAGTATTAACAAACTTAGCAGTTTCTTGAAGGTCTGGGTCATTTGTCAAACTTTCTGGTGGTATACTATCTAGAAACTTTTTAACAGATGTTAGATAAAATCTATCTTTAGGGTCTTGAAGTATTATATTTACCATAGCTGTATGTAGTGCCTGTTTCATATTTCATCTCCTTTCAATATATGAATATATTTCTTGTCTAAATCTTCATTAAATCTATTCTTATATATTTCTTTTAATAATTCTATAGCATGAATATTATCTTTATATTCATGTTTAACTTTATTAATTTCTATATTAGCATTCTTCTTAACTCTCTTAATATATTTAGCATTAGTTAAGTCTTGAAACTTTCTAACTAATAAACGTTGATCTGATATATCTGAATTATATGTGATATTGTATACAATATCGTTTTGGTCTTGACTAACATAGTTATTAGATATGTCAATAATGTCAAGTTCAGACTTATCTCTTAAGTCTATATTAACTATAGTCTGTTTAATTAAATATGGATTTATTATATTAGTTACTTCATATTTAGTATCATTTATTTCTACTAATTTAAGACCATATGTATCTAATCCAGAATAATGACCACGTTGATTTATAAATCTATTTGTATAATATACTCCATCATTATAAATATATGCATGTATATGTCCACCAATTGCAAGTGTTTTACAATTATATTTTAAATCAGTTGATTTCATTACAATTGAACGAGATAAATTGTATTTACTGTCTATTTGCTTTAATTGTGGTATTGCGAAATCTACAGTACCATGAAATATAACTAGATCAACTTTTTGATCTCCTCTTACCTTATTAAGAGCGTTATAGAATTCATTATAAGATGAAAAATAAGGCTCTGGAATGAATAATATATTCATTCCTTTATGTGTTTGTATTTGAATATCATCTATGTAAATAAAAGGTTTATTATTTATATATAGATTTTTAACTACCTCTCCATCGTGTGAAATAGTACCTTTTAATACAATAAAAGATATATTTGATTTATTACAATAGTCTGATATTTTACTTATAAATTCTACTAATAATTGATATTCATTTGATTCAGCTTTGATATTTCTATCATCAACTAAATCTCCAGCTATACAAAATATATCTGGTTTATATGTTTCAATGGAAGTAATAAAATAATCTAGGTAATTATTTATCTTATCCATTTCTAATGTTTCAAAATGAACATCAGCTGTTATTAATATTTTTCCAATCATATTATCCTCCTAGTAACTACATATTTCTACTCTATTATATGTAATTATTCACAGGCTATTGTCGATGATTTTTGACCATATTGGATAAAAACAATAGAATTTGTAGTATGAATAAGGGAGGGAAAATATGCATAAATTAATTAAATTTATATCAACTATCAATATAGATATCAATTTAGTACTAGAAGATATAGCATTTAGTATGACATATACTAAATTTTTACTTAGGTATTACATAGGTGGATTTATTCACTTTGCTAGTGAATGTTATAAACATATTAAGAATCCAGCTAATAGTAAAATATTAGCAACTTTATTTCCAGGTATATTTAATAAGATATCGGAAATATCAGAACCTGATACAGTTGAAGAAAAACCACATGATTGTGAGCATTGTGAAAAGAATGAATGCACTGAACATGTTGAACCTATACCAGAACCTGTTATTATATCACGTCAAGAAGAAATAGAACCAGAAAAAGTTGATAATATTAACCAAGAAGAAGAAACAAATGTTAAACCTGTATTTAATAGTGAGTTAATACATAACGATATATTTATTAAGTATTCTCAAGAAGAATTAAATCAAGCAAAGGTAATTAGTAATAATCCAGATGCAGAAAATGATTTAGAAAAGATAATGAAAGCAATTGCTATAACTGAAGAAATTGTAAGCACATTACAAGATAGAGAAATTCATTATGATAACTTAGGAAAACTTAATAAATTAATGCTTAAGATGAATAAATTATATGAAAGAGCTAAAGTTTTATCTAAAGAAGAAAGTTTGAAAAAGAAACGTGAAATGGCTGAAAGTTTGATGGATGATATATTAAATGATGATGTGGTAAATAAATAAAATACCCCAATATAAGGATTTATTTTCTTATATTGGGGTTAAACTTCTTTTTACCGCAAAAATCCAAGAATATGCGAAGGAATCGCGAGATAGCGATTTAACGATTACATATACTAGTATAGATATATAAGGATATATCTAATAATACTATAAAATATTTTAAAAGAAAAAGGAGAATGATTAGAATGATGAAAAAAGATGTTGCATTAATGAGTGGAAATGAAATGATGAAAGCTGATGTTGTAATGTTAAATGGATTCGTAAATAAATGTGCACCAGTTTGGAGTCCTGTGTTTAAAAACGAATTTGAAAGAAAAGGATTCAATATTCTTGAGTATTCAAAAGAAATGAATACTACAATGAATGACTTAAGATACATTATGACAACTAAAAAGTTGGATGGATATGATATTGAACAAGAAATAAATGATTTTATCAATAAAGAAGATCTAACTCAATATGAATCTGAAAATCTATTAAAAGGTTGCATGTATTTAATGTGTATGCAACAACTAATAATGGAAAGTGTTTTAAATAAAACTAAAGATGATAACTTATACAACGAAATGTATATGTTTAATCTTATAAAAGGATTTATATATTCAATGAAAGATTTGGAAATGAATCAAGTATTAGACTTATCTTTCATAGAAATACCAGATGCACTTAAATTAACAATTGATGCATTATTATCAGATGAAGATAAAAAATATGTAAGATTCTAATAAAATTAAGAATAACGTGTTCATGTAATGCGTTATTCTTTTTTTTCTTTTTTCAAGAGTATACGAAGGAATAGATAATTACTAGTTTAATAATTACATATACTAAGATAGATATATAGTATCAATATATATCTAATATAGCACCAAAGGAGGTGTATTAGTATATGGATTATATTCAATCATTAGTCCAAGATCGTTACAATGTAATGATGACTAGTATTGATAATTATGCTAAATCTTTATCTCATCTCGACAAAGATAACTATGATAAAGCATTGCGTAATTACATTATTAGATGGAGAGACAACTTCTCTCATATATCTAATAATGAGTTGGATGACCCTATAATGAGACAAGTAGCAGACGTTAACCTTAATATAGTTAATAGTATGTTAAATGCCAATACAAGGGTGAGTTAACATCCATATAACACTTTTTGAGAGGTAGTGTATAAAGAACCTCTTTTTTATCTATTCCTTCATTATTTTTGTTGGTAAAAATATAGAAAACCCCATATACAAATAAGTATATGGGGTTATTTTTATATATTCATAATTATTTCTGTATGGTCAGTTGCAGCCTTCTGTTTTATTAAAGCTAACAGCTCTTTTCTATCAGATTCCGCATTCTGAAAGTTTTCTAGTTGTAAATCTACACTACTACTACCAAGATCTACTTTAAGATTACGTAAATCATTATTATATAAGTTTATTAATATATCATATTTACATAAATCTTCAAAGTAACTTTGTAATCCGAATGAAATTGTACTTAGATTTTTTGGATGGGTACATTCCAAAACTACGTTATATGTTTCATTTGGACTATAGTAGCTATTAAACATACCATAACCAATTGCGATTAATGTATGAGGTGCTTTGAATTTTATTCTAGCCTTCGGATAGTTAATACTTTCACGATACTTCCAGCTAAATACTTTAATATCGTCTACCATACCTCTACTATATACATTTGGTAGTATATTTCTATTAGATGCTATTATACTAGCATTCTTAATTTCTACTCCTAGTTCTTTAAATCTATCCATTATTTGATCAGGTATTCTATAAGCTATATCAGCAAATTGATCATTTACAAGGATTGGGGTACTATTCCACATATTACAAATATTTGCAAAATTTATAGTAATGTGGCATCCACTGTAAAGATTAAATGTGTTTAAACTATTATTTAGAATACTATCACGTAATAATGTATCTGGATACACTTTTCCAAGATATCCATTAAGACCAGTATCATTTTTTAGTTTATCTATAAGAACATTTATATTCATATGACCTCCTTTTTATATTAAGAAGCCTTTCATATCCTTCATAACGCTCTCAAATGATACTTTTCCATCATTTTCTTTTTTTCTTCTAACTGCAAATCTATATAGTTGTTCTGCTACAGTCTTAGCTTCAGGGTTTACTAATATTTCATCTCCCTTTTGTATGAAATCCATTTCAATAGATTCGTTTGCTGGTATAAATCCAGTAGTACTTACTATTGGCATTTCAATAGCTTTAAAGTTTATAGGATCTATCATAGTAACTTTACTTCCTATAAGCGTACTTCCAGCATTAGATGGATTTCTTACATAGTCTATAGATATAATCTTAATAGTAGTAGCTTCTTCACATCCACCAGGACCTGGTTTAAACATTGCTCTAGTTCTTATACTAAAAGCAGGAAGAACTCCATTAAGAAGATTATTCACTATAGTCATATTAGTAAGACTAGTTTTTATAGTAAAATATGTTTTATTTTCATCTTGTCTAAAACCTATAATACCATGTGGAGTATTGTCTCCATCCACATGTTCTACTCTTAGGAAAGAGTTATATTTATTAAGATTATCATCAGATGAATTCATAGTTAATAGGGGGTGCTCATTTTCCAATCTGTTAATAACTAATCGCTACTTAGTTACAGAAGTATTTCAACTCCCTTTCTCTAGCTTTCACTAGACGATCATATTTATTATGAAAGGAACTATAATATGAGCTCTTATAGTTCGTTCAGATTAAATCAATCCTTAATAAAATAATATACGAAGGAAAGACGAATTAACGTTTTAACGATTACATATACTATATTAGTATTATAAAGAAAGTATTATAGTTGCGTCGAATACTTTCTTAATCTATATAATACTAAGAGAGGTGAAACTTATGTTTTATCCCTATATTGGCGACAGAGTTTTAGATGAAAGAAACACAATTATCAACTCAATTCTTTCTGATAAGTCTCACTCGCTAGATTATAGAATTAATAAGATAAAGACATTTTGTAATAATCAAATTAATACAAATAAGCTTAAACTTAATAATTCGACTAATGATTTAGATAGAGATGATACTAATTATTATATCGATTTCTATTCTAAAGAATTAGCATTTTGGGACTCTATAGCCGCATAGGTTATAAGTCCCAAGTTAATATACTAGATTTCTCACGGTCTAGTATATTTTCTTATATTAGTATATGTATACTCCTTCGTATACGTTTTTCTTGTTAATTTTTATTAAGGTCGTGACATTTCTTCCCGCTTGGGATCTACGATATTTCTATCTAATCGTTGAACCTATATAAATAGGTGCTGATTGTCCATTGTTAATAGTACTTAGGACTCATTTCTGAGCTTTTATTTCACCATATACCATTTCATACCTTGTTTCTACCTTTCGGTTCCATATAGGCGTATGAACTTTAGGACGTTCCAGCGTTGAGTCACGTTTCTATCACACATCGCTGTATAATAGGGCAAATTTACCAGGTACCGCACCAAGTCTTAACTTATTTTGAAATGAGTAATCACATAAACCTTTATAGAATGGCTCTTTAGGATATAGCCTTCCGTTAGCTGTAGGTTTAGTATGGTCGATTGCTTCTATTTCAAATATAAGGTAATATATACCTCTTTTAAGTTTATCAACTATATCTTCAGATAATCCCTTCATAAAGTATTGAGTAGCAACACTAGCATTAGTCGGGACACTACTACTCATAGATTCAAGACCAACAATATCTAATTTAGTATCATATTTAATTGGTTTTGTCTCTATAGCATCATAACCATATATTAGAGTTTCGTATTTATTATTTTGCATATCTAACTCCTTTATAGTATATTAAGACAGTACATAAACGGAGTCCCGAAGGACTCCGAGTATTATGCACAATTATCCAGCATAGTGAACATTGATACCTTTAATGAAGAATTTAGCTGAACTTTCTCTTGCGATAAAGTATTTAGCTGTATATTCTATTTGAATGTTAGGTACGAATGGTCTTCTAGCTGATCTGAAGTTTCCATCTGCTTGAACTTTTGTAGGTGTTTCTACTAACATATGAGTTTCTAAGTTTGTTTCCTTATATTCAGGAATTACATACATCATATATTCAACATCTTCTGGAGCTTTCCATGTGATTGGAGTTCCAGCTACTGGAGTTGTTGCATATGGATCTGCAGACATATCATTTTTGTCTGTTCCTACTACTACAGAGTTTACAGGGTTATTTGTATCTGTTCCTAATGTTAAAACAGATGTTCTAGCTTGTTGAGCAACTCCTAAGAATTGTCCATTTGATTCTTCATTAACTGTTCCAACGATTGGAGTTACGAAGTTATCTAAAGCTAGTAATGAAGCTGTATGTCCAAGCATATTTGTTTGTACATCTATGTTAGAATTTGCTCTGATATCTAGTTTAGCTTTGATACCTCTTAAAGCATTTCCTAAAGCATATCTGATAGCTTGGTCTTTATTTACTTCACCTTTGATATCTAAATCAGTAGCCATTTCACAATAAAGAGTAGTACTGTTCTTAGTATAAGGAGTTACTTTATATTCTTCAGCAAGTCTTTCAGTCATATCAGTATATCCTTTGAACCATACATATTCTTTTTCATGAGCTGATTTTTCAGCTGTTAAGTTAGTAAGTTTAGTTAAGATGCTTCCACCTTGTCTTTCATCTATTATAGAGAAGTGTTCAGCTAAGTTTGGAATATCTTTTCTTACTACTGCTCCAGCAGAAAGAACAGTTCTTCTAGTTCTGATTTCTATATCAAGTCTAGTTTTGAATTGGTTAAATAAGTCATTTAATTTGAATTCAAATTTAATAGCTTCTATATTAGGCATTGAGTTGTCTGATTTAGAAACTGATACTGTTAAGTGTTGAGGTTGTCCATCCCATAATAAAGATATGAAATAGATTTTTCCTGGTGCGTATTCCCAAGGTAATACTTTACCTTTATCATACATTTCAGCAAAAGCGTCAGCTAATACTTTTCCACTTCTTAAATCATATAATTCTTGAGTAGCCCATTTAGGTTCTCCAGCAACTGCTATTCCAGTGATTCTGAAGTCAGATCTTACTTGTTCATCTGCTCCTAAGAAAGCTTTAAGATCTGTACCAGTTTTCCATTGAGCACCAGTTTTAACAGCTCCTCCTGTTGTTAATGTGTTATTTTCAGGGTTATATATTTCAGATTTTTGGAAATCAAGTATTTTATTGAAATCTTGAGCTAATACTGTAAGTTCTCTAGTTTGAGATCCAAAGAATGCATCCATATCAAATCCAGCCTTAGCAGGATCCATTACAGAGAATAAATCTTCTCTTTTAACTGCTTTATCTAGTTGTTTGATGTTATTTTCATCATATGGAACATACCATATTTCTTGAGAATGGATTACAACAGATGTGAATGGGTTAAGTAAAGATTTAACTTTAGCTACTTTTGGATATACAGTTGCAGCTGAGTTTACCCATTGAACTGGAGCTTCTAATTTTGGATATGGAATAGTTTGTTGATAAGAGTATCCACTTTCCATTGCAGGTGCAAATGGGTTAGCATTTATTTCTCTATCTATTAAGTTAGAGCAGATACCAAATAATACTTTTTCCATTGCATTTTCTACTTGTTTCTTTTCAAAGTTTAATGCGAATCTTACAGATCTATTATCTGCTTCAGATAATTTATCTAATTTATTTTCTACAGCAGTTTTCATATTTTGTAAAGGTTTCATGATAGCTTGAACTTCAGTTGGAAGTTGTCCAAATCTCTTATTAGAAACAGTACATTCCTTAACAAATTTTTCTATTCCATTGTTCAAGTTTTCCATGTATATATCTTCTGCTTGTTTTTGAGTAATATGTCCAGATGATAATCCGAAAGTTTTGTAAGCAGACATTAGAGCATTTAATTTTCCAACAGATTCTTGAGAAAATGTTCCAATTAATGACCAGTTGTCTCCTCCAAAACTTGTAGCTCCACTTTTAGAGAATGAACTCATTGACTCTAAAGCAGGGTTCATGCTTTTTAATAGCTCAGGGCTAAAGTAATTTATTTCATTCATGGTTTATAATCCTCCCTATTTAGTTTCTTCTTTCTTTTCAGTTGCAACAGATTTTGTAGCTTTATTGTACGCATCTATAACTTTACCAATATGTTTAGTTAATACTGCTAATGATTTATTTATTTGAGTAGTTGCTTTTTTATTATAAGTTTTATATGCTGCAAATAATTTCATTAATCTATTTAAATCAGCTTGTATAGCTTCTTTCTTAGTAGCATCATTTTCTGCAGCTTTTTGATTTTCTAAAGCAGCTATCATTTTCTTTTTAGCATTACCTAATTTTTCTCTAATATTTCCAAATTTAAGTCCATTTATAACTCTTATATGTTCTTTAGATTGAGTTCTAGCAGCTTTAACAGCTTCAGATATAGATGCTGTTGTAGTAGCTTCTTCACCTTTACTAGTATTATATTCATTTAATAATGTTTCGAATTGTTTGCTAAAATCTTCAGTTTTAACATTTATTCCAACGCTACTAAATAAACTGTATACTTTACCAACTACATCTTTAGGTGTTATCATACCAGAGAATTTTGCTACTTCAGCGTATATTTTATTATTTTCAGTTACAAATTTTTCTAAAGGTTTGTAATCTGCAACACTAGCAGGGATATTTATATCGCTTTCAGTAGTAAGTTTTTCTAGATCTAATTTATCTAATTTTTCAGAGTATTTTTTCAACAGTTTACCATATTTTAATACTTTAACTGTATTTCCTGTTATATTATCAATTGTAGCCCAGAATAAGTTTACTATTCTTTTTATTATAGATTTAAATGCAGAATCTTTAGTAACTTTACCGTCTTTAACTGCTTTCTTAACAGCTTCCATAGATACTACACCTTCAAATTCATTAAATCTATCTAATGATAAACCTACAGATTCAAGCATTATAGTGTATTCTAAATTAGCTAGTTCTGGTGTAATAGTTTCCATTGCAGCTGTATATTCTTCTACTATTTCTTGATGTAAAAGTTCTAATTCTTCTTCAGAATATGCTTCTAAAGCTGGAGTTTCATCTAATACTATTTCTTCAGTATTTTCAGGTTCATTCATTGGATTTACACTTTCCAATGATGGAGCTCCATATATAGCTTGAACTTTCTTTAATATTGCTTCATTCATGGATTTTATTCCTCCTTATTATTTATTTAGCTCGCTTTGCAGTTGCAAGCATTTTTGGTATCTGTGCATTTATTGCATTAATGATAACATTTATATTTAAAATAAAAGTATAATACTTATTTAACTTATCTAAAAGAGGTTTTCTAGAATTATCTGATGATTTTTCTTTATTTATATTATTGATACTATTACCAACATTTCTCTTATTATCATTATTTAAGTTAGCTATATCAGTAAAAAGTGATTTAATAGTACCTTTATTTATGTATTTATTTAAACTCATCATCATACTTAATATAACTTTAACATAAGTATTAGATATATATCTTTTACTATAACTTTTACTAGTTTCAATTTCAATTGCCGATATAAATGTATCATTTTTCTCTAAATTCTCTTTTTGTTTAAAGAAGTTAGCCACCTTTTCTATGTCAACTCCTAATGAATCATTTAGAGTATGCTTATTTGCAAAATCCTTAATATATTCGTTATCCATATTAATAGAATCAGCTGATGTTAGTAACTTTTTATTTAATTGAATTAATTCATCAACTTCTTCACGTATTAGATCGAATAAATTACTATAATTAGCTATTGTTTTTGCACGTTTACTATTCAATTTATTTATTATATTTTTAAGATTTTCGTCTACGCCTTTAATATTAACTAATGATGTATAATCTGAATTTGGTTGTATAATCCTAGAAATTAAAAGAATTCTATACAAAAATGTATTTTTTAACTTAACTATAAGATCATCTTGTATATTAGTTTCAACTGAAATGATTTCAGCTTCATCCATATCATCAAATTTAACATTTCTCCAGAACTCTTCAGATTCCTTAACTACTTCAGGATGATTAGCTTCGATTTCATTATTTTCTTCATCTAAACGTTTTATTATTAATGCGCCTTTATTTATATTTAAAAACTTAAGTAAACGTCTCATACCATTACCTAACATTATTATAATTTTACGTATCAATTTCATCATATAATCTAAGCCAGCTTTAAATGTATCACCTATAGACTCAGTAGATATAGTTTCATATAATAATGCAGATGTCATAGCACATTCATTAGATATACTCATATATTCATCATATGATTCGTCTGTTTCCTCAAGAAAAGATAATTCACTTGATATTTCATCACTAATTGACATATTTCGATCTGAATCGATTAATGCAAATATATTCATAAGGAATCAGCTCCTTATGCAGCTTTTTCTTCAGCAGGTTTATCAGCCTTAGCAGCTTTTATATATTGTCCACAAAGTTTAACTAAAGCTCTAACATTTGCACTATTTAAATCTTTAAATTTATTTGCAGTTTTTATACATTCAGCCATGTCCATTTTAGACATATTAGCAATTAATTTATCTGCATCATCTTGATTTTTTTTCTTAGAATTCTTTATTTTTTCAGCAACTCTTTCGAATTCAGCAATTGCACCTTTTAATACATCAGCTATTTTATACATTCTCATAGCTTTTATTAATTTTACAGCACCTTGATGATAATCGAAATCAGCTAAATCTTCAACTGATTTAGATTTTTCATTTACTTCTTCTATACCTTTTTCGATATAAATTAGTTTTCCAGTGAATGGTTTATATATACTTTCACGTATTGCTGAATCTTCATAGTAATCTTTAGCAGCTTTATTAGCTATATCTATTATAGATTGCAACGATCCTGAGCTAGGGAAATCACTAACACTATAACCCTTTTGACACATTGCACCAAGTATCATAGTTTGACCCATTATTCTAGCAAATTCTTTTAAATCATATTTACCTTTTTGAGCTTCTGATACAACTGATACTTTGTATTCTAAAGATTTCAATACTTTTTCTTGAGCTTTAGCTCCACCTAACATTCTCTTAAATAAAGCTATAATTTTATCGATTAAAGTTTTTAAAGCATCTACACCTCTTTCAGCTAATTCTTTAATTCCTTCTGTAGAAATACCGAATTCAGCTGATATGCTTTCTAAAGCAGCTTCTTCTGCTCCAGCAGTTTTTACAGATTTATATGCTAAAACACTATTTAATAATTCTAAGTCACTAACCATAGACTCAAAACTAGCTTTTTCAGCTTCATCTTGACATCTTTCTATTTCATCTAAATCTTTAAGTTCAGATTCTATAGATTCTAGTGCTGTTAATTCTACTTCTGGTTCTAATTCAGTATTTACTGATTCATTGGCAACTGATTCTTCTGCTATTAAACCTAGAGTAGCAAATAACTCTCTTTTTTCGTTAGTCATTATTTGACCTCCTTTTTTATATTATTTTATCGGATCTTCTTCTTTCTCCGAATAATTTTTCTTAGTCTTCTTATTGATGTCTGATTGCCTTTCTGCTTCAATTTTCTTAAGAGCTCTTCCAAGTTTAACCGCATCATCCATAAAGTTATGTGTTATATCATCATGAAGTTTGGCAGCTTTTTCAACATTAGTTACAATTGCTGTAAATAGTCCACCAGTTTCTAATATAACATTTAGTAAGAACTTCATATATTCTTCATGGTCATCACGAATAAGTTGTATAACTTGGTTCATTTTTCTTCTTAAGTTTTCTGTTTCTTTGATATGTTTATCAAATTTCCATAATTCGGCATTATTTTCAGACACTGACACAAATAACTCTAAATTTTCAAGTAAATAATCATATGCAGTTTTATACTCTAGTTCAGATGTTCTTGGTTTACTTATAGCTTCTATATTTTGTGTCATATATTGTAGAGCAGCGGCTCTAACATTTTTAATATCAGCATCTTCATAAATACCTTTAATACGTGCAAAGTCATTAAATACGTTATCATTTTTAGGGTCTGGATTAGTTATATCTTCTAACACAGTCTTGATAGCATTTACAACTTTAGACATATCAACATTGGCATTTACAAATTTTAAACCACTAGCATTAGCTATAACTTTATTAAAGTCATAACCCATATTTTTGAAATCATCGTAGAATGATCCCTTAAATACGTCAACTGACATGACTAACCCACACATAAGAACTACTTTTCTTATTAATTCTAATATAACTTTTAAGTTTAAACTAAACATTAAAGTCTTATTATCAGTTTGATTTGTACTCTTTGTAAATATATTACCTACAAATTCATTCATTTCTTTAACTGTATGTGTTAAAGAATAACTAATTGATAACATTAGAACCATAACTTGAAGATTTGCACGTCCCCAGTCAGAAATTTTAATAGTTCCAGTTGAGTTTTTTGCTACACTTTCCAACTCTTTAAGAGATTTAATATAAGTAATGGCATCTTTATAGGTTTTCTTTAGTACAGTAGAATTAGCTTTTTGTCTTCTAATTAATCTATTAAATGTACCGAAGATTAAATCTATAAGTTTTTGAGCCCATGCAACAATATTGGATTTAGCCTTACTAGCCATTTCTTTTACACGATCTTTAATACCTTCCATACTTGGTTCAAATGACCATACATCATCTATATCTAGATCTTCGCTAGTGTATTCCCATCCTAAAATGGCACTATTCTTAACGTCACTTTCACGTATGTTTGCGGCGAAAGCATCAAGTGCGTCTAAACTACTCGCGTAAGTTTCTAATCCATAATCATCCATAATTATTTTCACTATATATTTCACCTCCTTAGTAGCAATTTTATATAAATAAACGTATATTAACCGTCTATTTTTACAAAAATTTTGTTTGCATCAGGATTTTTTGTTCCCTTCTGCTACATCTTTGACTACTTGTCTTAATTTATATAAAGATGAGTGAAATTGTACATATGCTTCTACTATATCTTCATATGTCTTATCAGGTAGTACTTTTATAAATTCATCTAATATAGTATAAATATATCTATATTCTTTCACAACATCACGCAGAACATCTCCAACTAATGGATTATCATAAATACGATGTTCTACAGCTTCTATATTATTATCTATAATCTTTTTAAGCTCTAATAATCTCTCAGGGAAAATATTACGTATCTGTTTAGATATGTTATATTCTTGAAGCTTTACTACTGTACGGTCTACTACATTTTGAGATGGAGCATCTGGGTCTTGCCCCCCGCCGTCATCACCAAACATATTATCTCCAGCAGAGTCAAATGATGCATCTCCGAAATCACTTCCGAAATCCATGTCTCCCATTTCTCCAGCCCCGAATGGGTCATCATCGAAGTTTGCTTCAGCTCCTCCATCATCACCTACTGCTTCATCCATACCTTCAGCTTCATCAGCCCCGAATGGGTCATCCTCTCCTGCTTCAAATGATGGTTTATAATCTTCTAGAATAATTTGATCATCTGGATATATTTTAGCTAAATTTTCTAACCATTTATTGATCTGTAAAATTCTTGCATTTCCATCTTCATTTTCTTTTCTTCTATTATCATATTCAGATAAAACTGATTCATTGCTAATTTCCATAGTTTTAAACGAGTTGCTATTGTCAATATTATTTCCGTTACGTATTTTATCATATATCATCAATTTCCTCCTTTTCCTAGAATTACCGGACTAACTCTATTAATATCCATCGTCGGCTAATACTTTAGAACCATATTCACCATTTAAATTATAGAAACCTCCACTAGAAACCATTTTATCTATACGTTGTCTGGTTGTTAGAGTATCATCTTTATCGAATGTATTATATTTAATACGTTCTTTCTTGATTACTTCTCTTTTGTATTCTATGAGTTTTAACTTAGCGAATTTAACTAATTGTATTTGAGAGAGTATTCTATTAACTTCTTCTTTATCCCCTTCATTACGAGCCATTTCGTATTGGTTTTCAAGTCTCTCAAGTTTAGCGTCAAGATTATATTCAACTCTTTCTACAGATTTTATTCTACTAGCTAAATATTTACGCTTTTGTAGAGCTAAAATCCATGGTAAGAATATTATAGTACCAGTTATTGCAGTAAGGAAGAAACCTCTAATACCGATTAATCTAAGAGCACGAACTTTCTCTTCTCCATGGTCTAATTCGTCACTTAATAATTTTTCTTGTAAACGAATAGCTTCTTCTTTTTCAAATTCCACTTTAGATTTTAAAATAGGAATGTTCTTTAATGCTTTCCAAATAAATCCAAAAGCCTTTTTAGGAGCTTTTGCTAGGAAAACTATCATATTATAAGCAAATGAACCAGATCTAAGTCCAAATATTTTAATAGTTTTAAATAAATCTCCAATTAATCCTTCATTTGCTACCATTCCAGGAATAAAGTCAGCATCAAATATATCATACATATTAACTGGCTCTTCATAAGTATTAGTTAAAGGATTATATATACATACTTTATTTTGACCTACATAGTGAATATGTGAGTCTAAGTAAAGTAGTACGGATCCTTTATCTCTTATTGGTAAGTATAATACTGGATCGTCTTTAGATTCATTTACTAATTCATTTGCTGTTAGATTTTTAATTACAGTATTTCCTTCGAATTCTGTAACCATATTAAGAGAATTATATATATTTCCATTTTTTGTAGTTACTTCTATAGGTATATAATCATATTCTGTAATAGGAAGATCGCTGTTGTCTACTATTTTCATAACAGACTCCATTGATAATTCTTCATGCTTAGAACTGAATTTCTCTAAAATAGGATCATCAGGAGATATTTCACGACTAAATGTTGTATCAACGTCGTAATATGCTTCTGTGATAACTTTATCGGTAGTCTGATTTGCGCTAATGAAGTACTCTATATTAAGACGAATCGCATCTATAACTGTAATTTCTTTAGATTCATCATTATCTTTATATGTTAGTTTAGAAAGAGCTAACTTTTCTAAATCTTCATCAGTTTTACATTCTTGTAATGTAAACGTAGGCATAAGTTCACGTATCCATTCTACGTCACCTCTAGAACTAACCCCAAATGGAGATATCATTAATATACTACGATTAGTTATCACGATTGGTATATAACAATGCGACGGTTCAAAGGTTTCAAATAGAAATAACGGAATTATTATGTTATTAGCTGGTTCTACGAATAAGAATCTCTTACACATAGCTCCAGGACTACATATTTCTATAAGTTTTTTAAGTTTAGCATTTATAAGAACTAGCTCTTTATTAACCGAACTAAAGTCTAAATTTACTAATCCTATAGAAATATCTTCAGACCCATTATCAGTACTAGCGGTATAAGAACGTTTATTAACTATAAAAGATTTAACTATACTAGTCGCTCTTCTAGCTGCTATATACTCAGGTAAATTATACATAAAATTCCCTCCTTTCTTATAAGATAATTAACAGTCCGGTTGTTTTTACCCGAAAAACAAGGCGGTGTTAAACAATATATATTAAAATGTAAACCTAAAGGAGGGTTATGATGTTTATAACTAATTATGCTAAAAAGTATGAAGAATGTAATAACTATGGCTATTATAAAGATTTCTTTAATGAAAACTATGAAGCGGCTGAAGTTATTAGAAAATGTGAAGCTATGGCCAGAGAAAAATATGGTAAGTTTAAAAGTATCATATATAATAAGAACAAATATGAAATAATGGAAGATCTTAAAGAAGCTGGATTATTACAATGTCTAAGTCCAGACGTAATTGAAGAAATTAAAAAGTATACAGAACTTCCTAATGATTGTGCTCATGCTTTCAATAACATTGGATTATCATATAACTTATCTGCTAGTGCAAAATTTATACCTGAAGAATTCTTTAATATCTATGGGCTTCTTAAAATTAAAGAAAGAAGTAAAACTGATTTATTTGCCGATAGTCATTTCTTTATTCTAAATGGAGATAATGGAAAGGGACTATTTGCTCATATTGATATCAGCAGACTTATTGGTATTGGTGTAGATATTAGAAAGTCTGACATATATAGAAGATATATGGGATATTCTACAAATACAGACTCAGATACTTCTACAAAATATAGCAGCGATTTTGGATTAGGTATGTATGATGATTCTTATCCAGTTGCATGGTTTAATACAGACTTAGAATATAATGCACTATTACTAAGAATTATTACACATAAGATGATACACGGTGATAGAGAAATATTTGCAGAAGCTATAGTAAATGCTATATTAGATAAGTTTATAAGATTACAATTAACTCTATACACTTATGTAGTATTCATATATGGTAATAGAGATATCGTATCTAATAACCTAGAAACATTTGTTAAACTTGCATTCTTATTTAAACTTGTATATAATAGTGTAAATGGAATTGATACAGATGATATAGGTGATAGTATTAAGAAACTTATGAGAGACTTTAGTTATTGTGTTCAAAATAGAGGAGCATTTGATAGTGTTATAATGACTGCAGATTTATGGAGAAATAGATTGATTAAAGGATATCAAGACGTACCAAGCTTTAGTGATGATGCTATAAATGAAGTTCTTGAAATGTATCAAAAGAAAAGACATGCTGTTATAACTATAAATAAAATGAATAGACCTGTATATGCTAATAAGATTATAACAGGAATTAAATTAGTTTCATTAGAAAGTCTTCAAGATGATGTTTTATCAGAATATAATCTAAAGAAATCTTATAATGCATTTAAAAATGCACCAGCTAGATATGCTACAATTGGTATGGAATCTGTTAGTGATAAATCAGAATTCATGGTAACTAGAAGTAAATTACTAGCTAAATTAAAACCTAAAGATAGAGAAACATATATAGATCTTGAAAATGATCTTATGAAGATAAAGTCTGATGCAATGAATTGTAAGACAACTGATGGAATGAAGGTTCTTATGAATAAAATAAATACTCTTGGTAGTATAATATCTGTAGAAATGGATACTAAAGATGAATTTCTAAGAGAAGCTTTAGGACTTTTAGATGCACAACGTATAATACTAGCAGATATGATGGCTAGTCGTAGTGTAATAAAAGAAAATTCTGGAATATTATATGGTATGGTAAAGCTATAAAATAACAGCGGGGGCGAAAGCTCCCGTTTATGTACGGAGGTATTATGGTTAGTTACGAAGAAATTATGCATAATAAACATGAGAAATTTGATAACTTCCTTAAGGATCTTGGTATAGAAAAAGATGTATTGGTAAACTTTGTTGATAGTACATATGATCAATTTATACGTAACACTAGAGAAGAAATAGCCAAGTATAGAAATGAAGGTATAGAACCACCTGAAAATTTGGTAATAGATAATAATATATCATTTCAGGAGTATAATGAGAATAAGCAAAAGGTATTGGAAGCTATAAGTAATTTTATTGAAGCCGAGAATGAGAATGAAGGTAAAGAAGATGACTTTAGATTTCCGTATTGTGAAATATTTAATGGTAACTTTCCTAAACTTGATAAAACTAAATTATCAGACCAGGCTAAAGTTGCACTTAAAGTAGATGGTCTTCCAGATTTTGCTTATGACATTTATTATAATGCCGAACATAAAAAAGCTATTCCTATATATTATGATTATAGTACAGTCAATCATCAATGGGTTGAATTTAGTTTTATGTTAGAGAAAATGGGAGATTTCTTAGGTATTAATATAAACCATAAAGCTCCTCTTATAACTCTTAATAGAATGTTACTTGGTATAGATATAGATAATCCTGTCATTAGTAGTGAAATTCAAATAGCAGCTGCTATTGAATGTGAACAAAATCCTATTTATATGGTTAGAGAAGCTGGTCGTATAATGGACGAAGCTACAGGAGAAAGAATTCCATATGAAATGACTATTGCAACGTGGACGTTCTTATGGTTATATGCTCAAAGATTCAATATCTATCGGGAACAGTCAAGACAAACAGGTAAAACATTCGACCTTACTAAAGTATTAGGAATGGACTGGGGAGCTGGTCTTCGTAATGCTAAGATGTTAGTAGTACACTTTAACCAAGATGAAGCTGGTAAGAACAGACGGGGAATGATAGATGCTGCTAATATGCTACCTAGATTTCTTAAATTTCATACAATAAAGACAAAAAAAGTCAAAGGTAAGCAGATGTTAGTAGAAGAAGAAGATTTTTCTCCTTCTCTTAAAGCTAGAGAAGTAAAAAATGAAGAGAGAAATAACTTCTTAAAGATATTCGCAGTAGGTACAAGTGAAACTCAAGCAGAAAGAACCGGGCGGGGAGACTCACCTAGATTTGTATACGTAGACGAAATCAACTTTATACGTCATACAACTGCAATGCTTGGAGGTATACTATTTGCCCATGGTACTGCTAGACTACTTGCTATACGTAGTAACCAAAGACACGGTATATATTTTACATCTACACCAGGTAAACTTAATACTACAAGTGGAAGACTTATGTATGAGCTTGTATTTAAGGAAATGGCTCAATTTGATATAGAGTTCTTTGGATATACATATGAAGAACTATGTAAAGTAATGAATAATAGTAAGAAACATTTCTGGACTATGAGTTATGAGTACTTTGAACTTGGATTTAATGAAGCATGGCTTGAAAAGTCTATTAATGAAAGTAACGATAGAGAAGTATTTATGACAGATATGTTGAATCGTTGGCTTGAAGTTGATAGTGAAAGCTTATATGGTCAAAAACTTATGGGACGTGTTAGTAAACTTGCTAAAGAAACACCTCATAGAACTCTTATGTTTATGAAGAATCATAAGATGACATATTTTAGTCATGAAGATATTCCATTTGAAGATTACCTCAGAAAGTTCCATGCTATTAGTATTGGAGTTGATATAGCTTTCGGGGGTAATGACAGTTCCGTTGTATTTATTATGGACATGGAAACATTCCAGCCCATACTCAACTGGAACACTAACTCATTAGACGTAAATGATTTTAGTTTTGTTTGTATTAAATTCTTTAATTGGCTCAGAGAAGTTAATCCTAATATGATTATGGTTATAAACCCAGAAGTCGATGGTGTTGGTCAAATATATATGAATAATATGAGAAAGTCTGGACTAGAACCATATTTATTTAGAATAGATAAACACGTAGATAAAAACCTAGACGATAGTAGTTTTAGATTTACTAATAAAAAGCTTAGTGGAAATATATTATCTACATTTGGGACTAGACAGCGTAGTGCAGATACTAGAAAGTATATAACTACAGAATTATGGCGTCAACTTATAGATAAGTACCCATATGCATTTGGTAATATTATTTCATATAGTGAGCTTGGTACATTAAGAGAAGAACGTGGTGGTAAGATAAATCACAAATATGGATGCCATGACGATAACCTTATGGCGACTGCGCTTGCTTATATGGTTGCAATTAAACCAGATTATAGATTATCATTAGAAAAGAATTGGAACTTTATAGTAGATTATAGTAAGATAAAAGTATTATCTCTTACATCATTGGTAAATTCTCATTTAGAAGATACTAACTATTATAAAGAAGGTAAAATAGAATATGAAATTATTAACTATAGAGGAACTGATGATAAGATATATGATAAGATAATTGCATGGAAGTGGGTTAATGGATCTAAAGTTTATTTGAATGATGAAGAAATAAATGAAGAATGTTTACATGGACAACTAGCTGGTAAAGAAGACATATTTAATATGAGACTTCCTAGTATGGTTACTATGTTAAATACATTTAATAATACTATATCTAGCGATACACAGATGATGGGAAGGGCTAGATCTGTCACTTCTTATAATAAATATAATAAAAAAGATAAGAGATTGTGGTAATTTCGGCTATTAACAACCTACCTGTCTTAGATAATTCTTAAAGTAGGAGGTTTAGTGTATGAAATTATGGCAAATGTTAGTTGACGGATTTGTATACTATTTGAACACAGACTATGGACTATTTGTTATTCTGATATTATTATCAGCTTTAATAATAGCCGGAGTTATATCTTATTTTGGAGTTAAAAGTCTTGGTTTAGTTAAAGCACAAGCTGCTGAAACTATAAAAGAATTCCAAGAAAAGAAAGGCAACGATGCTAAAGTTGAAGTTGTAACAGAAAAGATTATAGAAAGTGTTACAAACAGACTAGAAAATCCAAAGTTTATCTTTAGAGGTAAAAGATTATTTTTACTAATATTGAGAACAGAAGCTGCTACTAAATATGTAACTTATTTAGTAAAGAATATTTGGAAAAAAGCAACTGGTGTCGAACTAAAGTAAAAGGTAAATAAAAAGCATACCCCAATTATGGTACAAAACCATAATTGGGGTATCACCTTTTATTTACGTTTCAAAATATATAGTTAATAAAATTGGAAATATGATAAAATTATCCTACCATAAATAGGAAAGTAAGATATAACTTATTTCAAAACTGAGGGGTAGTTATATGATAGGATAATTTTAGCACAGAATCGATAGTAACCGTATGTATTATTTCATAGCTCAATAAAATTTGAATTAGCTCTCTACCAAAAAAATATCGATTCTGTAATAAATCAAAAAAAATAAAAATATAAGCAAGTAAGTGGGAAACGTTGCCTGCTATTATCCAGTGACGGATTATAGCATTTTAAGAAGACTTTAATAAATGCTTCGTGCATGGGCCCAATCTCCTGATTAACAAGTCTCCACCTACGTATTATTTGTTGTATATAATTATTATTTATTATTTCCATATGAATGAAATAAGTTTAAAGATTTATGTAGATATGTTAAGAATGTTGATTCTCTTGGTTTATCATCTACAACCACTTCTTTAACTGTAAAGTAATGTATCTTAGGAGAACCTACAAAATAATTAACTTTAAGCTTTTTATAGAATCTACTAGTTATAAATCTATCTCTAATAACTTTTTGAAACTCTATAGTTTCATTTAAATCTTTATTCTTTTTATCTTTAATAAGTTTATCATGCACTTTATCCGGTTCATGCTTATCTCTATGGAATATTATTATATCTTTAACATTAACAGGTTCAAATATAACCTTTTCGGTTCTCAATAGCCACTCTACCACAGCATCTCTAGAATCCATTTGATTATATATCCAATTTGATTGGTAGAATCTATCAAATATTAATACATGATGATGGTGTATTAAATCAGATTGATTATTAAATTCATCAAACATATTCATCATTGTATTTATTCTATCATAACAGAATAACCAGTTAAGTAAATACCTGTCAAAATTAGTCTTATTGTGCTTTCTTAATAATTTAGCTATAATATTACCAATTTGACTAGTGTATGTAGGAAAACTTACTAAATGCACGGTTTGACTGCTATTATCAGATTTAACTTCTGACATAGTTTTATCTATATCTAGATAAAGAAACCTTGAGTAGGTTTCCTTACCTGATACATCATTACCTTCTATAACTACTGAATCTACATGAACATTTGGTTTTAGTTTAGGTAGATTTACAAATTTGTTATTCATTATTTGATACACAAGAGTCCTATTAATTTTATTAGTACCTTGTAAATTTTGTGTATCATTTTTCATTTCTCTATTATACATATTTACTATAAGTTTCTTTATATAGTTCTCAACAGATAAAAATGCATCTAGACTATAAGGTCTATTGTTAACTGTAAACATAGTCCACCACTTATAGATAGTTAGAGTTATATTATTCATTTCAATCACCTCTTAATTCATAGTTTCAGTTGTTACACTCCCATCGGGTAATAAATTATAATTTATCATACCTTCTTCACAGTATACGGTAGCTTTATTTCCAACTATTGAGCATTTAAATACATTAAACTTTAATATTTTAAATTTCTCATCATCTTTTATACCGAATACATTTTCTTCATTATCATAATAAAATGTTTTCATCTTCTCACTTCCTCTGTTAGAAGTTTAGCAACATCTTCACGTTTCTCAAACTCAATACATCCATTAGGATGTACCATAATATGATGTGTCCAAGGGTCCATAGCTTTCGATAATGTATATCTACAGTCTTGTCCATCATTTAATATAGTACAATCCTTTACAGATGTTACTAAAACTACTTCATCTTCAGTATTATCATTCCAAACACCTATTATTTGGTTTTTATCTTCTAAATATACTAACTTTCTTTTATTCATCACTATCTTCACCTAATTTCGTTTCCATTCCATCTTGTACCATAGCCTTACTATCATCTTTATCAGTAATAGGATTAAACATATTAGAAGCTTTATTCATTTCATTAATACGCATAAATAATCCTATAGAAGTTTTATGTTTAGTAAGGTCATCGCTATTTATATTATTAACTTCTAGTTCATATCTAGTCTTCTTTTCTAAGTTTTCTAGACATAATGTAGTAAATTTGTCTCTAAGTTCACATAATTTACTATCTTCTCCAGCATAATGTGTTAATGCATATGCTTCCATAAGATTAAACGGTCTATCCCATCCATCCATAGTTAGAGTTTGTCTTTTATAGCTACTCATATATTTATTTTCTTTTTCAGCATCAGTACTATCTTTAAATATATGAGGATATTCTGCAGACGGGTACATTCCACTACCTTTCTTAAATACTCCTATATTTTCACAATCTATAACAAGAGTTGCAAATCTATCAAACTCAGCATTAATATTTACAAGTTCGGTAATTGTACTACCTTCTGTTCCAGTTCTACTTTTCCACATACGTCCTTGTGTACTAAATGCATTTGTAGATGGGTCTAGATTAAGTCTAGAGATGACGTGGCCTTTAGAAGCACTTCCTCTATCAACAGAGTCTACAACCTTTTCAAGAACAAATGCAGAGCTAAGTTTAGCTTTTACAGCATTAGGAACTTTAATCTTCTTATCAATAGGAGCAGATTTAAAGTCTCTTTCTGCTACATATTGACCAATCTTTGGAGCATTATCTCCTAAGTGAGCTACCCATATAATAATTATATTACCATCACAATAGTTAGTAGCAGATTTAGTAAATTCTGTAAGCTCTCTATTTGTAGTAAGACCTACAGTATTATTAATTACATCTCCACCAGTTTCTATATCATTATTTGCAGATTTGATAGACGTAACAGTATCAACTATAAGAGTAACAAAAGGCATCATCTTAAGAGTTTGGCCAGGATTTTGAGGGTCTGGGAATGATACTGGTTTATATTTCATTTCTTTATATTCAGCATCAACCTCTTTCATTATAGATGCTAAGTCATCTGGGCTTGTTGTAGATATTACTGTAAATCTGTCTGATATAGTTTCTTGATCTAACTTTGTAAGTTTCTTAAGTCTTTGATCAGTATAAACCGCATTATCTGCGTCTATTACTACTAATCTATGTAGTGGATATCCTAAATGTAGACCGAATGATAATGCATCCATAGTAAATGTAGACTTACCAGCACCTGGTTTACTTGCTATACAGTTATGCGTACCGATAGCAAACCCTCTATTCTTACTTATTAAAGTACCATCTGTTTTTCTAACATTTTCACCCATCATAATATCAAATGTTGCAAATCCAGTAGGGACATAACGATTTAAAGTCTTGTCTATTTTCTTATTTAACCAACTCATTTTATTTTCCTCCAATTTTATTAATTATATTATTTTATAGGTACATCAACCAAGTCATTATCTAATCCATATGCTTTAAGGACTTCACTCATATATCTAAGTGATTTTTTATTTTCTGGACTATCTGTTAAATCCTTTAATGAAACGTCTCCTGTTCTTATTATAGACTGTTTCATTTCACGTTTAGCAACTAAGTCATGAGATGCTGGTCCTAACATCTCTTTAATAATATTAGGAGAACCATTTCCTATTAGTGTAGCTATTTCACTATCTGATAAACTTCCTGATTTAGACGCACCTGTTACTTGTCCTGTTATATTACGTAGTGTACTTTCTTGTGCAGCTTTACCTTCTTTAAGAGCTATTTGTTGGTTTGCTCTTACATATAATGGAAGTATAAGAAGTTTTTTATTAGAAAGTACTCCTTTACCATTTCTTATATTAACATGTGGCAAATGCACATATTCTTGGTTTATTATTTGTTCACTTTCTCTAACTCTACGTAACACATGACGGTTTGGTTGTGCATAGAAGTTCAATATATTAATAAGATATTCTACTAACTGGTCTCTATCTTCACAAGTTGTTAATAGTTCTTCTATTCTAGCACCTTCACTTTCATCAAGCATTTTAAATACACGTATAGTTTCAGATACTGCAAACTCTATATCTTCGTCTTTAACTTTATCATACTTCATATTATACCTCCGTTAAATCAAACCCATTTAAAGTATCATAGTCTGTATTGATACTTTCAAGTGCAGATATATCAACTGATAATTGACCACTTGATAAATATAATACTAATAAAAGATATTGATATAACCATTTACGAAGTTGTACTTTATTATATAATCTAGCTTCTTCTCTAGGTTTATCAGCCATCATATTATATATTATATTATCTAATGCATCAAATATATAAGTTATATGTCTAGCAATACTCATAGATCTTACAAATCCTAGTCTAAAGTTTTTCATAGTAAGCTTATCACTATTACGTTTCATCCATTCATCAAGTATATTACTACAAACTCTAGATGTATTTATATATTGGTCTCCTAACCTACTTATAAGTAATGTTCTATACTTCATATTCTTAGGATTATTATTACCAAGACCAATCATATCTAATATACGACTAGATGGCGACTGTAGATTATTCATAGCTATTTCTCTAATAGCTTCAAATAAACCAGCACCAGCTACATTATTCTTACCATCAGCAGATTTAGCATATGCTATTTGTATTCTAACATCTGGGTCGTTAAAATTCTTATGATAAGCAGTAGCTATACTATTAATCATATTATTATATCTAGGAGTAAAATCTTTTAACATCTCACGGAATAATTTATCAGATGGGTTTTTAGTTATACGTTTTTCCCAGTTTTGAATAAATGATTCTGTTTTCTTTCCTATTACAATTAATAGGTTTCTACCAAGTTTATTATAATCTAATCTAGAATCAAATTCATCTATAGTATATTGCATTATAAGTTTATTAAATTTTCTAGGAAAGTATTTAAACATATATAAACTATAGCATAATATACCAAGAAAATTTATAAATATAGGATTTCTAGTTTCAAAATAACTAAATAGTAGCCCAAGTTTTAAAGGATCTGCTAATCTAGCCATTAGTCTATATTCAGAACTTTTAGATATCTCTTTCCAATCATTTGGAGATATATTATAAAATGCTGCAAACTTATTACGAGTACTTTCTCCTAGAATCGGGTAATTATTTATTAATCCATCTGTAAGAACTGACATATTCTTTTTAATATAAAGACCGATTAAATCAGAAATATTATCATGTGTTTCTTTAGTAGTACGCTCTTTATATATATTATATATTACATCTTTCATATTTTCACCTCACATATTTATTGTGTAAAATTACATATAACATCATAAAACGTCATATAAGCTCATTATACACGTTTTAAGGCTATTCAAAGATAAAAGTCATAAGATTAATAGTAAACATTTATAAAACGCGTAATAACAGCATTATAGAGCGTTTAAATACATTTATAATGGTATATATTATTTTATACATAAATTTAACCAAAAATAAAAAATAATGGATGGTAATAACCCATTATAAGTTAATACCATCCAAAATTTTACTTATCTTATTTTCTTCTTAATGCATGGAATATAGCCATTTCCATTTTTTGTCTCCAAGTAGCTTGTACAGATTCTGCAGCAGGAGCTTCTTCAACTGGTTCTTCTGGAACTTCAGGTTCAGTCCCTTGATCTCCGGCATCATCAGCTGGTGAACCCATGTCATCAGATGATACATCATCACCCATTGTATCTTCTCCACCAGATCCTTCTCCTACTTGATCATATCTGTTAATAGTAACTTTATCAGCATCAAAATTTTCATCTTGAGAAGCTAATTCAGTTACAGTAGAAGCTAAAGTATCTTTACCTTCTTTTGGTTGTTCAGTTCCATCAGGCATTTCTTCTGTAGAAAATTCTTGATTTCCATCAGCAGTATTTACAGATTTCATTGTAGATACATTATCAAATGATGTAGAACTGTCTTCAGATTGATTAGATAAGTTTGATTTAGCAGCTTCTAAATCTTCACTGTCTCCACCAAGAACACCTTTTAATTCAACTGAATCTAATAAAGCTAACTCTTCAGCAACTTCAGAATAGTCTTCTCCACCTTCAGCAGGAGCTTCAGCTGGAGCTTCGTCTGCACCGTCAGTTTCTTCAGCTGGTTCTTCACTTTCTTCAGTAGGTTCTTCTGGAGTTTCAGGTTCTTCCTCAGTTTCTTCAGGAGCTTCTTCCTCTTTAACTTCTTCAGCTTCTTCCTCAGTTTCATCAGATTCTTCAACTTCTTCTTCTTTTTCTTCTTCAGTTTCAGTATCTAAGTCTTCTTTAGCTATTTCATCATCTTCTTCTTCATATTCATCTTCATCAGCAGCGTCTTCTTCAACTTCTTCAGTTTCATCAGAATAATCATCAGTAGATTCATAGTCACCACTACCAGAAGCATCTTCTACTCCACCGTCTGCGTCTAGTATAGTACTAGTATCTCCTTGGATATCTCCTATACTAACAGATTTCTTTTCACCTGGAGTATCATTAGTTTCAGTAGAACCATGATCTCCTTGAGCTTCTTCTAAAGTTTTAAATTCATCATTTCCATTATCACCTGGAACTTGAACATACATTTTATCAGCAGAAGTAACTTCTGTTTCATTTTCAGCATCAGAGAATACTGATTGATTATCATTATGTTCAGCATATTCTTGACCATTTTGTTCAGCCATCATATGTTCTACTTCTTTATTACCAGCAAATCCAGTATCATCGATAGTAGTTTGGTTTGGTTGTGAATTTTCTTTAATCTTTTCAATTACTTCAGGAGCTCTTTCTTCATCACTAGCAACTGGTGCTATTCCTCCCATCTTTTCAGCTTTAGGGTTTTCAGGAATATCCATTATGTCATTTCCTTCACCTGAAAGATTTTCATCTAGTGCTCCTTCTTTTTCTATAGCTTCAATTTCTCTTGCTATTTCATCTGCAACATTTTCTTCAGGAAGAGTTTCGTCAGCTCTTCTTTCTTGGTTAACTCCCTCATGGTCGTCTTCCAATTTGTCAATAAATGTAGCAGTTTCTTGTGGGTCCACAGCAGTAGGTATTTGTTCGAAATGGTCAGAAGCAGTTTCTTCCATTGATACTTTACCTTTAAAAGCGAATCCCAATGCTTCAAATATGTTATCCATGGTTTCCTCCTATATTTAAGTTTAGTTCATTTTATTGAACACTTCATTGAATTTTGTATTAAGGTCTCTAAAAGTTTGGTAATGTCCAGAATTAGGTAGATTTAGTAATATACCTATAAAAATAGTAACTGGAATATAATCAGTAATAGTACCTTCAGATATTTTACCAACTAATTCAAGCACTAATTTATGTGGATCATCTAGACTAAATTCACGAGAATCTTCTGTATCTTTAAGTAAAGACTTACATACGGATGCAATATAATTATTAAATGTAAGTAATGATTTACTAGATATAATATCTTCAACAGTTTTATTAAGAGCATCATAATACGATTTCTCTAACTCTTTAAGTTCAGCTAAATCAAATTCTTCGATTTGTTGAGGATTTAATTCACCTATAACTGTTGTATTTATAACAGGTTTAACATTTGATAATTCTTCTGTAAGTTCTTCAAATGAGTCTCTTTCCATACCAATTGCAGGGTTTGCTATGGTCTTAGATAATCTCTCAATTTCTTTATCCTGCTCAGTTTGTTGTGGTTTATTGACTCCATCATACAGAACCTCGGCTGCATCTAAAAGATCTTTTAAATAGTCTTCTGGTTTATCTCTAAGAACATCCCTAAATCCAGCAATATTTGCATCAGCTAACATTTTAATAAAAATAGCAGCCGCCGCTTTTTCAGGTTTACCGTATTCAGTTAATGCGTATTCGAATTTATCACCAGGGTCCGCACTAACAATCTCATCAACAGATTCATTAGAAGTTTCTTCATCAAAATTGATATCGAATTCATCATCTAATAAATCATCCATTGCGTCTTCATCATATTTAGACTTATCACCCTTTAATGCTGCTGCAGTTTGTTCTTTAGCAGATTGTAGAAGTTCTTTAAGTTCTTCTTTTGTTGCACGTATTTTTTCAGAAACTTTTCCACTTCCATTAAATTTTACCATCTCTTGTACATATACTGCTAGCGACTCTTTAGTCTTAACAGGTAAATCATATTTAAGATCCATATTATCTTTATACTCTTGTATTTCAGATTTTATAGTGTTAGTAAAGTGTTTAACTAGAGTGTTTTTAAGTTTCGTTAAATAACTTTCTTTACTTGTATTTTTAGTATTTTCCATGCCTTTTCACCTCACTTTTAATGAATTTAATACAGGATAATTGTTAATATACGGATTTCAAAACAATAAAAACCAAGAAAATACCAGGGAAAAAGTAAGTCAATAAAAAATTTTTGCGGTACATCAGTCCACCCTCTCTCAAAACGAGAGAGGGCTTTCTAATGAATATAATATAAAGGAATGCGTAAATGATATAATAATGGTTATAGGCGATACATTACTATATCTTCCGATAGGTGTGCTATAACACCCATAGCATAGTCCAAAGCCAATAATAAAATTTTCTAAAGGAATAAGAAAGAATTAAATAAACGTATCTTTCTGTGATAAATATGTTATTCTTAAAGTATTGCATAAACTTAAAATTAATAACTGGAGTTATTTAACTGTTATAATTTATGCTTTGGACTATCTTATGGATGGCCGAGTATACTGGAATATACTCGGCAGTTTAACAAACACCAATACAATTTTCAAAGGAGCGGTGAACGGCAACGTGCAAGTTCACCTTAAGTGACTTATGACATAATGTCACAAGATGTGTTAGATGCATGAATTTTGCATCCGAGAATTTAAAAATTTTAGAAATTTATAGTAAACACGTCTAACGTGTTCCTATCTTAGTAAAATCCTCTATAGCTCATACCATCTTTAGATACTTCGCTATCAGGAGTTGTACCTGTTAATTTAGATACATTTGTCTTTTGATTGATGATTATTGCTTCTGCATTAGCATTTTCAACATATGGAACTAACTTAGTAAGGTTAGTGTCTTTAACATCTTTAGAAAGTTGTTTTAATTGTTGTTTCATATGACTTAAGCTCATCATCATAATTCTATCTAGAACTAATTGTTCTGTCTTCATAACATTGAAGTCAATGTTTGAGTTATTGAAGTTTTCTAATAATGTTTTATCAAGTGCTGATATTTGTTGCAACTGCTCAGGTGTTAACCCGTTTGATACATTTGCAATGCATCTATATAATGGTAAACCTGTTATTACAGATTTAACATTTCCTAATTCTTTATCTGCCATAAGCATTACTTTTATAGTATTCAATGCTCCTTCAGCAAATGTAACGATTTCTTCACCTAATTTAAGAAGATCTTCAGTTCCCATTTTTGGAAGTGATAACATTGGTAATGCAGAATATCTTTTCTTACCATTTTTATCTAACCCATTTTCAAAGATATAATCTTTGATTTTTGCATCAATAGAGAAATAAATTGATTTTCCATCAACTGATTTAAAATCTCTTTGAATTTTAACTTCTTTAGCTTGTTTTGTGTTGTCAATGTCTGCTGATGCTTCTTTGACTCTGTACACTTTTGGTTCCATACCATCGGAACCGTCATCATTTGTAGTTCCGTACATCACAGGATATTTATTTTCAAAATAATCCCCTTCCTTTAATCTTTTTTCGATCAGGTTCATTGCACCTGTCAAGTTAGTAGTTTCTAAAACTGCCATTCTTAATACCTCCTAAAAAATTTTTTTATATTAAATTATAACGTCAGACAAAATAAAATAGGTGCTTAGAGAAATGATAGGAACTAAGCACCATAATACAATTTTTCGATAATACACAATTAATTACTTAACTTTGATAATCTAATACTATAATAATTTTATTTTGGAGAAGGATTGTGTATTATCGCTTTATTTAAAATATATATAAATGTTATATATTTCGCTTTATTATATGTAATTATCTAAAAGCTAAGATTGCTGTTTAAACTCAACGTTATCTTTATCACCGTCGATTAATCTTACACCTTTAATAGTCACACTAGTTTCTGCACTAGACAGAATGTTTAATTCTTTATAAGTGAATCTATAGACACGCATATTACCCTTGGCGTCTGTAGTTATTATATTAGAGAGAGGAGTAAACTTCTGAACTGGCAATCCCTGACAGTTGATAGTAATCTCCTCATATACAGTGTTGTCTAATTTTTTACCAGGAAGTGCTTCAGAATTCTTAAATACTACTTCTTGGTTTCTACTCATAGGAAAAGTTTGTTTAATATGTTTACCAGATGGTGTTACATATATCTTATTATCTCTATAAGAAGACGACCCTATAACCTTAACACTAACATTAGCGACTGACTCTGTTATTCTATAATCAGTCTTCCCTAATTTAACTATTACTCTAGGATATACTTTTTCACTTCCTTCTCTAACTACCAGCACAGAAAGATTTGTAGTTAATTTAGCATTATCTACATTCGGGTTATTGTCCGAATTTAATAGATAGAACGTATCCCCGTCTACACAAGTATAATACTTTGTAGAATACAAGTTTATTTCTTGGTCTATAAATTTTATAAGATCTGTAAAACTTGTAAATGGTACTATAAATCTTCCCATCGGTTTATCATTTTCTATTTTACTCATACATAGCTGATAAGTATTAAAAGATTTCTTAAAAGCGTACTGTATGAGTTGAGAAGGTGTAGGATTCGGCATATTAAAGTTAATAGAAGCTTTAGATTGATAATGTATCTCTCCTGGTTTATATAATTGTAATTTTACAGTTATAGGTGACATACTACTTTCACTTTTAGTATTAACCGCATCCTGAACCTTCACTTTCATTTCATTATCTTGTAGTATTCCTACATAAGCTCCAGATTCGATAGGTTTTTCTTGGAATCTAGACTTAGAAACAGGAATAACTTGAATATATGTTGCCAATGCTTTTGGGAAATTTGGAATTACATCTCCCTTTAGTTTATATAACTTAGTAGCAAGTCTCATTGGCATAGTAATCTCTAATCTTCTTATTGGGAAGTCTAGATTTTTGTAGTCATTTAACTCTGTAAAACGGATAGTACATCCGTTTTCATGCATAAATTGCAACCCTCCTATATCTACACTGATAGTATGCATATTAGGAATTTTTATTTTAACACTATTCCCTTGCTTAGGATTTATAATAGATGTTAATAAGGATGTAGCTTTCTTTATGATACTCTTATCAGCACCTTCTTTTTCTCCAATATCAGTTGTAGTTGATTTAAAATCATACGGTTTGAACTCATATGGCATATACTTCACCTCCAATTTTACAGAGTTATGTTTTTATTATGTTTAGTTTTTATAATTTTTAATCCACATATTAGCTGCAGCTGCATTCGTTTTCCAAGCAGATTCAGCTGGATTAGGATTACCAAATCTATTTATATTTGGCATAGCAAATGTTTGAACACTTGGTGTAACTGGATTAGATTGCTGTGGAGCTGATACTTGCTTATTCACCATATTAGCCACATATGCTTGAAATTCTGGACTTAAATTAGCATTACTACGTGCAATTGGTAAATCATTTAATTCAACTTTTCTATCAGCAATTGTAACAACTTCACCAGATAATAACTTACTCATTATTGTGAATTGTTGTTCAATTGTTAATCTTTGTAATTCGTATTCATAAGCATTTATATTTGAATTATCTTCTTTAGCTACTTGATTATTATTTGGAGTCCCAATGATATTATTTATAGTATCTCTTACACTACTATGTAGAATATTAGGATCTATACGATATGTATTACCTAATATAAAAGCTAGGACTTTTTCACTAATTTGATTCATATCTGCTTTCATAATAGTTAAATCTGATAACTGAACTTGTTTACCACAGATAGCTATAAAAGCACCATCAAGAATTCTATTTGCTATAGCTAGTTGATCATCTTCAGATAATGATTTTATAGCATTATCAAATTCTTCACGAATTTCATTAGCTTGATCAACTAATGTTTTCTTTACTGGTTCAGTATTTAATGGTTTAATATTTGCTATATCATTTATGGAATTAACTGGTGGATATGCATCATATTCTATACCTTCTTTATGATTTACTATATGCATAGGTATAACACCATGCGAATAAGGTCCAGTTAAGTTATCTGAACCATTATTAGCTGTAACAGGTTTTTCTTTACATTCTTCCTTAATATCATTTCTAGATGGCATATGTTTCATAGCCATAGCTTTAACCGGAGATATATATTTCATTAATAAATTAGCAAATTCTGGATCTCTAGTTATAGCTTCTACCAAATCTTCTCTAGTAATTGGATGTTCTTTTTCTACAGTTTCAGCCTTTTTAATCATTTCATCTGTAGTTTTATTTAAAGATTCATTAAATTCTTTCTCTCTAACTTGTTCTTCTTCAGCTTGTTTTCTCATTTGTTCTTCAAACTTTTTCATTTCAGCTATTTCATTTTCTGTTTCTTTTTCTTTATTCTTTTTAGCTTTTCTTCTACCAAAGTATACTCCAACACCAATTCCTAATGCAACAACTCCTGCTCCTATTAATATTCCTTTATTTGTGATATTCATATTCTATTTCCTCCTTTAATTTATAGATATTACTTATCTATATTGATAATAATTTCCTGGTAAAATGACGTCGTTTACTTGAACTGTATCGTTTCCAGGATAGTAAGTTCCATTTGCCATTGCTGCAGCTCTTCTTGCTTTAGCTAATTCAATATCTTTCTTAGCCATCATTGCTGCAACATCCTTATTCTTAATAAAACGTTTACCGTTCTTGTATTCAAAGATGTCATCACCTTCTTTAGTAACCATCTTATCAGCAACATACTTTGCAGTAGCTGCAACCCCAATTGCCATTAATACCGAAGCTCCTACAACATAACGAGTTTTGATATCAAACTCGTTTCCAAATAATGTAATTTTCATTTACATCATTCCTCCTTTTTATTTTTATTTAAACGTTTAAATAAAAGATTTGATTCTTTTATTCTACCTTATTATATGTAATTATTGAAAATGTAAGTTTAACGGTAAATAAAAAGAATAACCCATATCATTTTTATTTGATATGGGTTTATTTTTCAAGAATAGACGAGGGAATGTCTAGTTAGCCTTTTAACGATTACATATACTAGTATAGATATATACTAACACTATAGTGCAATATAGTATTAAATATATGTATATCTAAGGTGGTGGCATTATAGTTGATTCATAATGTAGATTTCTACCATAATATGATAAATAATTTTAAAGAACAAGATTTAAAAACTTGTAATTATGATTATTATCAACATAGTATTAACCTACGTTGTTATCTATCTGAGTTGTATAATAAGATAAACTCTGAATTTGACATAGCAGTTGATGATATAGAATCATTATATTTCATTAACAGTAAGCTAAGTGAAGTTAAGAGAAATCTTTGCAATTACAGAAATAATGTAATTAATACTTAGTGGTAGCACACCAAACACTATCGAGGATAGTGTATAAAGAATCCTCATTCCCTCTTCTATATTTTTTTTGTTAATTAATTTAACGGTAAATAAATGGCTGTCCCCACTAGCTTATGCTATTACTAGTGGGGATGAAATCTATCTAATAATGTTTGATAATATTATGGCGGTAGAAGAAGGATTTGAACCTTCGGTACATTACTGCACACTGTCTTAGCAGGACAGCCTTTTAAACCACTCAAGCATTCTACCATGGAGTGCCCACGGATGGTTGGTTCGTGGGCTCGAATAAAGAAATTTAAAAGACTTATAATCTTAATCTCTTTAGAACTTGAAAGAATACAATTTTCGGTGTATCGAGTAATATGTTTAATAATTTATGAACACATATAAAATAGTTATATAAATAACACATTCTCGGAAATAGAATAATTTATGTAACTTATATTCTCATATAAGTTTTGAGAGTAATAATAACGAGATGAAAAACTCTTATTAGCTTTAATTATTTAGGTTTAATAATTATTAATATTAGACAGAACATCATCAATACAATTTTCAGGTGAAATTTACTTAATACCCCTCAGTTATTATTATTCTCAAACCTCATACGAGGTAGCAATACAATTTTCCGATTTCGAATAATTATTTAGATATTTTTTGATATAATGTTTATCAAAATATGTTTTTAGGAGAATTTTAATGAAAAAACATTTTACAGAATAAAAGTTTCCTCTTAAAATTCGTATGGTTTATATAAAAACACTAAAGACTAGTGTAATTATCTAGAGATAGTCCAGATTACTGGAATCTGAACATCAATACAATTTTCTTAGTAAAACATTTATACTTCTTCCGATGCCAAAATATTTAGCTATCGAAATATTTGCGTCGTATAGAATTTCTATACATCACAATTTGTTAGAATGTTTTATTGATTACATGAAAAATAATTTTATATGAATTCTTTACCAAGAAAGAATTATGCACTTAATCGAGTAAGCCATTTGACTAAGTCTTCACACGCTATTGCTATCCAAGCATTACGGCCAATCTATCGCGAATCAGGCACAGCTATTCCACAGTATCCTCCATAGACTTACAGTCCCTCAACCTTAGTCAAATTTTTACGACTTATCTCAATTTGATGGCTCGTGCACCACTGAGATCAAATCTTTTGGCTCATGGCACTTCTTGCATCTCACCTGGTGGCTCTTCAAGCGCGAGCAGCTACTTCACAGAACCGATCAACTTCATAGCAACAGCTGGGTACGACTCAGTCACTCACCAGCACTGTCAACGCGGACATGTCTGCTATCAAGATTCTTGTTGTCGCTTTCAACGATTTTTCAAATCGAGCGTACTCATTCCAAGAATCACATTTTTCGTTGTTAAATTTAATTTTCATAAATCACAAAAAATTTAAACAAAGAGAGTTAATTAATAATAAATTATTAATTAATCACAAACACTCGGGTAATTACAATTTAAAATCAGTGGGATGGAATTTATGTAAATAAATTCCCCAGGCTCCCAGGATTTTAAATTGCATAATTAAAAAACTATTAATAAATTATTTATTTACGTAATCTAAATGGAGTAAATAAATAATTAATAGGTTTTATAATAATATTTATAATAATTATATTTACGTAGTCTAATACGAAGTAAATATAATTATTAATAGGTTTATAATTAAAATAAGGTAATTATTTTAAAATTAATTTAATATTATATTCATAAATTCATATAATATTAAATATAATTATTAAAATATTATTATTTTAACATATCAAATATTAATATATTAATATTTGATATGTATAATTCTTTATTGTTTATTTTTTCTACGATTTATTACATAAATCTATAAAAAATACTAAAGAAAATTGTTAATAAATTCACATAAAAAAAGCAAATAAATATGAATAAAGACTCAGTAAACCTATAAAATTACTTCGTAAATTTAATAAAAATAAATTTAAAATTATAAATTTCTGAAAGAAAATTTTCTATTTCATAACTCTATTTTCAAAGATTCGTTTCATAGAAAATTCTATTTCACTCATCTTTCAGCGAAGCTCGGAATATTTTATTTTAATATTCAATAAGGAATATTCTGATATTCATATTCATTCATATCAGAATTTTATTATTTTATTTCATAAGGATGTAATTAATATATTCGTCGTCATTATATTCCTCCTCTATATTAATTACTTATATATTAATACTATTTTTCTTTTTTCAAATATATTATTTAATTATATGTAATTGAGTGAAAATTAAAAATTTTATAATTGACAAATAAATTGTGAGATAAGAATTTTAGTTATCCTTTTCTCTTATTTCATATCATATCTTTGGAAAGAATATCTTATTCAGTTATAATAAAAATTAATAAATTTATTTTCAGAAATTAAAATTCTAATTCTATAAGTGAATTAATAAAAACTGCACTATTAAAAGTCTTTAAATATATTCAATAATTAATAATTAATAAAAATTGTATTGATATAAACTTATTAATTAAATAAAATAATTAGTTTAAGATATTCTTTCAGAATATAAAATTTAAATATTATTATTCATATAAATTATTTCATAAATATTATTTTAAAAAACCTTTTATTAAGAAATGGAATGAAGTGTAGTAAGTTATTTACTTACGTAACGAGAATGAACATTTCCTAGAATGATCGAGAATAAAATTACTTTAAAAATTCGTATTTAGATGAGAACGAATGTAATGAGTCGAATCTAAATAACGACATTTAGTAATTTTATTCGAGAATTAATATATTTTATTTATTCGTGCGCGTGAGGAGGTGTGGCGCCCCGGCCCCGGCCCCGGCTGCCAATTTTATTTATTTATATATTTATGGTATTATAAAATGCGTTTAAACGGCTTTATAGGCCATTATTAAAGATTTTAAGTATATTAGGTAATAATTTATATGGTTAATTATATAAAACGTTAAATAAGGCTATTTAAGAGCTTTAAAATTGATTGGAGGATTTTATGGAAATTAATGTACAAATGGACAATAGCGAGAAGGAATTTATTAAAAACGCTATAGCTTCGGTTCTGAGAGAGAAAGGAAAACCATGTATTTTATTAATATATGGGAATAAAAATGATAAGTTAGAGAAGAGTAAGGTTGGAGGACTTCCTGTAGTTACTGAAGGATTTAAGATTCCTGTAAGCAAGGCACATAATCAAATGAGTATGTTAGTGCAAATTAATTGTAGTGAGCTACCAAGTAATGATTTATACCCTAAAACAGGATGGGTTCAATTTTGGGCTGACCTTACTAATAAAAATGATGAAGAAATGATTAATGGTATGCCGGATGCGATGACAGTTGTTACATATCAACCTAGTAATAAGAAAATATTGGCAGTTGAAGAGATTGATAAACTGTATGATCCTCCAGTTAATGGAGATAAATTCTTTTTATATGGGAAAGATAACTCAATTGATATAACATTTAGTAAGGCTACTAGTTACCCAGAACTTACTGGAAGCTATGAGAAGGCTGTATTAAAGTTATATAATAAAGCATATGGTACTAAATATGGTTATGTATCTGAAATATTTGAAAGATTTACTAGAGAAAAAGCAAATAGATATGAATATAAACATCCTACAACATCAATTGCAGAACTTGCATATTTTTGGCGTAGAATAACAGGTAAACAAGAAGAAATAGAAAGAAAAGAAAGAGACCAACATATGGCTGAGTTATGGAAATATACAAAGTCATTGAAGAAAGAGATTCTTAAAGATTATACATTAGAACATGATAGAATCGGAGGATATGTATCTATATTATCTGACTCAATAGATGTAGTTGGATATGATTTTGCTGGAGAAGTAATACTTAATCTTATACCAAAAGATCAAAATGAATTAAAACCTATTGTACAAGCTCATCCTGAGTGTGTATTTGAATGTTATTGGTATATAACTAAAAAGAATGAAATACTAAATGGTGGAGCAAATTATACTACTACGTTTTTTAGTTAAACAAAAATTAAATGTAATGTTAATATTACAAAAATATATCAATTTGATATATTTATATATAATCAGTACCGTAATTTAGAGATTTTAACCAAAAATCTATGTTTGTCATTCGAAAAACTTAGAAGTTCTTAATAATTATTTATAGTAATACTCTGAAAATTTCAATTCTTGTGATAATATGTAATACGCAAATAGTGTCTTAGATACATGTCATATGAAGTTCATATTTACAGTATACTTTTAGAAGTATACAACTCCTTTAAAAATTGTATTAATATTACGGTACATAAAAATTAAATACCCAAATACTTTATTGGTATTTGGGTTTTACATATTTTTTACCGCAAAAATTTTAAACATATATGTGTATTCGTGATCTGTTCCTTCGTTAGGATTATACAAATATTAAAAATACATATTTTGTGTGAAAATATTATATAGTGTTATTAACCAAACCAACTAACTATTTGTATAGTCTATAATGATAAATCACGAACAACAATTTCTATAAAACCTTATTCATAATTTGATAAAAGCTTAATATAGTTACAATTAGAATATAGTTGTTCAAACCAAAAAATAATCATGATAAAAAATATATATTTGAAATCTTTATGTTAATATACTTATATTATTTACGGAGGTGAAAACCTCTCCTATTTTTTATTTATTTTTTAGATTTTAAAATATGTATTTTAATTTCAATTATTTAAACATTTGTATAAATAATTATTCATATAAAAATTTCTACCTAAGTTTAGCTACCCACAAAATGAATATTAAAAAAATAAAGGAGGAAACACACCTTTCCTATTATATAAATATTTTTATATATCTGTAGTTAAACTTAACATTTTTACATCTAATAAAATTAGAACTAAAATATAATATCTAATATAATAAATTACTAAAATAAATACTAAAATATAAAAATTGTATTCTGTTGGTAATAGGAGACATGTAATAGGTGATTGTAATAGTCATTAAACTATATTCGAAAGTAAGTGTATAAAAAGATTATCATATTATTAATAAAATTGCATTTAATGTATCAAATTGTATGAATTATAACAATTGATTAAATTAATTGTATCAACTGAAAATTGTATTAATGAAAATAACTTAAGAACATACATAACTAAGGACTAAGTTATATTCGCTTTAAGCAATAAAATACATTTCTATTGGAAAGTAGAAAATATTAGGAGAGTAAGCTCTAATAGAGTTGAACTGTTGGAGCTTCTCTTTCAGCTCTTAATTCTATGATTTAATATAATAACTTAATTATTATATTAAATGATGGAGTTAAAGTGATAAAAAAAAGAATATACTCCCTAAGGTATAATGGCGAAGTATATTCTTTAATTTGCTATGCGGCTAACCTAGATAAGTCACCACTAATAAGATCTAAATACTTAACGTCTTCATCAGCAGCTTATCTAATAGCCGGATCGATGGCGTTAACAGATGTTACCATCTTATTATCTTTCCATCTACCAACATAAGTATACAATTCTCTATAGAAGTCTTTCTTTGGTAAGTTCAAACTTCTAAGATATTCTGTATACTTACTAATACAATTTACTAAGAACTTATGACGTTCAAAGTAAATTATATCAGATCTATGATTACCCATATAGACCACCTCCTTAATTCGAGTTTATCTCTCATCAAATGAGGTTTGATATTATAATAATATGTAAGACTATTATTATATATCTACTATATTATATGTAATCATCGATTTGATAAAAATCCCCATATTTTATAGTGATATGGGGATACTACTTTTATTTACCGTCAAATTTTAACAAGCCTCCTGTAAAATTTAAACATAAAGAGAGGTGAATTTACATGAGATTTCATGCACTTGATCGTAATTATAATGGTAGGGAAACGCTTTTAGAAGGATGGGATGCATTTTTATCTTCAGTATTTGTACTTGTTACAACACCGTATGGATCTATTCCTGAAATGCCTACTGCTGGTTTTGATATGTTAGAACTGTTTGGATATGAAGAACATGACCAAAATTATGAAGACCTATGTACAGAGTTTAAAGAGAAAGTAGCAGCATTGGAAAACTCTATCCCAGTTGAAATTAGTATACAACGTTATAGTCAAGACAAGTCTATAATAGATATAAAGATTACATATTCTTCTGGTACAAAGTTGTATAGTGAAGTTATAAGAAATAAATTGGAAGATGGTAAAGTATTAACGTACTTTAAAGATATACGTTTAAGATAGGAGGTATAACGTGTCAAATATAACAAATGATGAATTACGTAGTAAACTTACTACATATTTACAGAAATCTTTTCCAGACGATGATATAAATGAATCTGTTACTACTGTAATGCTAAATGTAATGGGGTATGCATCAAAGCTTGGAAGAGATATTAATATAATTGAAATATATAAGGAATTACGTGCACTTGATAGTCCAGATGCTATGAGTAAGTGGTTTAATGAGTATATCCTTGGAGATAAAATTAATAAGAAAATACAAGCAGCATCTAAATATGATCCAGTAAAGACTACTGCTAACCCTATAGATATAACTATGGGACAAGCTAATAAAATATTACATGGAAATTTACCAGTAGATAATGAAACTGACTATGAAATAGCTATAGAAGAAATAAGAAAAGCTATATTTAGAGATCTTCGTGAAGAATATATCAGGAAAAGATGTAAATATAATAAAGACGGGTCTATTGATAGAGCTCTTAATATTGAAGAATTAACTAAACTTCGTACTGAAGCAGCAAAACTTGTAAATAGTAATAGTGAAGTTCGTGAATTAGAGCGTAATAACAGTAATAATAAGAATACTGCGTTAATTCTTAATGAACGTGCTGTTGATTTTAAATATAAAATAGAAGTATTAAAAGAAGGTTTCTGTAATAAGTATAGAGTTACGCCAGAAAGCTTTGATATGTTTTTCCAAGCATTATATGGTGATAACCTAGACCTTATGAATGGTGGAATTGAAGCTCTTAGAATAATGAATGATAAGGAAGCATTCCATAAACATATATTAGAATTTAAAGATTTATTGATATATGATGATAAAACTCCATTAGATAAACCTGTATATATTTCTGAATTTGTAAAAAAGATAGACAAAGAGGAAGAAGAAATGTTGGCTGATAGTGGAAGAAAGACTGCAGATCCTATGGCGGCTGCACTTTTTGATGAAATGGTTGATTTACTTCATAAAAAAGAACGTAGAGAAATGGGAGTTCCAGTAGAAAGTAAAACTGTTGGTTTAAATAAAGATGAAGAAGCCAAAGTTACAAAAGTAATTCAAAGAATACGTACAAGAAGATAAATTAGGAGGTATAAATGTCAAATTGGGTATTAGATTTAAATAAATTAATAAATACTAAAGAATATCCAGATATAGATTTAGAAAATAGCGCCCATAGTGTAATAGCTAGCTATTCAGAATCTACATCTGAAAAAGAAAGAGATAATATAAAGGGTAATATCAATCTTTATATAAATAATTTAAAGGATAAAATAAATGATCCTTTAATTTTAAAGAAGTATAACCTATTATTAACAGTTGAGAAAGAGCTGGGTGTAGTAGATCAAACACATCCTATAGTAGAAATAGTATCTAAATCAACAGGTCCTAAAATAAATACAGACCCGGAAAATATGGTAATGCCTTCTAATATTATAGTAGATAAAAGAAATGTTAAAAAAGAACCATTATCGTATGCGGAAGAAGATGAGTTATTAAAAATGGAAGAAGAAGCCGAAGAAGCTGCTCAAGCAACTAATCCAACAGGTGAAGTAAATGATATAGAAATACCAGATAAAATAGACTTAGGAAATGGGGAAGTTATAGATTTACACGCTCCTGCTCCTACTACAAGTAAGATTTATGATAATATACCATTAGAAACTGAGGAAGAAACTAAGTTAAGAGAAGAAGCTTTGAGTAGATTAGAAAATGTAAGCGTACCTAATCCAGTTAAATTCGATTATGGCTTAGATGAGCTTAAAAGTGAAGTAGAGTCTATAGTTGTAGAAATAGATGAAAGCAAGTTATTACCAGAGGTAGTAGAAGAGTACAATACTAATCTAACTAAATTTATGAGTGTCTATTCTTCACCTTGGATTCCAGATAATGTTAAAGACACATTATTACATGAGGCATATGATAAGATAAAAGAAGTATATGATAAATATAAAAATGCATCATCTATATCTGACAATATGCCAGAATCAATTAAATCACTTACACCGTTTAATGATGCTAAAAAATTAAAAAATAAATTCCTATATGTTTATCATAATGAAATTAATTGGGATTTTATTACTGTATCTGAAGAAAGAGATATTCTAGTAATAAAAAGTAAAGTAGAAGATGAGAATATTACTGAGGAAGAATTACAAAATTGTATAGATGAACTAGACAAATTCGTAATTTTAGCTAATAAAAGACGTCAAGATGAAAAGAAATTAGACAATGTCACTCCTCTTCCAAAAGTAAATTCTTTAAATGATATCTTTAAAGAAAAGTATAATAGTATTAATCAAGACTACTTAACTAAGAAAGAAGTTGAATCTTTAACTAAGTTATACAATGAAACTATTGAAAGTAATGATATAGAGATTATAGAAAAAAATCATATAGAATTAGGTAAATATATAGAAATGGTTGCCGAAAGATCAAAAGATTCTGAAGGAGAAGCTGTTGAAATCATTGAAGTTGATGATGATAAGCCAGTTAAATCTAACAGAGTTCCTAATCCTAATGTAACAGAGTCAAATGTATCTTTTGATGAGATAGCTCAAAAGATATACAAAGAACCAGATCCTAAGATATTACGTGGTAATGGAACTAAGTTAGAAAAATTAATAAGATATAAAAATAGTGAGGTAAATGGACGTAAAGTATATCTTCCAGATAGTAACTATGAAGTTATAGTAAATCAAGTCCATGATAGAACTCAAATTAACTTTATGTATAATTTAATGCTGCAAAATGGAACTAATATAGATGATTTAGAAGCTAGTATTAAAGAAGAATTTATACATATATTATATGACCACTGTATATTCCCGCTGCAAGATAATGTAACTTATAATGATTTTATAACTAGTCTGTCTCCAAATGACTTAGAATTATTATTTGTAGTATTCTCTTTAGTTAATACTAAATTGAATAAAGATAATATATTACCATTACATGTACCATATGTACAATGTGATAATTGTGAAGCTCCTATATCTCTTAAAGAAGAAATGGTTATGGACCTTGCACAAGAATTTAAAAATATATATGATACTGAAAAGTTTATTTCTAATTATAAAATATATAGAAATTCTAACTTTGGGTCAATTAAAGAAGCATATGTTGCTGGAGAGTATGGACAAATAAAGAAATTATCATTCAAAGAAAATTCATTTGAATATGAAGCATATATTTGCAGACCTACTGTTCAAAAACAAATCTTAATAAAAGCTAATAATGAATTAATAGCATATCGTTCTATGGCTGTTAACTTTACTAAGAGAGCAGACTTCTTAAGAAAAACTATGCCTGATGTAGATAAAATAATAGATTACTTAAATACACATAGTTATGCTCAATTTAAGGGAGATGTTGATTATATTAATAAAAATAATATAAATTTATCAGATCCAGACATAACAGAAGAAAATAAACTTCTAGTAGAAAATGTAACATCTGTGCTTTCTAATATGCAAGATGTATTAAATGAACTTGCTCCAGTATTCTTTGCTGCTCTTATTATAGATACTGTAGTAGTTAGTACTATTGACGGGTTCTCTACATCATTTACATTAACAGACGGCGACATTTATGAATTTATAGAAGTTATCAAAGATCAACTTCCAGGAGAATTTACACAAGAAATTGCAGAAAGAGCTGAAGAAATGGATTATGTATCTAAAGATGTAAAAATATTTTTTACTGGAGATGAACTAGGAGATAACCTAGACTTCTATTCAATATATAAAACTCCAGAAGATCTTGAAAAAGTTCTAAAAGAAAATGGAGCATCTGAAGAAGTAATTAAAGCAGAATTAGATCGTGTAAATAAAATAAAAGAAGATTTTGACAAAACTCATAGATGTACTAAATGTGGACATTCTATTTATAAAGTAGGATACAATACTTTACTTTTTTTCTCTATAACCAACCTGTCGAATTAATAACTAAAAATAAAATGAGGGTAATCTGGTCTTTATTAACTAAATTCCAAGGAGCGTTTACTTGTAATCCCCTTGATTTTACATCTTTAGAATTAGAATATTTAGCAGAATTCCAGGATGAGTTTATGCAACAACAGCAAGAATTATTAGATAAAAATAATAAAGATCTAGATGAACAGGTTGGAAAGCAAAAAGAAGTTCAAAATAAACAGGTAAAATCAGTTGATAGATTCACTAACTATCTAAATAAGATAGATCTTAGTGGTAAACCGGCAGAATATGTCAGTCCATTAAAGAAAGATAGGTAAATTCGACCCATAACAAAAACTAATGTAGGCACTTAGTTTAGTTTGTTTAATTTTTGAATACCTTCTAAATTAATATATAGATTGCTACTAATTAAAGATACAAAAATGAACCCCATTTTCTGTTTCCTAATTCTTAGATGGATCTAGAATCAAAATGTTACCTCGAAAATTGTATTGCTTGTGTTTTAGGTGCCTACCTTGTGCTGTTGTATTGGTTTTCCAATACTTTTATTTTCCAACGGGAGAAGTTAGAGTTTATGTCTAATTTCTCCCTGAAAATATTAAAAATCTTTAACATATATTATGTAATTGGTGTGTTATTTTGTTCGTCTACCTCAGAATAATGAAATCATTTACTGTATGTATTATTTTGTAAATCTTTTGTGTAGAAACTGTCTACCAATAAGAGAATTACCCCATAAATCTTAATGGTTTATGGGGTGTATCTTTTATTTACCGCTAAATCGAAATCAAACAATCCCATGTCAAAAATAAAGAAGAAAGGAGGATTTTCACATGAAAAAAGGTGTTTTCGACGCTTTAATGATGAATTCATTAGAAGCTAGTAATAGTCTATACATACCAGAAGAAGAAATAGCTCTGGAAGCACGTAATGCTAACCTTGATAAGTTCTTACGTATCAATAAATCATCTATATTCATAGGTGAGAAATCTGCTACAGAACCAGTTCTTATTTATTCAATGTTAGATACATATCAAGATACTCTAAATATGTATGGAGATCTTATAAAACGTAGATCTAATCTAATAGTTAATAAACTTAGACTATATTATATGCCAAAGTTTGTTCGTATGAAAGTAATAAATCGTACAGTAATCGCTAATCTTGCATCAGAAATGAATAATATTAAGAAGATGCGTGCTGATTATGGGTTACAAAATGTTACTAACTTGCCTAATATGATTAAAACTAACATGAGTACGGTAGTAGACTTATCATGGATAATTCAAGCTATTAAAGAAAAGACTATAGATATAAATCTTAGACTTAATAAAAAGTATAGAACTATGCTTCTAGAAATATTAAAGCAAGAAATAACTAAAATACCTGGATACGAAAATAATATCGTATATTTCAAATATCCTTTTATTAGAGATACTGGAATGAAATTGAGCATTATCGAAGGAAAAATGCAACCAATGTTCAGACCTAGTATGTTATTTATAGAATGGTTTTATAACGAACCAGATGCTTTTAAGCAATTCTTAACAGACAATAAGTTAACATTTGTATTTGAGGGCCAAGATAGGAAAATAATGATTCTATCTGGAAAACCTAACTATGTAAATATGATGCAATTTAAACCAAAATTTGTATTACGTAATTTACATATGCTAGATGGTGCTAAAGAAGAAGATATTATGCTTGATGCTGAAATGCATAATGAACTTAAAGATGAAGAAGATGGTCTTGTAATACATTACGATGATGAAGTGTATGAAAATCCTAAAGTTCCAGTTGTAAATGATCCAGAACCAACTAATTTAACTAAAACTGATAATATAGATGATAAATCAAAGTCTGTACAAGATGAAAAGGTTAAAGCTGGTAATATTAAACCTATAAGATCAAATGTAATCAAACCTGAAGATAAAACTAAAGTTGTAACTCCAGAAGTAGCTAAAGCCGGTAATTCTAATGTAGTAAATGAACCTAAAAAGACAATTAAACCTGGAAATCAAAAAGATGATAAACTCGATGAAGTAGACATTATATTGGATAAAGAGAATAACTCTATAGCTGTAGACGATGATGAACCAGTTAAAACTGTAGCTGATCTTAAGAAGAAACAGAATAAACCAGAAAGAGTTATAGACGCTAATGATATAGATGAATCTGCTAACATATCCGAGGATGATCTTGATGCTATAAACGGTATTAATAGATCTGAGGTTAAATTTAATAATGAGGAAATAACTGATGATATAATTGATATTGAAATAGCTGATAGTAATGCTAGTAAAAAGGCTGCAGTTAAGGACTATTTTAAAGTTATAGAAGATACAAAGTTATCTAAAGAAGAAAAAGCAGCAGAGTTACTAGAAGTTCATAACTATTCTAATTTAAAAGATTCAGTAGAGACTCCACAGATTAAAAAGCAACGTATAAATATGATTAAATCTTATAATAAATCAATAGAAGATAGTATTGATATTATTAAGAAACATAAATTACGTGAAAAATCTCTTGGAGTTAGTGATACTAACAGTCCATATAATAAGAGTAGTACATTTAGACTTAATGAACAGTATAAAGAAAGTCTTCAAGATATTGACTTAGAAAATATACTTAAAGCTCCAATGAACTTTAGTTATCCTATATTATTAAAGAATTGGAAAAAGAAAGATATAAGTTCTAGAGAGTTTAAAGGATATGAATTAGAACTAGAATACGAATCTCATAATGGAGAACCATTGAAATTTAATATTATAGTTCCAGAAACTCTTGAAGGTGGTAACTTATTTATCGGAGGTAATAATAAACTATTATTACTTCAAAATACTTCTAAACCTGTAATTAAACAGGATAATACAGTCGTAGTTACTACGGCATATAATAAATCTATAATAGAACTTAATGGTGTATATCTTAGCACAAGGTTAAAACTTGTAGTTGAAACTATTAAAAGATTTATAAACCAAAGAAAAAACACTGGTGTCAGAGTAAAAACTACTACTGACTTAGGTGATTTTATTTATAATAACCTTGTAAGTATAAACTTAGTGCATCTTAATAAACATTATAGTGGAATACTTACTGAGAATATAAATTTAGATTTTCGTGGAATTAAAGGCCATGAAAAGAATGGACTTTCTTATTTAGGAACATACTTTGGTAAAGAAGTATATCATAACCCAGATGAAGATTATATTGCATTTAATGGTAAAAAATATGACTCACTTACATTTATAGCTAATATAATTAAAACTATGGATGAAAAATTATGGGATAAATGTATGAAATCTTCTACTACTAATAGTTATATATCTGTTCCTACTGCAACTATAATGGGTAAACACTTACCAGTTGTAGTTGTAATTCTATGTGCTATTCCTCTTAAGGAATTACTAGAACGTATGAAGAAAGAAAATAATTTAGAATATTGGATAGTAAATAAGAAATCTATTCCAGAACGTATGAAAAATAATGCTAACTTTGGTATTATTGAATTTAAAGACCAATATGTAGTTCTTAAATATAATAACTTATTAAACGAATTATTATTTGGTTTCTTAACACATTATGATTTTACTCAATATGATGAGTTTGATATTACAAACTTACTTAAAGAACTTACTGGTAACAGTAATACAGCAATATATATAGATAACTTCGTTGATGCGTTTATAGATCCAATTACTAAACGTGTATGCGAAAGTTATAATATCCCTAGTGATTTTGCTGGTATATTTATATATGCTGTATCTTTATTTACATCATATAAAGTAGTTTATAAATCTGATATACGTAATTATAGACTATCAACTCAAGAAGAAACTATAATGCGTGTATTGTATTCGGCAATTGCTAAACCAATGTCTGAAGCTGTAGCACGTATGAAACGGGGTGCACGTCCTCGTATTGAAATAAAGCCTACTGCTATATTAGAAACACTTAATAACTTGCCTACAATGAGTGAAGCGAATGGACTTTCTGCATTCCGTAACATTGTAGAAAGCAATGATGTTTCTATTAGAGGACATAATGGTATAAATGAAGAACGTGCTTATAATACAAAACTTAGAATGTTCAACGTAAATAACTTTGGTACTGAAACTTGCGGTACATCATATAATAGAAATGCTGGTATAACTAAACAGCTTCCATTTGATAGTACTCTTAAAGATCTTACTGGAGATTATGAACATCATGACAATGCAAAAGAGTTAACAAACGCTTCTGCAGATGGATTTATTGACGCATTTGTTCCATATTCTTCTTCTGACCATGCTGTTAGAAGACTAATGCAATATGGGCAATTTAAACATATAAGACCAGTAGTCGGAGCAGATCCTATGTATGTTAGTACCAGAGCCGATGAGGCTGCTGTTGCTATGAGTAATAAACATGCATATACTGCAAAGGGTAATGGTAAAATCATCAGTGTTGATGATAAGTTTATTAAGATTAAATATGATGATGGTAAAGTTGATGCTGTATCACTTGATAATGTACAACGTAACTCAGATAAAGGGTACTATCTGAAAAACGACTTTATTATGAACGATAAGTTTAAATTAGGTTCTAAAGTACGTCCTGGTGATATAATTGCTTATAATCCAGAATCATTTAAAAAGAAGCCAACAGGAGAAATATCATTAGCTGCAGGAGCATTAGTATGGGTACTAACTTGTGACTCTGAGGCTGTATGGGAAGACTCGTGTTTACCTTTTGAAAATCTTAGTAATAAACTTGCGTCTAAAATAGTAAAACGTGTTGCTCGTATCATTGATTTAAATACTGAAATAAGAGATTGGAACATTGATATCGGTAGTAAAACTATGCCGGATACAGTACTTTATAAATACAAAATTCTTACAGATGATAACACAATAAATGAAATGTTTATGAATGCTGAAAATCTGTCTCTTAAAGAAGTAACTGCTCATCATGCTGGAACTATAGTAGATATTCGTGTTTATTATAGGGAAGGACGTAATGTTACTATGAGTCCGTCAGTTAGAAAATTTATAACTGCACTTAATAGTGTACATACAGTCCGTAGTAAGATGGATAATCTTGATGATGTGAGTGATAACTTTACTAAAAGTGTACTAGATAAACGTCCACAAAAACTTACACAAGGTAAACAAAGTAAAATTAATGGAGATATAATAGATGACGGTAAAATGCTTATCGAATACAGTATAGAATTCATTAATAAGCTTGGAACTGCTGATAAGGTTGTACTTGATAGAGCCTTAAAGGGAGAGCCTACTATGATTGAAAGTGATAGCTTAGCACCAGTCGGAGCTGAGACTGGACGTAAATGTAGTTTAATGTATAGTACATATAGTGTACTAGCCAGAATGTGTGGAGGTCTAGAGTTACATGGGGAGTTATTAAGTATATTAATGCACATTGCATGTAAAAATAGACATATTCTTGGTATACCTGCAGAACCTGGAAGTATACTAGACTATAAAAGTAGTAAAGAAGTTATATCAGGTAAATACAGGTATAGAAAGAAATAGTACATTATGGAGGTTATAAATGGATAAATCTATATTTGATTTAATTGAAGAAGTGTCAATGGAATCTGTTGGAAATAAACTTTATGATAAAATAGAAAAAGTTAGTGGAGTATCTATTCCACAGGATCTTAGAGATTATTTAGACGATTATAATAAAAACTTTAAAGATCCTAAATTTAATGGTGTTGATATAATACCAATAAAGGAAAGCAGTAAACACAATATATTTACAGAAATTAAATACCATAAAGAAGAAAATGGTATAAACTTTGTACCTATAGAAGCTATAGGTAATGGTGATTATGTAGGAGTTATGGATACTGGTGAAATAGGTGTTTATAATCACGAAAATCATAAAGTTAAAAAAGTTGCGGATACGTGGACTAAATACTTAGAAATGTAAATAAAATTTTAAATAAATAGGAGGATTAAATTATGTCAACATTATTTAATGCAATAATTGAAGAAATGGAAGTAACTCAAGATAAAGAAACTTGGGATGCTTATTGGATGGAAGCTATTAAAGAAGCTGAGGATATGGAAAATGCTGAAATATCATTTGAATCTATTGTAGATGGAGACAATGCTGTTAAAAAGGGATTATCTGGAATAGTAAGATGGGTATCATCTTTAGGTTCTAATAATAAAAAACTGGCATTTGATATGAGTATATTTGAAAAAATAGATAAATCTAAAATATCTAAAGATGTAACTGGAGTGGCAACTCCAGAGTATGTAAAGAGTTTTACTGATTGTATTAATAATATGAAATTATTAAATGACGCTGATATAGCTAAAATAAAAGAAATTGCAGAAACTTTAAAGAAAGATCCAAAAGCGCCTAGAAATTTCTTAAGAGGAGTTTCTTTAGTTTTATCAATCTTAAGTGGTATATCTTCTGCTTTTAGATTAGCTGGTGCAAGAACATCTATAGCATTTCTAACTGCATTGGGTATGTCAACAGGAGCTGCAGCAGCTAGCACAATAATTGGAATTTTAGGTTCTATATTATGGACTTGGTTATGGTATTTTATTAGTAAAAATAATATTGATGGTGCTTCTACTAGTAAATCTGAAGTTAATACATTATTGGATATATTAGCAAAACTTCAAAATCATATTATAGGTATAGAAGGTTCAGAAATAACAGATGCATCATTTAGTAAAGTAGATTCATTAACAGCATCTATTAAAGCGCCAGCTGCAACTACAATAACAGTAGCAGATCAAAATAAAGTAGCAGATATGTTATTAGAAGTGTCTAAAGCTAAAGATCAAGTTAAAAATTCAATACCAACTATTAATAAACAAGGAGCATTAGGATCATTATATTCAATTGGATCAGAATTCAAGAGAGGATTTAAAGGAATAGATCAAGATATAGTTGATAAATGTAATAAAATTATAACATTAACTACTAAAGTTAATACTTATATGGATGCATTAGCTGGAGCTTCTAAAACTATAGCTGCTGACATTAGAAAATGGTAATTGGGGGTACTATATGTCGATTTTTAACTTAATTGAAGAAAATGAATTAGAAAATATTAAGTTACATAATGAACAGATGTATACTGAATCTATAAACTCTCTTCCTGAAGGGGAAGAGGAGTTTATATTCGAATCTATTATAGAAAATGAAGGTTGGTTTAAAAAGACTTTTAGAAACATTATAAGATTCTTTAAATTTAGAAATGCATCTAAAGTTGAGTATGATTTGAGTGTACTTAAAGATGTAAACCCTAATCTAGTTAGTTCTGAAAATAAAAGTATTCATGTTAGAGAAGAAACATTAGCTTTATTAAGAGAAATTCTAGATAGAGGTATAGATGAAAATCAAGACTTAGCTAGAATTGTTGGTGCTAGTAGAAGAGAATTAGCTGACTATAATAAGTTCATTAATGAGGCTTTACCTGGATGGTTTAGAAGATTAGTTAGATGGTTACCTAACTATAAACCAGACGATCAATTAACTCATACTACAACTATGTATATAGCACTGGGTAATACTACATACATGAGTACAACTGTAGAATATGTATTAAAGAAAAGATTAGATAGAGATACATCTGCTATACTTGATTTAATGGCTAAATGCATTAATAGTTTAGCTGGAAATAGTTCAGGAGACGATACTAGAATAACAGAAACTACACTTAAAAAATTAAATGAACTATATGATAGATTAAGACAGACTGATAATAGTCAATATAATGCCACACCTGAACAACAAAAGAATTACGCTGATTTCATTAAAAAGTACCAACCAGAGTTATACTCGAGTGCAGCTGTAATGAGAGAATTATCAGTTGAGAGACCTGTTAGAAAGTCAGAAGTGTTATATGAAAAATTTAAAAAGTATACACAAGATCAAATAACAAAAGATAATGCTGAAAAACTTAGTGAAATAATAGATGCATTTGATATTCTACAAAAAATAAATGAAAAATTAGCTGATATCTTTGGTAAGATAATTAAAGATATGAGAACAATGTAAAGAATGGTGATAAATTTGGTTAACATATTTAACATAATAGAAGAAATTGAACATGATGAGCTAGTGTCAGGTTTAGAATCTTTGAGAAAAGAAATTGAAGAGTATTGTGAATTTGATGTGTATTTTGAATCTATAGTATCTGGTGATAATGTAATTAAGAAGTTTCTAAGTAAAATTGGTAAGTCTATAAGTACATTTAGTAATGACGGTAAGATAAAATTCGATACGTCTGTATTTGAAAAAATAGATAAATCTAAAATATCTAAAGATGTTACTGGAGTAGCAACTCCAGAATACGTTAAACCATTCTATGAAATTATAGTAAGGGACCCGATATTTACTAACTCTGATTTACATAGATTAGCTATATTAACTGAAAAAGTAACTACTAAAAATAGCGACCTTGGAACATTTGCTAAGTTCTTATCAAGCATATCAGGAGCATTTAGTTGGTTCTTTCTTATTACTGGAGTACTTGGAGCCTCAGTTCCAAGAGTAATTGTATACGTAGCATTAGAGATTATATCTTTAGTATTACGTGCATATAGTAATAGTGATGCTAAATATACTACTGAGAAAATGACAGATGAACAAGTTCATGAAACATTGGATCTAACTTGTAAACTATTTAATTCATTAATTGGAATAAATAGTACAACAATAGATGATAAGAGTTTGGATGCTGCTGATAAAATAATAGCATCATTATCTAATCCAACTCAAACTACAATATCAGTAGAAGATCAAAAAGAAGTTGCTAATATGCTATTAGAAGTAGCTAAAAAGTATAGTCAACAAAAACGTGAAGTAACTAGATACACTATGGATAAATCATATTTAAAGATATTTAAAGAATTTATGTCAGATGTTAAAGTTACTGATAGACGTGTTAGAGTTTTAGATGATTCTATGCTATATAAAATGGATGGTATTATAAGTATGGCCACTAAACTTACAAAATTATCAGATAAAATGGCAGTTGCATCTAATACAATTATGCGTGACATTAGAAACTGGTAGGAGGATATAAATGAATGAAGGAATATTGTCATCAATATTTGATGATATTGAAAATATGAATAATATTCCTCAAGATGAATTCAAAACTTGTTTGGAATCTATAGAATCTGATTTAGCAGAATTGGATTCTATAGACCAATCTATAGAAGAAGCTGAAAAAGCTAGTTTTGAGTCTATTATAGAGGATATTAATCTATTTAATAGTGTAATAGCTTATAGAAATATTAAGTCTGGAGTTGCATTAGAAAGTGTTAGTTCCGAATTTGGTATAGCTAATGAAGGGATTAAAGATATTGCTGAAAAAGGTATAGATGCTTTAAAAGCTATGGGTAAAAAGATATTAGCTGCAATTAAATCATTTATATCATTATTTAGATCTGATAAGAAGGTTATTAATGATCTAGATAAAGAGGTAAAAGCATCAAATGAAACATTTAAATACGATCTTTATGATTTTACATTTTTATTATATATGGTACTAGTATATGGTGAATTATTTCAATATAAATCGCCAATAACAATAAATATAGATAATTTTGATCCAATTTTTAAAGATGTTATAGTAGATGCAACATCTATAGCCGATCATTATAAACCTAAAGATGATTATACAGAACTTCTGATGGATATGTTAGAATTTAAAATAGATCCTAACGCATTAGAAGAATATTTAAATAAAGCTAAAGACATCTCTACAAAGATTTCTAAAAATGTACCAGAAAATTTTGATTATAAGAAAAATGCTATACATTTAATAGAAATATATAAAAATATGGATCTTGAATCAAAATTGAATAAGATTATTAAAACAGTAGAAGACGCTCTTAAAGCTGCTGAGAAAAATATCGGAAATTCAAAAGAAACTGATAAAATTGAGACTATACAATTTATTAAACTTGCATATACTTCAATTCTTAGCATTAAATCATCGTACCATAAACTGGTTAGACTATTAGTAATATCATGTAGAAAATATATTAAAGATTATAAAAAAGAATTTCCGAAAAAATAAAAAAAAAAGAATATACCCCAATATAGATATAATTCTATATTGGGGTAATCTTATTATTTACTGCTTGAATCTATGAATACTATTACTATTATCCAGAATATAATGGATAATATATATGCAGCTAGGTGACGTTGTAAGTTGCTCGTTATCACCAGGTTAATATCATTTAACCATTTTAAAGCTATATTTATACCTACAAATACAGCTAATACTATGGTTATGATAAAAAGGCCTAATAATAGACCTTTAAATAAGTTTAGCATTAAATCACACTCCAGCCATTAGCCACAATAGCGCACCAAACACTATCGCACCTAGAATAATCGTAGTGAAAATTTCAGCTACTCTTTCAAAATTGAAAATTATGAATAATATAATTGCAATAATAATTATCCACCAAATCATACAAATCATCCTCCTTTAAAATTTTTAAATATAAAAGAGGGAATAATCATTTCTAACTATTCCCTCGTATTTTCTTAAATTTCTTCTATTCTTGGTTTTGTAGGAACATAGTTTAATTTATGTTCCGAATTAATGAATGTTCTAGTTACTATGATAACCATATCATCTAGAGCAGTTGTACAGTCAATGTCTAATTTTGTGCAATCATCCCAGATTTTATTGATCTGGTTATCTGTAAATGCCCGTCCATTCTTTTTCTTTAACACAATTTCTTTATCTTGGATTATTTTAAGAATTATATCTTTAAAGTTTACTTCTCCTTCCATACCAGTTTCCCAGTATGTGTTTAAATCCAAAATTTTACGATATTCACTAAAGTTATTATATATTTCTATATAATTTCCCATTCTATCGCATTTTAATTTTTTGATAACGTCTTTTCTCATACTTATCACTCCTTTATTTTGTTATATCTATACTAGTATATGTAATCGTTAAAAGGCTAAATGATGATTCCTTCGTATATTCTTGGATTTTTCTATATTACCATTATTAATACAATTAAATTGATAATACCTATGGTAAACATATATACTAATGGATAAAAATTATATACAGCTAATATTAATCCAAATATAAATAATGCTAATGTTATCCAACCCCACTTAACTAAATTCTCACGAGACCATTTCATAATATAATCCCTCCCTATAAATATACGAATGTTAATATCAGTACAATTATCATAATTAAACTAAACGAACCAAATATAGATATATTTTTTCCATATCTAGCCCTAACATTATAAGGTTTCCATATATTTTTCTCATATAATTCTTTATTATCCCTAACAAGCGTAAATCCAATATATATTAATCCAAACTCAACTAACATCAATGATAACTTACACATTCATAATCCTCCCCGAAATATTATAACTCACAAACATAAGTTATATCTTTTAAATTATAATAGTTTTTTAAACTTTTTCCTTTAGTTTTTGTATAATTTTCAACTTTAATATCATACTCAGTCCATTTATCAATTACATCAGTAAATCTTCTAGGTATCATTTGTTCCATTATATAATCTCTATATCCGTCTTTATCAAGACATACTATAAATTTAAATCTAGTTTTAACACCATGAATGCTATTAAATCTATGGGTAATTCTATTAATATAAGTATTTAAATCCATTTTCATAGTATCTTTATCTCCTTCGATAAACTCTTTAATTGATTCATTGTCATATTTTCTATTTTATCTACTAGTTTTACCCTCTCATTCGCTAATAATATAGAGAGTATTACTAGTTTTAACTTCTTATATTGACTCATTTTTATCCCCATCTCTTCTTAATAATCATAATTGCTATATCTACTAATCCATAACCAATAAGTATTCCTAAACATCCATAAATAGCATAAATTATAAAGTTCTTTAGTTTCATACTATACACCTTCTTCTCTTTTTATTTCTTCTATAGCTATTCTAACAACTTTGGTTATATTATCTTCACTTAATTTATTATCCAGTGACGACTTTATTATATTTTTAAAATCATCGCTTTCCAATGCATCATTAACAGCTTTATCTACAATATTAGTAGATGCTAATAATCTAAGTCTTTCCTTACCTTCTTCAATTTCCTTAGTTAATTCTTCTATTTCTTTACGAAACTCTATTTGTTTCTTCTTAAGATAAATAACTAATGCTGATATTAATATTATTATACAAATAAGTGCTATTGTAAATCCATTACTCATATTTTCACCATACCTTTCCTAAATATTCTTTTTTATTTATTATTCCAATTATCTAAATACAATAATGCAAAAATTACTAAAATTCCTACAATCGTTCCAGTAATCATAATACCCTCCTAAAATCAATTTTAAAGCCTTTATAGGCCATTTTAACGCATTCTGTACATATAAGTGATAACTTAATCATATTTATATATAAATGCTTAAATTATACCATTATAATGAGTTATAATAGATACCATATCTGCCGTAGTATTGTGTTTACTATTAAATGCGTCTATTAATGACTTAATATTAACATCATAACTCTCATATTTAATTTTCTCATTATGATCCATATTAAATGAATCTATATCTATAATACGTTTCTTTCTTATTTGACCTTCTATTCTTTTACAAGTTTCTATAAAGTCGTCATATCTACTAGATTCTATTCTATCTGTTATAGTAATAATAACAAGAGTAATTATCAAAGATAATATTATTATACTCCCTACAATTAATAATATATTAGGTATTCCCATATTTATCCTCCTTAAATGCCATTTAAACGCTCTAATACGCGTTTTGAGACGTTTTAAACTATTAAATGAACATTTTATAAGCTTATTTATTAAATCGTTATAAACACTATATAAACGATTAAAATATCTATACATTTTCCATTAGTAGTTTAGTTAAATACAATATAATAACTCCTATCCCAAACCATAATACAGATTTACACTCTATATCTGGCTTGTATTTATAGTACGGATATCCTCTAAGTTTGTGATATTTATCACTATAGCCACTTGATATTGCTAGACATATTAAAAATATTGAAAATCCTATTATCAGTATTACACCTTTTAACATTTACCCACCTCTTAATATTTTGCTGTACATAAAGGTTTGGAGAAGGTATTACCCTTCTCCAAATTTTAACTTATGTCCAATTCCTTAAATACTTTAACCAAATACTCATTATCAACATTTTTAATAATGCTGTCAGTATTTTCTATTTTCTTCTTAAACTCTGCTATAGCTCTATTATATACTTTTGTATTTCTATCTACAATAGCATTTAATATCTTACAAAGTTCAACATATGCTGGATGTTCTTTATTAATTCTACTACCTCTACATTTAGGATAGTCAAATTTCATATAGAGTTTTATTTTATTAGAGTTATTATCACTAATAGGAAAACTAAGCATCGCTACATATGTTTCTTTCCTTCTAAATTTAATGTATTTACCTATTATTGTAGTTCTAGCAATAACATTATGAGTAAATACGGCATCTTTAGCTATTTCTAGTATACTATCATCTGGAATCTTATTCCTTTTTATAAAAGAATTTACAAACTCTTTTACTTTTTCATCTAATATAGTAATCAGATCTTTATCATATACTTTTGCAGACTTAAGAAGTATACCAATACTTACATTTCGCAAGTCTTTTTGACATTCTCTCAAGTATTGATATAATTCATCTGTTATTAGCTCTTCTTCTGCTAATATTGATATATTTGATGCAAACATATCATATTCGTCTATCTTACCTCTATATAATTGTACATCCATGTGCTTATCTTCCTTTATATTTATTTTGTACTAAACTGTTATATGTCTATACGTCCACCCACGAGCAATATCATATACTAGATATAATGGAAGACCTAAATCTATTGCTATCTTATTAAGTCTTTCTCCATTTTTAATTCTAGTTTTAATATTAAATACAAGTTCATCACTTAAATATGATTTCTTCTTAACAAATTTCATTGCATGGGCAACATTTTCTCTTTGAGTAATATACTCAAGATTTTTAAGAGAATTATTATGTTTATTAGCATCAATATGATTTATAATCATATCTGGAGCTTGTGGACCTAAGAATGTATGAGCTACTATCATATGAACTTTGCATCTAATAGGCATGTTATTATCATTCATAAGGTCTACACTATAATATCCTCTTTTATCATCGAATGGAATTAGCTTTCTACCAGTAGATTTACGAAAAATATTTCCATTTTCATCTACAACATACTTACTAAATTTAGTACCTCTGAAAATACATTCTCTTTCCATACTAAGCTATTTCCTTTTCTCCATCTAATTCTACAGTAGTTATATTAGCTTTACCTCTCATTGCTAAGAATAAAGTCATATAACCTCCTTCTATTAGACTATGTTTAGGACTCACTTCTCCTCTAATTGGATTAAATGTTATTCTATATGGATTAAGTGCTAAGAAGATAGATAAAGATATATCTCTATGTAGTGTAAATATACCACAAGAGTCCCCGTCCTTATCTCCCTTAAAGTTCCCGTCTAATGTGATATCATTAATTCTCAATACATCTTCTTCAGTAAGTCCAATACATTTTAAACTTATTTGACTTCCGAAATAAATATTAGGAGCTCTATATAATAAGAAATAAGCCCAGTTATTTTCTATCATATCTGATAATACTTTATCCATTATATCTTTATCTTCTTGAATAGGAATATTTTCTCTCATTCTAGCAAGATTTTCTGGAGTAGCTCCATGTTTAAGATATAAATCCATATAATCATTTTGAGTTATTTCTCCAAATGATTTATAACCCATAGTAAACACATCTAATCTAGGATTATCTGTAAGTCCACTAACTATAAAACGGCCACTATTTGGCATACGTCCACCAAAAAGAACAGATCTTATAAGACTTTCTTTATCATCAAGAAGTTCAACGTATATCTTTTCCTTAATATCGTTAAAATTCTCACTAATAGTAGAAAGTTTCTTTAAGATATCCTTACTACTGCTATATTCTATACTAGTAGCATTTATTTGATCTGCTAAACTAGATATTTCTATATAACATTTATTAATTGGATGGGTTTGCATATTTTGACTTCCATCCAATTTATTATTTAGACTAAAATGTCTAAAGTTCTTACTAAGTACTGGTATATAATAAGTCATTGCATTTCCTATATGCTTTAAGAACTTTTCCACAAAATCTTCTTGTACATAATATCTAATGAATGCTTCTAATGACTTATCATCTTGTAAATCTAATAAAGTCCATCTATTCTCTTCACCTTTTCTAATTCTAAAATTAATTAGATTATTCATAATAATTTGCTTTAATGATTTACTATCTTTTTTAGTTTTAAATATAGAAGCTTTCTGTTTATCCTTATCTTTGATGTCAAGTTTACGTAGATGTTTAAGAAATACATCAAACCAATAAGGATTAAATATTCTATATTTAAGTCTAATCCATCCACGAATCTTCTCTACTAGAGTAGTTTCACCTTTACAATGTGGACATATAATCCCGCTTCTAGAGCCAACTGTTTTCCCACATCCACAAGCGAATCTTTTCTGCTCTACAGATTTAGGGTCATCATCTCTTGGCCCGAATAGATAGCTATAAATACCAGTACTATCAACCATACTGTCAATATCAACCAATGTTTTAATATTATACGATACAGAAGTATCAATATCAAAACCTATACCACTCTTAATATCCTCTTTATATAACTCATTTAAGTTTGAAGTGGTGATTTTTAGTGCAAATTTAATACCTTCTTTTTCCTTGTTCGCATTTGAACGTTTAGCGTTAATTTCTAGTAATTGCCTATAATCATCTAGAACCTCACTAAAAGAACGAATTGTGCTGTGCTGTTGCATTCCCATACATTTTCCTCCTAATACATTATTTTTTGGATAATGTTATCAACATTTATATCACCCAGTACATTATAATCGATATTTCTGATATTATTAACTAATGCTCTTTTAATCCCATGTTTCTTAACAGGAGTTACATTTTTAATAAATATCTTCTCACTTTGAACTTTAGTAGACCCATATATAGTACTAGTTCTACTTGTAACATTAAGTGCATAATTAAAATATACAACTTTTTCATTGTCCTTATCATCTTTATCGTTATAATAAGCATACTCTACTAATGATACCATTCTGTCATTAACATCATCTGAATATATCTTCTTTTTACTTCTGTACATTTCAACTAATCACCTATTTCAAAAATAAAAAGAATTATATCATGCTTGAAACTACATTAGTATATGTAATTATTCATATGATAAGATTCTTGTTTAATTATTTTCACTTAATTTCTTTTGTTCTGCTACTTGCACTGAATTATACGCTTCTATTTGAGGCATAAGTATAAGAGTTCTAAATTCATCACAATATTTATCTATAGATTCTTCTCCAGCTTCTTGTACAAGTATTTCTTTAATACCATTTACAAGATCTTTGCAGCTTTTATCTAAATCTAAGTCTCTCATTATTCCAGACAATACTCCTAAAGCTTTACATATTAAACTATATTCTGGTAATGCTTTGTTATTCTTGATTTGTATTAAGTTCATTATAGACTCACCGCTATAATTCATTGCACTCATACTATCATCTGGTTTAGATATTTCTTGTTTAAGACTAGCATATGGAGTTTCTGCTATTTCTTCAGACTTACCAGTTATTTCACTTTCAACTGGAGCTACGAAGAATATTCTAGTAGCAAATAATCCACTAACTTCTATTAAGTCATTTGCCATTTCTATTAAAGTAGAAGGAACTTTAAGTCCCATTTCTGCTATTAAAGTATCTACAGGTTTATTTTCTTTTAAATGGAATGGTAATAATGCTAATAATGTTCTACTTAATTCTATAAGTAACATTTGAATTCCTTCATAAATAAACGGAGTAGTTTCATTTCCACATATAGTTTTCATCTTAGGAATATCTTTAGCTAGATTAAATAAACCATTAACTGTTTTAATTAATTCTTCATCTTCTTTATAAACAGCATTTACAGTAGCAATTGCATCGTCTACGAATTTAAACATTTTAGATTTTCTAAAATCTCCAGTTAAATCTAATGATTCTGGATTAGTTTTGTAGAATAATTCCATATTAGACACATATGTATTTGCATAGTTTGATATAATTTCAACCATATTTAAACAATCTGCTTCACATGGTAATTCTTCTACACCACCTTCTAGATTACTAAAATCTGCCGCAACACCAGCTTCATCATCAGCTGAATAATATTCAGAACTCATATCATCTTCTGGCATTTCTTCACCAGATGTAGCTTCTGGATCTACTGGAACATCTCCACCTTCTGGTGGCATATCATCCATTCCTTCATTCCAGTCAGCGTCTACTTGTTCTTCAGGTATTTCTTCTGGCGGTAATTCATCATTTGCATTTAATTCTGTTTCTAAATCTTCAAACCCTATTCTATATTTATAATCAGGGTGAGTCATATGACATTCTACACCATATTTCTCATTTAATATAGATTTCATTATCTTTCTATAATTCTTATTCAATTAGTACACCTCCTATGAAAGTTTCTTAATTCTTAATAATTCTGCTAAGTCTTTTTGAAGTTTTGAAGCTTCACTATTAAATTCAGATGCTGTTCTCTTAGTGAATATAGGACTTCTATTCATACTAGCTGTAATTGTATCTGTATTTATATCATACACTCCAATACTCATAAGAGGTAAATTATTATACATCTTATTAACAGTACTTCTATTCATAATATCAAATCTAGCATCTTGTAACATTTCAGCAACGTTATTACTCATAAGTATATTAACAAATGGTTTCTTAATATCAGCTACTGCATTCATATTATCATTAAGAACTTTAGCTGCAACTTTATTACCTTCGCTACTAACAGCTTTGATAGCTTCTTTAGATTTAAATGTAAATACAGATTTAAGTTTTTCCCACCAACTTCTACTAGCATCTTGAGCAGCTTGAAGTATTCTGTTATTTTGTTTAATAAACATTTGAGCTATCTCATTAGCTGGTACAACTTTAGGTATAACTTGTACTCCCATCATATATTTCTTAGTATGAGCTTTAGCACCATTATCTAATAATATAGTAACTTCTGCTTCTACATATGTAGGTACAGAACCAGTAGCACTTTCTCTCATAACAGCTTCTTCCATAGATACTTTAAATTTAAAATGTTTATCTAAGTTTTCAATAAACGCTTCAGCAAAGTTATCTATAACTTGAGATCCGTTAAATTTTCTACTAAATACGCTATCACCTATAGTTTTATAAGCTTTCTTAGCTTTATCAAATTCTACAGAGTCAAAGCTAGTCATAAATGGAAGCTTTCTATATAGGTTTGGAGTATTAGCTGTAAGTCTTCCTTCTATAGAACTCATTATTAAACTTCTAACTGTCATAGCATTGATAACTTCTAATGATTTACAATACATGTTTCTTACATCAATTGGTAAATCATCAGATACTACACATATTAAAGTAATAACGTTTGATCCTAGTGGCATTGCACCTTTAGGGTTATTCAACATATCCCAGAATGTAAATAAAACATTTGTTACAACTGGTTCAAATACTCTGTAAGCAGATCCTACTAAATCTCTTACCCCAGTAGCAACCGCTCCACGCATCATTCCTACGAAATCCCCGTTATCACGTACATTGGGAGCACCTTGATAATGGACGTGACTATGAGTGTCTGCGCTATTTCTAGTAGAATAATCATACCTATTTTGGTTTCCATCTACGTTAGTAGTATTATAAGTATCGTCTTCCATAGCAACTTCATCTTTATTAACATCTTCAGTCGCAGTTTCAAGATTCTCATTAGTTTCATTGATTTTTTCATCAATGTTAAGATTATTGGACATAAAAATTCCTCCTTTTTAAAATTTCTAACAGGGGGTTGTTTTTAACAAAATGGATAAAAAAACTGAGGTTACCCCCAGTTTATATGTGATTATTTCCATTGTCCTACAGGTTTTACCATATTTGGCACCAAGCTTTGACCAACTACTTCAGCAGTTTCTACTGATTGGTATCTATTTGGAGTCACATGAGGTTCTGCAGTTTTAGCCAAATTCATCATATTAATAAACTTATTTATTTCTTCTTGTGTCATATTGTCGAATACATTATTAGGTACAACATTTGTAGCTAATTTAGCTTCTTCTTGAGCTTTTATAGATGCTATTAACTTGTCTCCTTCTTCTGATAATAAGTACTCTGCATAGCTATCAATCTTTACAACTTTATCATTATATATAATAGTATTTATTATACTCATGAAATCAAACGTTGGTATTCCAAAATAATTAATCATATTAAAATCTTGGAATTGAGTAGCATCTAAATATCTATTGAAACTATTATCAAATTTAAAGTACTCTCTTACTTGTACTTCATTAAATTGAGCATATTTTTCATCATTTATAACAGCTTTAATTTTATCAAGTATTTCTAATACTCTCTTGAACTTTCTTTCTACTAACAACGCATCAAAGTTTTCAATATCTGTATTATATATTGTTCCTATTTCACTATATGATGCTTTAACTAAATCCTCAACTTTCCCAATGTAAACTAATTTATCTTCTTTATTTATATTCATTCTATTTCCTCCTATTTTATCTTATATTTTAAATATGTTATATCCATAAAAGTAGTGATCAAACAATTCCGGCATATATGTGTACATTTCAGATAATCTACGTATATCTTCAGTACTCTCATCTTTAAGTTTATATAAAACTAAAGATTGTAAATTACTAGTATCTTTAATTCTGGCCATTAATATTACACTAAATACTGTATTTAATGCAAATGGTATTTCTTCATTTTTACCGATATTCTTATTTAAATATTTATAAGTTTCCCATATATATTTTATAATATTAGCATATTTATTATTAATCAAGTCTTGACGTAACATTACAATATGCATCAACTCATTAACTATATCATCTTCAGATTTATCTAAGTTAACAGATAAATCTTCTATCTTATTAATTTTAAATTTATCTAATAGCTTTTTCTCAAATATGTATAGTAAACCACCATTAACTACAATATTATAACTAAATTTAACACTTAGTGAATTTCTAGCTATTAAATCATCGGTATAATCAAATATTTCAAAACTTTCACTTGGATCACAAGTATCTAAATCGATTCCTTTTTGTTTAGCGATAACTTTCTGTAAACATTTTAGATATTTATCATATTCATGTACTTCATTTGTTAATAAATCCATAGATCCAAATATCTCCATATATTTCTCATTTATCATAACTACACTCCTCTGATACTTTCTACCATAGCTCTATTTGTATTGAATAACTTTAAGTTATCTTCAGCTGCTTCAAATACTAGGTCTATTAGAAATAGTTCAAATCCTGTTACTCCACCCTTATAACGAAGTTTAAATACCTCCATATAATCAGATCTTGTATAATTATCTACTACGAATTTTAAAAAGTCTGATATAAATTTTCTAGATGTTAACGACATACCATTATAAACACAATGATCATTTTCTATATAAGTAGCTATATCATCACATAGACGTGTTATTAATACCTTATTAACAGCTATAAGTTCTGCACATCTATCTGAGACTTTATTTATATCTATAGAATCTAAATCCAGTCCTGATTTAACTAAATCTATATCTACGTTTTTAGATTGAGTATGTACCAAATAAGATAGTTCTACATTATCCTTATATAACATTAATCCACTAATTGGAACATTCTTAAGAGGTTTCTCATACTCTATACATGAACTAGCTACTTGAAATAATATATCAGATGGAGTATCTGATTTATGTTTATGTTCTAATAAATTGTATAAATTTTCTCTAAGTGCTTTCACATCTATGGATGCTAAGTATAGCTTAGTAAACATTTCAGTTAAAATAGTTTTATTCATTTTTCCTCCTATTTATTATTTATTTTATTTTTTATTCTATTATTGCATATATCATATATATCATTTAATATATTACTATAATTTAGATTATTAATTACAGCTGTATAATTATAACCAACCACAGTACCAGATATGTTACGATCTCTTAATATTGTATCTAATATTTCTCTAAAATTACTAGTATTCATCATTTGAGCAGCTTCTTTAGTATCAATATAATCTTCATCTGGATACTGTCTCTCATCTATAATTATTTTATTTATAGGTGTGAATGGAACAGGCTCTATATGAAATTCACATATTCTCTTTTTATCCATTTTGTCATCAATTTTAGTCTCAACAGTAATTTCATAATTTGCTAAATTTTTATAAATCATTACAAATTTTATACCATCCATTTAAACCTCCTTGTTGATCTAATGATTTTTTAATCTCATCCATTATAAGATCTCTGATTATATCAGATTTTAAGAATGACTTTATATCATCGTAATTAACAGTATTTTCAAATTCATTAATATTACACATTTTCTTAGTCTTAGATACTCTTACTTGTGTATATGCTGAACCTTCTATATCATTTCCATTTATACCTATTTTTATTGATATAAAATGGTCATAATCTCTATCTACTTTCATATCTCACCTTTGTATACATGACATTCACTTTTCCATTTCTTATAAGCATCCAAATAAATTTCTCCTGTATTTGAATTATATGTAATTTCATAATACATCCCATCTGGTACTGTTGTACTGATAAGACATTTATGATTTCCTAATAAGCTACAATACCAAACCACATCTCCATCTAATCCACTTTTAATAGACGATTTATCAGTTTTCTCTACCTCCCTATTAAAATAATCAATAACTAACTCTTTAGCCTTTTCTAGGAATCTTAAACTTCCTAACTTTGTCATATTAATCATCCTCCTTTATATTATATTTTAAAGTTTATGACATAACTTTACTACATTATTATATGTAATTATTTAAAAGTTAATTTTAACGGTAAAAAAAAATAATAACCCCGATAGATAAAATTCTATCGGGGTTGATTCCAAGAAT